TTCAATAACCACCGGCAGCAGCATCAGCAGAAAGGTAAACACGTGTTTCATGGGTGTATAAAGGGTTAGGTAAGTGCTTTTAAAATCTGGGTCTGCACCATTTCGTGACTAAGATAGTGTTTACAGAATCCACTTTTATAAGTCGGTTAAGGTTTGTGACCTGCCCAGTAAACTCCCAACGGCGCCACTGAAATTTTATAAACCAGTTTTTCGGACGGTTGCGGGTGACTACCACATAGTACCGATCCCTGATTTCTATTTTAGGAGTGTCTAAAACTGTGGCCTCGATGTGATTATAAGAATCTTTGTAAAGGTATTTAAAGGCTCTGATTGAATCCTTGCAAGGTATGTACACCGTGTCCCTTACTATTTTATCTTCTGGCGCAAAGAACGAATCAAATGACGATGCCGATTGGGTGTTCTTGTAATTCTTGAATTTCTTAATCCATGCCAGATCGTTTGACTCCAGCGCCTTTTTAAAATTTGCCCTATCCAAAGAAATAGCCCGTGACATGGTAACTACATCGCCCTGCGCGTTAACGTATTTTGTCGATATGTTTCGGAAGTCTTTAATAGCCGCGTCCCGACCTATCTCGGCCTGAACCGCTCTATTTTTTTGAGTAGTTCCCCACTGAAACAAAAACCAAATGACGGCCAAAAGAACCGCAATGGCTACCAGTTCACGGTAACGCCAGATTAATGTCATCATAATCAAAGAATCTTTTAAAAATCCACTTTAAAAATAAAATACCAGCCACTACCCAGAAGGTAATAAGCCAGATCATTTGCTGTTAAATATCCTAATCAAAGCGTCAAGCAACTCCTGAAAGTTTACCCTGTAAAGAATGTACTCGACAATTTTTTCACCCGAGATTGCTATGACCGCTATAATCATTGGCTGGTATTGATGCGAGTAGTTTAACATTACATAGTCCGCAAATATCCAAGCCGATCCGATCCCTGCAAGAAATGAGGTTATCACAATACCTACTGTAATCTTTTGCCTCTTTGATTGAACCGCTAGCTTTACTGAAATCGCCAGCATTGCCCAAATCAGAGGCTTAACAATCCACGATTTTATTTCTTCACTTACGTTCTCGAACATAAACAATGCCTGATAAAATGAATGAAATAATTATTAACAAAACATCGCTTTTGAGATACCATGTAATACCTAGAGACTTGTCTATAATGCTTCCAAATGTCAAAACAAAAAAGAAGCAAGCAACTGACTTCATTATCTTTTCAGAAAGCAGATAGACCAACAGAAAGAAAAGCCCAAACATAAACTCATACAATATATTCCTAGTCGATACAAATGCCACGTACTGATCGTAATCAGTTGAGACGTTAGGATATACCCAACCCAATACTATTGAGTTGAGTGTATAAGCTAGACCTAAAAGTATGAGTATTGTTAGTCTCATTTTCCTTTTGGCGGCTTTGGATCGGGGTTAACCGTATCTGATTTTACAATTGGTTTTTTAACCTTTGTTGCTTTTTTAGTTTTCTTTGCCATATAGTTTTAATTTATTGAGTGTCAGTTTTCTTTTTAAATACGTTTAGGAAAGTCACGAATATTAATACCGCAAAACCAAAAACAGTTTTTAACTGTACTTCAATTAGGCAGCTCCCCGTTGGCTTGCCTGATTAGTATCATCTGCCTGAGTAAACCTTCGGCAAAATCACGGGCAGGATCGCCACCGCCAACTCCCGGAAAAGCGTTTATGGCGCGTGTCCGGAAATACTCTTTCAATGTGATGGCATTAGGATTTGTGGTGTTTTCAGGCAAGTATAGCAACGTGGTGCCGTGAATCTTGCGGTCATCAATCACAAACGTTTCTTCGTAGCTTTCAACTGCCCGCCTGGACCGTTGTGTTGTACCGCTCGGAATTGCATCGGTTACTTCATCCACTTCTTTAAGTGTTACCAAATATTGTATGAATAACGGTGTTCCATCGCGCCCCAATGGCGCGTTGGTTAAGAATGCAATAATTCGCTTGCCGCTAACCGGATCATTGTTGCTTATTCTGAATCGAACTTCCTGTGAATTGGCCGCAACCGCAGCCATCACGAAGAGGATAGTAATTAGCTTTTTCATAGTTATAAAATGGTTGTTTAAATCATCTGAAACTTGTGGTTACTTGTACGCATCCGAAAAAGGTTGCAAAAAGTGGGTGAGTGATAATATTTTCCATTTTACAAAGGTATCCAAAGTGAACGATTGCCAAAAAATTCAGCCTCTTTTGCGTCTGCCGCTGCTTGCAATTCCGCTTCCAGATCAACTCCTTCCTTGTCGCTTTGTGTGGCAGTTGGTACGGTGGCTACCGCGTTTTCAATCGTGCAGGTAGTGGTGAGCGCGTAGTCTGTTTTTGCAGGGTCTTCGTAGTTCGCGCCGATTACTGTAACAGACCATGATCCGTTCCTATTCGTGTCCTGCGTGGTAAACTCGGAAGCCGTTTTAATAACGTTCTCCCATGTTGCCGTGTGTGCATCTACCGCATCCGAGAAAGCCTGACTAGGATAAGGCGTGGCCGTTACCCATGTGGTATTTTCGGATGCCGTGTGATTGACCGAGATTTCTACGTCCAAAGCGTAAGGGATAATCGGTGTGCCCTCTTCTGTGATTGTGTATTGTGCCATAGTTTTTATTGGTATGCTATAAATCCGCCTACATCATTGAGTGTTATTGCCGTGTTATCGGTCGTTCCCTTTGCTCCGGTCACCGCGATAACTATTGCCGCGCTTAATCCTAAGCCTCCTTCTAGCTTAATACTTACTGGCTCCGAGCTATTCGGGGGAATAGGTATGTCTAATACTGCAGCCGTGGTGCCAAGCGTAGGAGAGGCCGTATTGAATACCTTTAACCATCTTGTAGCCGCGTTACTATTGACCGCGTAGATCGTTACTATCCTTCCCGCGCTACCTTTTACCGATTGAGTGGCCGGTGTGGCCGGACTGTTAATGATAGCGAATAGTGCCGCACCGGTTGCGTTGGCTCGGTATTGGACACCAACATCACCAACTGCGTTAGTGCCTGCCGCAAGTGAACCAGTGCCGATGTTAGCGGTTACGGTTCCTGAGACTGGTTGAGTTGGCCCTACTACCGTAGAGACAACGTTTACAGGCAATAACGCTGAGTTGCTTTGAGGTTTTACATCGTTAAGAGTAACTGGAGATGCGGAGTAGTGACTAACTGAAACAAATCCAACTGTCCAAGTAGTTGTTGAGGCTGGAGCCGTTGAACCATTGGCTACCCTGATTTGAAGCCGTAGATTCTTATCGTCTGGTATGTTCTCGATCCTGTTTGCTCGCTGTGTAAATTGTGCGCCTGTTGTTGTTGCTACAAGTGCATCCAAAAAGGTTGCATTTAAATCATCCCCTATAATTAAAGCCATGTGGCCTGGTGAAGCTGTTGTATTGATAGTGGCATTAGTTGCGCCTGTCGCATAGCCGTTTCTTTGTGTGTCAAAGTTCGCGTTTGTGGACGTGGTTCCCGTGTAGTGCAATTGGTAGTAATTATGTCCGAACAAAGAGCAGGTGCCAGTGCCAGCCGCAAATCCCGACACGGTAAATGTCACATCATTACCACTTACGGAAGCAATCGGATACCGTCCGGAAAGAAAAGTACCGGTTCCAGAAAAACCTCCTATGTACATTGACTGCCCTACGTTTTCAGCCGTGAATGTATTAGAAGGAATTGTTACGGTTATGGCTGTGGCTGATCCTATGGAGTAGGATAACCCGTCCCCGATTACGTCAACCATTTCAACGAAAAAATTCTGATTTGCTATCCTTTGGGAAAGAGTAGATCGCGCACGTAATCTAATGCCACCCTGCCAGCCCTGAGTAGAACGTATAATTGTTTCGCTGCGGGCTGTTGTTCCTGTTGTTATAACTAGGTTTCCTCCCGTTTGATTAACGCCCATACCAGAACCAATAGAACCAACCAACGCACCCCATTCGCTGTCTACGTTGTTACTGATTGCCTTGGTGAACCCGATGCGGTCAATGTCTTGCGGAATTTGGCGCACCAGCATGCCGGTTTCATAGCCTTGGGGTGGCGAGTTCAGGCGCGGGGCACCATTGTAGGGGCCGGCCTGCCCAAAGGCTGACAAAGCTGCGATGGTAAAAAGAAAAATCAGTCTCGTTTTCATAGTTAGTTTTTGATGATCCATAATCCGTTAATGCGTTGCATGAGAGTGGGCACGTTAAAGAGCAGCTGGGTGACCACCGTAGTACGATCGGCCAGGTACACCGTAGCGCCCGCCAGGTTCCAGGCATATGTGTCTTCGTTGCAATAGATTTCCAAAACATCACCGTTAGCACTTGTGGGTATTGTAAGAGTTCGGTTGGCTGAAAGTACACCATCCGGCAGGTGAAGCACCGAGTTGGCAACGGCTGTGTAATCGGCGTTGGAAGAGTGCACGACTAAAGAGGTGGGTGCGTAGTAAGTCGCTCCAGCGCCAGTGTCGGTAAGCGTGTACACCGTTCCGCCCGGCACTCTCCATTTGGGTAAATCAGTCGCGGGGTCAACATAAAAGAAAGCACCATCGGCTGGGTTGCCTGTGGGCGCATTGGTGGCACGGCTCATAAAAATACCTCTTTCCATCCCTTGCCATGTAGGTGATACATCCGTAAAAAGAGCAACGTTTCCTCTTGTGCCTGTCCCGTATTTAGTTCCGGTATGAATTAATACATCACCAGAATTATACCCACCACTTGTTCCCTGTGCGTTGCCAGTTGATATTACTATGTTTGATGTGTTGGTGTTGTTTAAAATGCCAGTAGCAATTCTAAATTCTCCGTTTGAAGAGTTTGATGAAATTTGTCCGTATGTTGCGCTGCCCGATAAAGCAAGACTGCCACCGCCAGTATAGTTTGCGGTAATGCCTGATGATACTGCATTTGTTCCGTCAGACTTCATAAGTTCACCGTTAGGAGCGCTATTGGTTATCCCGCCCCCGCCACCAAGTCCAACCCAGGCACCGTTTTGACGGAATCTGAAAGTATTGGAGGTTGTGTTATACATAATCAACCCATTAACCGGACTTGAATCATCTACTGTGTTAGTGCCTACTACAAGAGAGCCATTATTACCTGTTGCAAAAGTTTGGCGGCCAGTAAACGTTTTGGCACTAAGAACGTAACCTCTATCGACTAAACTTCTGTCGGTGTAGTTAGCTGAATAATCATTTCCATATTTTAACCCTCCCTGTCCAACGTTACCGGCTTCTCCAAAAAAAACTTCTTCAACCGCTTCCTGGTTAAACACTCGGAACCTTCCTCCTCCTCCCAAACCATCCCCCGCATTAAAAGTAATTTCGTAGCCACTATAGTCGATAGACGTGTTAGAATTAAGACTACCCGTCAACCACCCATTCAAATCACTTCTGCTCGCAGTCTCCTGCCATACTGTACCGTTATGCCAGTTAGGTCTATTACTTGTTGTTGAATGTATTTGTAAACCACTATAAGGACTTCCAATAGCATTACGTTGGGTATCTGTCATTCGCGGCAAAGCGAAACCCTGTGTGGTGGATTGGATGTCGAGAATGGTATTGGCATTGGTTAGCGAAGTGCCTCCGATCAACATAGAGCCTGAAGTATTTCGCCATGCGATGTGAGTTGCGCCTGTAAGAGACGTCAGTGTTGGGTTATAGTCAATGCCGTTGATTGTCCCGCTGTAGCTTGCTGTAGTATTATAGGTTGGATTCAGCTGCAAATGCGTATGGGTATTCGTACCGGAATTTCTTGTAAATCCTCCTTTAGTGAGGATAAATGCACCTGAGTTGGCTCCACCTATATTTGTGTCAGAAGTCGTCTCCCGTATCTCCATCGCAGCACCACCAGTAGGTATTGATGAAAGATCAAAGCGAAATGGATTTGTTCCCCCCGCAATAGAAATTATTTGACCTACTTGAATATTTGCTCCACCTCCTGCGCCAACAAGTGACGACCAGCCTTGATAGGAAGTTCCAATCCATGTATGCGTTGTAACCGTTGTTGTTAAATTCAATGTACCTTCATCGTTTAGTGTTAATCGTGTTACGTTGGCGCTATTAGCCACTCGCAAACCAAATGTACTTGACGTAGTGCCTATTCCTCTAACGTCCAAAGTTGTAGATGCTGTCGGACTAGTGCCACCTACCAGAAGGGTTGTTCCGTTGTAGGTAAAATTTGCTGAAGTAGTTAACTCATTTATTGTGCCCAATCCAAACGGAATCCTTGTGTCTACAATTCCAATAGAAACAGTTAATAATCTTGTGCCTGTTGCTACTCGGCCTTGAAAATTGTCCACACTCGAATTATACCAAATATCACCAAGAGCTAAGGATGACGGAGAAGTTGAGAAAGAGCCAACGTTTAATCCAGCTGTTGTTGCATTGGGTGTAAATGTAACACGATTACCAGTAAATGTAATTGTGTGGGAACCCATTGTTATGGTGTTATTATCTATCAGAGTTCCACCAGAGGCAAGGCTCCACGCACCTGCTTGAGCAGCAGTTATATTAGATATTAAAGCTAAAGTTCCGTTTGTATTAGGTACAGTATAAACACGTATAGTTGATGTAGATATACTACCAGCATCAAATCTAAATTGCTTAGTATTATCTGCAAGATTCTGGATTAAAACTTGATTGTCATTAATAGGTAAACCTACACCACCTCCACCACCTCCAGCTAAACTTAATGTAAAACGGCTATTTGCATGATCCCAAGTAATAGCATAACCATTTTGACCAGCTCCAGGACTGGCTAATGAAGCAGATATATTTCTTGAAACAATCTTAGAATCTGCATATAACTTTTGAATGTAATCATTAGCTTGATAATTAGCAGAATAATTCGCAGAACCTCTAATACCTCTTTGAGCAGCACCTGCTTGAAGATCTGCTACAATTATAGCACCATCATCATTAACAAGTAAATAACTATCTACAGAACCACCATAAATCCATGTTTGTCCGTTAGTTCCATCAATTCTAACTCGACCATGAACTAAGCCTCGTATATCTACTCCTTGCGAAGTATGAACATTAAAATTATTTAGTTTACTACCAATAGTACCAAGATTAATATCGAAAGCACCTGTAATAGTAGTATCTACCAATAAAGCACCACCTAATCTTACATTACTACCAGATTTAGTCAAACCATTATCAAAAGTTAAAGAAGCACCTGTAGGTGCTAAAGTAAATCTAGTGTTAGCATGATCGTATACTATACCATAAGTATCTTCAGTAGCTGTAGGGGCTTGTAAAAGAGAGGAAGTGGCGAGTGTTCCTAGCCTAGTCTTAAAATATTCAAGATTAATTATATCTCGATCATCTAATATATCTGCAGCATATCCGGTACGTGTTCTGATAACTCCATCACCTTTTGGTAAAAGTTCTATATGCACATCAGTTGCAGACCCTTGTGCAGTAATTTGTCGGCTTGCTCCTGATTGTGTTGTAAATCCTAAAAATAACTCGTCCTGTAATTCTAATGAACCAACAATATATACGTCATTATTTATACCAGTACCTTTAGGCATATTACTTAATTAGTGTTCTATTACCTGATACAATCCAATCGTTTGTTGGAGAAGATGCTCTTAATCTTACATTCCCTCCACTAATATCTACATTAAGAACTACATCTACAGTTCCTAAAGCAACAACGTTAAACTCATCCCAACTAACATTAGTTCCTTCCCATGTTGCTCCTACTTTAGCTTTCTTTCTATTTGTACCTTTTCTAATAACTATGTCCCATTCAACCCCATAAGCTAAAGAAGCATTAAATGTATCTACATCTTCTTCGACAGAATCAACGTCTAAGTTTTCAAAAGTAGTAAAATCAGGAGAAGATGGACTACCAGTACTATGTAAAGATAATCGTCCTTCTTCTAAAAGAATGTTTACTGTTCCTGATACTACTTTAATTCGTACATCTATTGTATCATTTGCATTTAAGTCTTGAACAGTATCTACTGCAATGTGCTCAATATCAGTAGTATTTTCAAAAATTACACGAGATTGCGTACCTGCAATAGCTGATCCATTTTTAAACATTTGTGCTACTAACTCTGTACCCGCTGTTCCAGCAGATAATGATAAATCTGCAATTAATCTATAAGCACCACGAACTGTTATTTGAATATTGTCATTAGCATTACTAACAATAACTCCTGGACTAACTGGACCATCGTTTGCAAATTGATTAACTTTAACATAAGTTGTTGAAATAGATTGTGGTGTACCAACAGTATTGTCTTGAACATACATTTCTCCAAAATATGAATCTGTAGTAATAATTTGAACAGGAACGCCAAAAAGATTTACATCCCATACGTTATATGTTCCTGAACCAACAATAGTATCTACGTCTATAACTAATTGACCAGTAACAGGATCGTAGCTTCTAACATAACCTTCCATTCTGTTATCTTCATCATTATCTCTAGCAGCAACTACACGTTGTCCAGTTGAATATGATAAATTTAACCCTATAACAAAGTTCTTAATACCTGTTCCAATAGTTACAGAAGTTACAGAAGTTGTCGCCCATCTATCTCCATCACCACCATATTTCTTCCAAAGACCATTAAAATCTGCTTGAACTTGTGTTAATCCTGCAACATCTACTAATATTGCAATATAGTCTTTATTCTGATTAAAAGTCTGTGTAAAACCATTACCATTTAAATCATCTGCCCAAGCTATATAAGGAGTATAAGATACTCCATCTAATCCATTGATTCCATCAGAGCCATCTGTTCCAGTAGGACCAATTATTGAAACACCAGCTGGCCATAAACCATTAGCTTTAGGAGCATAAATAATCCAATTTGTGGTGTCTATATATGCATCACCATCATTACCTAGTAAGTTACTAGGACCGCCTGCTCCATAATGAAGTGTTCTTCCATCAGTACCATCAGCACCATCAGCACCATCATCACCAATATATTTAGTCCAAGTTGTAAAATTACCAACACCTGGAGTTGGTCCAAGATCAGTAGTACTAAATAAAAATGATATATATTTTCTTGTAGGAGTAGGAGTAGCTGAAAAATCAGTTCCTATATTATCTGTAGCATATCTTACATACGGATATACAGATTGACCAGCAGCACCATTAGTACCATTGGTACCATTTAATCCAAAATAATTAACCCATCTACCTGTAAATGTTGCAGGAATAATGGGTATGAGAGAAGTTGATGTAACAAAAGCTACAAAAGGTAAACTAGGACTAGGAGTTAAAGATAAACCAGTACCACTAGTATCTGATGCAAAAGCTACGACAGTGTAAGCACTAATACCATTAATACCTGGAGGTCCAGGAGAACCAGCACCTACTGTTATTTGAGATATATTTCTACTTGGAAGAAAAGGAGCAACAGGATAGTCATAAATTTGACTTATCTCTTTTAAACAAGATAATAACTTGTTCATTTCTAATACAGAAATGTTAATAATCCGGTAGACCTGATTATTAACTACTTCTGTATGGTTGGCAATTTCATCTAAGTAAAGATAAATTGCTATTGCTTTATTGTAAAGACTTTTTTGCTTTGCAGTATCGTCTAAACCTAGTTTAGCGTTAGTAGCTATTTCATAAGCTAAATCGCCTAATTTTAAATAGCTTTGATATATAATACTGTTTATATTTCTATCTAACATGAACAGAGATCAGACAATGTTCTAATTATAGTTTCTGCTTTTTCAGGTTGAGCATCATCATTCTTTGCTCTAGCACCTGCTAACAAAACTGCTCGTTTCAGGTAAGGTAGATAATTCTTTAATTCGTTGCAATTAGGGTCTACACAAGCTACTTTATATAATTCATTCTTAGTACAAACTGTACTTCTACAATCATGAATAGTATCAAATGCACCTACTTCTAAATTAGTATTTGCTCGAAGTTCTATATCTGTAAAGTTTGTAATTTCTACCCAATCTGTTTGCCATCCTACAGTAACACCAGGTTGAATATTTAAAGAAGGATCAATAGCTTTATAAAATTTACCAGTAGTAGGGTTATAAACTACACTGGCGTAAGTTGTAATAATATTATTACCGTCACGTACTTCTTTCACATAACTAGTAGTACCACTCCATAATTGAAAACGTAAAAATTCAATACGATAGTGTCCATCTACTGAATTAGTTACAGAATATTCTGTTTTTGTTAAATAAGGTGTACTATCTAATGTTAAAAACTCTTCAACACCTTTTTCTGTTACATGAGCAACAATAAGTACTTCTGCTGCTTGATTTCTATCTTGATTAGGGGCACCGTAAACTGTCGTATTTCTAATAGTAAAAACATTACAATCGTTAGTTTTTACTAATTCATGCTTCCATACTAAAGGCATATAGTTATTGTTTAATTAAGTCAAAAATAAGGGGGGTACACGACCCCCCTATTAACCACTAAAACTCCCACTACTATGCAGAAATAGAAGGGAATAACGAACCAAATAAAGCAGAGGTCTGCATTATGTCTTCAAAATCAGATTGATTTTTGTTTGCAGTATCTGCAATACCTTCCGGGAAAGCAACGATTAATACACTCTTTAAATCAAATACTGATCCTTGATCTCCACCTGCTTGATTTGCATTTTTTACTTCAAGGAAGTATAAATCATAACCCACAGGAGCACCTACCTGAGAATATACAGTATCCAAAGGCATATAGCGAGTAATTTGATCTTCACTACCTTTTTTACCAAGAGCTTCTTTTTCAAGATCAACTACTTGTGCTTTACTTCCACCAGAACCTACAGTTGCAGGAATTTGATACGTAATAGTAGTATTACGTCCAAGAGTATCTTGAACTGCTAGTTTTACGTTTAATAAATCACGACCGTCCAGAAAAGCAAGACCCCACTGAGTAGGAGCACCAGTAATATCTAATGTGTTAGCATTAGCAATAGTTCCAGTTGGTCCTTGAAAAGGACGATCTAAAACTAAAGTAGTACCAGTAGTACCAGCTACAGATACATATAAATCACCGTCTAAACTTACTAAATCACCAGCAGTTACACCGTGAGCAGCAGAAGTTGTAAGCGAAGTTGCACCATGAACAGCAGAAACAGTAGCAGACATTGCAAATGCTGCACCTGTACCATTATGGCGAATTTTAATACTATTCTTAGCAATAAAAATATCATCGGTACGTAAGTTAACAGCTGCAACCCAACGACTTAGCAAAGAATAGGCACTTTCATTAACAGTTCTAGCCTGAATAGAAAGCTGTGTTTTTTGATAAGGTTGACGTTGACCTGTAACACGGTCTGCCTGATTAATTAAGTTAATGGTAAAGTTATCACCGCGAGCAATACTTGCAGGTAAATTTAAAGAACTACCAGCAGTACCGTTAAAACCTACTCGATATTCACCACGTACAGGGGCAATATATTTAGCACCAGCAGCTCTTTTAATACCACCTACACCAACTGCACCAATTTGAACTGGAGCAGATACTTCAGAAGGTCCACTAAGTTTACCGATAGCAATAAATACTTCCCGTCCTACAAATGATGCAGCAGGTACAGCACCAGCAACTTCAGAGCCACCATCTGTAATAAGCACAAGCTTATTTAAGTTAGTAGAGCCAGCTTCGTGAATACCATATATACCAATAGAAGCAGCGGCTAAATCTGCGGGATTAAGTGCTGTATTCTGTGTTGCACTCGACTTTGAGGCAGCATAGTTTACGTCTAAATTCGATACTAAAACTTTTCTTGCGTGCATTGTTTATTTATTTAATTTTCCAAATTTACTATTTTTTGTTGTGGAGTTTCTATAATCTTTGCTATCTTAATTGCAGTCATTTTAACTATAGTGTAATGTACTGAATCAGGTAAATCACAGTTAAAAGAACCAGTAGGAGTAAATGCTCCATTTATATCTTTATTATATAAAACTTTTACAGGTCTTTTTATATAATCTAGACTTGCTCCAGTAACTGTAAATCCGTTTTCATATATATAAACACTATCACCTACTATTTCTCCTAACGGAGACTCTTTCATAGATTTATAAAAAGAACTTCTTTTCATTGTATCTATATCTTGAGTATTGCCAATTCTTAAAGCTGGTTTTGGTGTAACAGTTTTTGTTACATTTTGTCCATTTTCAATACATTGATAAGTTACAGTAAGTTTTGTTTTTATATGATGTAAATAAGTTGCAGGAAGATCAAATTTTTGACCTTCTCCACTAACAACGGTTAAAGGTCTATTTTCTTCTCTTACATGAATAGTTCTTAAACTGTCAAGACTAACTTGATCTGCTTGAAAACCTTCAGCAACACCAACTTTTGGTTTTTGTCCTTTATAAACAGCAACAACGGCTTCAATAAATTCGTAAATTTGGTTATTAATCTGCAAATCTATTTCCTCTGATTCAAGATCATCATAGGCAAAGAAGCCCATTTTCTGGACTTCTTGCTCTATAAGCCTATGCATATCTTGAATTGTCAGTAAATTAGCCATTACCTCTTATTGCTTTTAATCGTTCAATAACTAAAAACTTATCTTTTTGATTAGCTGGATTAGTTAAATAGCCTATTGCTTGTTGTAAAGTACTACCTATAACTTTATTATCCAAGAAATAACTATTACCATCTTGAATTAGTTGTCCATAAGACACTGCCTTACGAATAAGTGCTTTAGTTTCTAAATGAACATCTTCTACAATTTCAATAAATCGAGAAGGACTTAAATCTTTTGTAGCTTCTAACTCCATTTGTTTTTGAGTAGAAGTTAAACCTTCAATATTAATTCCTTTTCCTTCTTTACCACCAACTGTTTCAAGAATCCAATCTATTTTATTTTGATCTTTACTATCTTTTGAATCAATAAGTCTATTAAACAACTTATTTGCTCTAGAACGAATAGTAAATGCTTGTTCTTTTTTCTCAGCTTCAATACCTTCATCTATCATTTGAAATGTATAGATAAACATATTATCTAGCTGTTCTGGTGAACTTGCAACATCTTTATGTTGTAAAGCATGATTATATTTTAAATAATCATCAATATTAATTGGTTTTGTATTAGTTAGCTTGCCTTTAAATTCAAAAGGTTCAACTTCTTTAAAACCAATTTCTAAAATAATTCCTGTCTCATCGTTAGGTATTTCAATATTAAAGTTAGCCCAAAATTCTCTAGACTTACCATTCCATTGTTCGCTATCTACTCGAATACCCATTAGATCAGGTAGATAATAAGATTCTTCTACACCTTCAATAGCACGAAGAATATCGCGAGTTCCTCTTTTCCATGTTGAACCAATTTTCTTGGTAACTTCATCACGGATAAATTTAGCAGCAGGTTCAGAAGGTAAAATAGAAAACTTAGGAACAAGTTTAATATTTACTTTTCTACTTCCTACTTTAACTGGTTTACCAAAATGAAAATATTCTTTTTCTTTTTCATTTGGTTCATCCATAATAATATCAGCAGCTGTAGGAGCAGCAAGAATTGCTCCTTGCTGTCCTCCGGCTACCTTTTCTACTTTCTGCAATTCATTAGACATATATATAGTGGTTTTATTAGTTTAAAAAATTAACTAATTCCGTTAAATAATTTAAAGCAGTTAGTCGGCTTCATAACTTGAACACCTTGTGTTTTCATCCATTCAACGCTAGTAGCATCAATATCAGATGAAGCAAACAAAGTTTCATTATAACCATCTGGCGGTGCTGCCATACCAGGTACAACACGATTTACTTCTTCACGTCCAGCTTCAGATACATACTGAATATTACGCTGACCTTCATAAGTTGAATTATCAATGCAATACATATTATATGATTCCAAAGGAAGACCTGTAATCGGATGCGGGTCAGAAACATCTGCCATTACACCACGATCCATTAAAGGGAGCTTTTTAAATGTTACCTTATGTCCATCAATATGACGATATTGATTAAAATAAGCGCCAAACATCATTGAATTACCTTCGCCTGTCACTTGCTTAGTATCTACTAAAGTAAATGCAGCAGAAGCAAGTTTCATAGCACTATCTGCTTCTTCCATACCACCTGTTCCAGAGTAAATATCTACATCTACTACATCTGAATCAGAAGCATTAAAGAAAATATCACGAATAAGATTTTGAATCTTACCAGTAGTTAAGAAAGAGTAGCTGTCTTGATTAGGAATTTGCTGAAGCATACCTGCACCTGAAGGAACTACTTCTCCTGAATCTTCGTCAATAACGTGAGTAACACCATTAGTGTCTTTGTTATATTCAGAATACCACAGATCAGATTCACATTTTTCTTTAAACTCTAATTGACGTAAGTACATTTCCCATTGAGTCCAGAACTTAAATCGCTTACCATCTGCCTTAATCTCTAACACCATTACTTTATTTTTTACATTACCAGCTAACTTGTAAGTATCACGAGTAAGAGCAATTTGGTTAGTAGTTACAAACGGAGTATGGCTACGAGATTCTACACCACGAGAACGCTCTTTACCAACTTTAGCTACAGTACGTGCCCACACTTTACCCGGCTGTAAATCAGCGACAGGAATAAAAGCATCAGCAGAAGGGTTCATTAAAACCAATTCATATTCCCATCCACCACTGACTTGACGAGGATCGCTTTGAATACGACACTCTAAACGTGAAGGAGAGAATACAGACAATGATTTGTGGAACCAACGATCTGCAAAAATTATTTTAAATTTAGTATGTCCACGACCAGGACGATCAGTAGCAGAATAAGTTGCTATAGCTACAGTTGAAGTTTTCTTAGGACGACCAATTACACCGATCTTATAAGATAAGTCAGTTGAGGAAATTTTATTAACATTACCCATACCTTCAGTTACGAAAGATAAAGGAAAGTTACGACTTCCATAGTTTGCGCTTGTACCATAAGCATGAGTAACAAAAGGAGCCAACCACTCACTTTGAGTAAGCAATGCTTTGCTCAAGTGATTTGTTGAACTAAATTCCTTATCGTTAAACTGTGCAGGATAAAGCTCTAAAATAGGATTATAAGCTGCCATTGTTTATTTTTATTTAGTTACTAATTTACTGAAATCAAATTTACTAACATCAAAGTCTGGTTGTGAGTTTCTTGACCCTCCACTTGTTCCTGAAACTTTAGAACCACCTCTGTTATTATTTTCTTTATTAGCCCAACTCCAGGTTTTTATAGGAGCCTTTGTTGCGCTACTAATATTTTTAAAGTCTTTAAAAACGATATAATCTAAAAATAAACGTTGTGCTAAAGATAATTTATTACGTTTATACTCTACTAAACTATATCCTTTTTGATCTGTTTCAAATAAAGCTTTTTCAAAAGCTGGAATATCTGTTGCAGGAATACTTAATCCACCAAAGTCATTCTTTTTAACGATAGACTTAGCTTCATTAACAATTTTAGCAACTTCTTCTTGTTCTGCTGTAATTCTTGCTTCTTCTGCTTTTAATTGAGCATCAATAGCTTCCTTATGTTTTGCAGTTAGTTCTGTTTTTGCTTCTTTAGCTTTATTATATAATTCTCCTTTAGCTTTATATAAATCTACAAATATTGCGGTATCTGCTTCTGAAATTCCTTTATTCTTGAAATTAAGTTCAATCAAAGATTTATACGCTGCATTTTTCTTATCTTTTATTTCATCAGTATCAGTTTCAACAACTTCTTCTAATGCAATAGTTTCAAATACAGGTTTTGTGTTCTTAGCTAAAAATGATTCAATACTCTTTTGAGAAGCGATGTGCTTATAGAAATCTTCCATATAAGGAACCGTTTTTAGTGATTCCATAAACATCATTTCTGCAAGCTTAGGTACTAAATCATTTGTTAACTTCTTTAAACCTTCAGGACTATTATCATACTTCTCTTCTAGTTTAATACCATAATTTTGTTCATATTCGGCTTTTAAACTAGTAATTTCATCTAATTCAGGTGAAGTATATTTTTGAAGAAACTCCTTTTCTTCATCTGTAATATCTTTTTCTTCTTTTTTACTAAGTTCATCTAACTTAGCTTGTACTTCTTCTTCTGTAGGTTCTGCAGGTTCATTTTGACCTTCACTACCTTTTGAAGGAGCAGCCGCAGCCGTTGCTTCTTTAGCCTTACGGTCTGCAATTTCTTTTTCTGCAAGAGCCAGTTTTTCTGCTTCTGATAGATTACCATCATTAGACTTAACTGGTTCTGCATTTCCAGCACCAGGCATTTTTGCTACTAGTGCTGCTAAATCTCCTATTCCTTCTGCCATTTGTGTTAAAATTAGTGGTTATATTTTATTATTTAAAATCCGAAAAGTCTATATATAATAGACTTTTCAATCATGGAGAAAATGCTATATCACTATATCTTATTCCCCTGATGTTTTATTCTTTAGTTTTGTTTCATTATCTAGTTTATTCATACGTTCTTTTGAAGCAATTTCTCTTAACTTAGTTGCGTTCTTCATCATTTCAATCGCATTTTTTTCTAACTCTATTTTTGTCATATCAATTTTTTCTTTATCAGCATTTGGATCAGCTTCTAAAGAAGAAAGATTCTCCGCGATTTTCATTCCTTGTTGAATAAGAGCAACTTGAGTATCTGTAAGTGCCTTTAAATCTGCATCATAATATTGAAAATCTAATTGATCTTGTTTTGTCTTAGCTTCCATATCAGTCATATACTTCTGTAACTGATCTTGTCTTGCTTGACGTTGTTCTAACTTTACATCCATCTCATCCATTATTTCATGAATAGCTGCAAAATTATTACTGTCAATTAATTTAGCAATAGATTTAGCATCACCACCATTCTGTACTAGTGGATGTATTTGTTCTTTCATTAAATTAAGTTTCTCTAATTCTTCTCCTCCGTTACGTACAAATACTCCAAAATCTGTATTTACGTAAGTAGAAGGATTAAGTAAATCTAAAATTGCTTTAGCGCCATCTGGACGCATATACTGTGCATAAATACCATCACTAAAAGCAAATTTAGATAGTTCAATTAATCCGGTATATGCTCTCTGTTCCAGTTCTTCAAATTGTAAGAACAGTTCTTCACTAACTACATAACCTGTTTGTAGAGCAAATTGACTTGTGGCTTTTCCGTCACTAGCCATAAAGTTTCCCTTACGTTGACGATTAATACCACATAACTCATCGTACTCTGCTTTAATTGCTGCAACTAGCTCAAAAGAACGAGTAATATGCTCACTCATACTAAGGTCGAGTTCCTTTAAAGCTTGAACCATTGCAGAAGCGTTTGATCTTGTATCATCAAAAAACAAGAAACTAAATGCTCTTACATAATACATTAACTTATCTTCATCCCATCCTTCTTTTTTAGGAATTAAACCAAGAGGAAAAAGAATAATCTTATCAAGAGACTTTAACAAACTTTCTTCTGCACGATATTTTACAATATTAACAGATTTTTGAAACGCATCTCCTTTAGTTACTATTGATCTAGGACGTGTGTGACGTGAAAAGAAATTACGTCCATTGTATAATAACTTAGCTTTACCAGGATTATTATATTCTCCGCGTTGAATTGGAATAGGACGTCCTCCTATATAATAATTATCTCCAATACAATATACTTCACAAATTTCATCTACCCAACGCCACTCGATTTCAAACTCTCCTCTATCTTTAAATGTTTCATCTACGTAAATATAATCAACATTACCAAAAATATCAGTAGTTGTAATTTTACCTACTTTAATAGAACTACGCCATAAGATATGATCTACTTCTATACCATCACTATATTGTTCTTCCGGAAGAGTACCAAATACATTTCTGTATAATTGAGACTGTTGTGCAAAGACATCACTAGAAGCATAATAATAACTATCACTTCTTCCAACGTTTTGTCCTCCAGATTGACGTTCTAGAAAATCTTGTAGTTCTTGTTTATTAAAACCTTCTACTCCTTGAAAGCGATCATAAATTTCGCTTACACTTAATTTATGAGTACATTTAACTGATTCACCGTCTTCAATAAAGTCATGATGAGGACTGCATAAATAATTAATATTAACTGGACTTACAATTTCAAAATGTGTCCTATTATTAATAACGTCATTATAATAATAGGTCATTGCATTTACAATAAAATCATAAAATCCTTTTCTAAAATGTCTAAACAAATCATTATAGTCCATTATAAACTCTAACGCTGCTTGACCTTGTTTAGTTACTTCATCAGGAAGGTTCTTTACTTTTCTAGCAATTTCATCAAATTTATATACAATTTCTTCTTCTTCCAATGGAACACCCATTGCAACAGAATTATTTACAAACATCTGTTGAAGATGTTCAGTCATTAGTTGTTTATAATATCTTGCTTGATCGCTAGTGTAATTATGATTTCTAGCATAAACAATAGGTGTAAATCTACGTTTAGATTTTTCACCCATTAATGTGTTGACATTAGGACTTATAATATCATAATTACGCATTTTAGCTGGATAGCCTTGTAATTCCCAGCGTTTAGAGTTAATAGGATTAGTTACATATAAATAATCCTTTTCGTCTAATTCTCCATTAGCTAATCTGTAATTCTTTAATGCTTCTGCTTCATCTATTGCAGGTTGACAAGCATCACGATAATACTTACCATTTTCTTCATACCAATCAGCTGTTTTTTCTGATTTAGGTACACGTTGTTTTGGTCTACTATGAACTCTAATCATAATTATCTAAAATGCCGTCTATTAAAGAAGTTAGAAGGTTCTTGTGAATTATGAGAACTAGGACTTATATCTTTATAAGCCAGTTCTTTCTGATAATAGGCCAAAATACGGAGTGCAGAAATTCGGTCAAAGTTACCACCCTCTACACGATATTGATGTATTTCTTGTAAAGTAGATGGACATCTTATGGTATGAATGTTTAAAATTGAATTACCGTTTTCATCAGCACCTCTTGGAGTAATTAACCAGTCATTGAGATATTTATTACCTTTATGCATACGTAGGTTTTCTTTACCACTACCAATATGCATACCAAACTGACGTCTCACTTTGCTTCTTGGAATGTCAGCATCGAAAGCTAACTCAAATTCATCAGATAGCCAATCCAATAGTTTAAACCTCTTTGCGTATCCAATAACATCACCACGATCATTTTCAAATCCTATTTTAGCATTATAATATCTAGCTAAGTCAAATAATACTTTATTGTAATCATCTGTTGTTTTTGGTCTACCAAAATAAGTAGCAACAATTCTATCTCCAGGTGGTATTAATTTATTAGGTTGCATATAAACATAAGCAGCACCAATAGACTCACTATCTGTACTACTATCAAAGGCGTATGGATCATGTGCAATAATATAAAGATCATCAGGAACTCTACCATTTACTTTAAAAGGAGCAGTATATTGAACAACACAACCATCAAGATTTTCTTTAATATTATGAGGATACTTATCTATAGGTTTTACTTTATCACTATAACTAAACTCGTATTTCCCATTAACATTTGTAATAATTCCTGGTACTCCTAGTTTATGTAAACCAAGATTAATTACACGATGGTACCATTCTAATGCTTCGTTTGCAGGTAAAACAGTATGAGTATTTTTTAGAATAGCTTCTTGTGGTACGTATGGATGTTCTGATTTAATTTGAATTAATGCATTACCGTCAGGTGATTTAGAAGCAGATTCTCTTTCTTTATCAAAGTGTTGTTTAGCTTCTTTTTCTAAACTGTTACCGTTAAGATCTTTAAACTCTACATTTCTATAAGCAGGAGTAAAATAAGCACAGGTAGTTCCTTTTAAACCTTCATCATAATCATTATTATAAGCTCTAACATTATACGCTTCAGGAGCATAAAACATTTTCTCCATAGCACCAAATTTAGCAGAATTAGAACCACCAGTACCAAATGCCCAGATAAGACCATAAGTAACACCACCCTGTTCCATAGAAGAGCGCATTACATTAAATACTGTATCTGCTTGAGGAGCAGCACCATATTCTTCAAAAAGAACTAATCTACCTCGTTTACCACGAACCTTATCAATATCATCTTTATAACTTACTCCCATTACTTCACTCATATACCCTCTTTCCTCACTATCTACATTAGTGGAGGCTCTAAAGTGCATATCATTAATATCTTTTTTATAGTCAGAAGGCTTACCAAACGCAGTTAAATATCTACGCTCATCTGGGTGCTGACTATTAATAAAGCTTCTATAAGACAGAAACTTAGTAAATAAACCATCACCTAGTAAAAATTCAGTAGTATAAGCTACCATATAAGATTTACTACTAGGATATAAAAAGAAATTTTTTGCAGCTTTACTTGCTCCTTTAAATGAAGCACCAACACCGCGAGGTTTCAACCATATAAAATGTTGACCATTAATTTCTGCTAACTCTATTTCATTCCAAACATTATAATCTTCATCCCAAAAATCAGGAAATCCTGCGAGACGTTCACCACGAACTCTATTACTTTTAACTTTATCTTTAAAGATAGTTCCATAAGTAGCTTCTAAATCTACTTTCTGGACTTTCATAATAGGACTATAATTTAAATACCAGTAATGATCTCCAGTAATTCGCATACCAGAAACCTCATAACCATTTAGTACTCTTTCTCTTTCTCTATCCCAGTATTCATGATATTCATAACTATCATAAACACCATCAGAGTATCTTTTATACTTTTCGTAATAAAGAGCAGCTTCTCTAAAATATTGTGTATTTACACTAATCATTAATTAGGCATTTCAAATTTATTGAGACCTCTTCCTTTACGTCCTTTAGCTAAAGCTTCTTGTTCTCTTTCTAAAGTAGCCTCAGCTTTCTTTAAATTATCAATAGTTTTAGGTATTCTATCTAAAACATCAAGAAATTCATTAATATCTCTTGCTTGACCTAAAACAGCACTACGCATTTGTGTATTAGCTTGTTTTATATATTCATTAAGTCCTGCAATACTTTCTTTAATAAGTTTAACTGTCTCAACAGCAGGAGTCCACTGTGTTTGATAATAAGCTTCTACACAATCTAATACAACTTGATCTGGTTGCCAATCTTCTGGTAAACCAATAAGCTTTTTATACTTATCTTCATCTTCTTTTGTTGTAATAAACTTTGCTTTATAATAAACATAAGCAAGTTCTCTTAAATTAAAAACTTTTTCTCTACCATCAGAATCTCCTTCAATCTTTCTTAATCTCCTCATCAATTCTCTATAAGGATTAAGCGCAAGAAGTTCCGGATTAGCTTTAACTAATCTAGTTTTTTCATCCTGAATAAATAATTCCATTATTCTAAATTAAGAGCTTCCCTTCGTTCTTTTAATGCATTATTATAACTTAATTTACCAAAAAGATCCATCTTAATAGATGCAGGAGATTTCTCTTCAATAATAATATTAACAGCTTTATAATAAGCTGTCATTATATCAATTACTGTGTTCTTGTTTACTCCTGTTTCTTTTTCTGTATTAAGTATTACTTCTGCTATAGTGTTATCTATTATCATAGATTTGAATTACTATTCTGTAAGAGTCTAGTGATTGATTAAAACAAATAATGGTATTAAAATCTACATTATTCTCCCGTAGTTCTTTCTCTGCATGATCTAGGAACCAAAGGACTTCAGTATATGTTCTGCGATACTTATTAATAGTAGTCATACCATTTAGTTTCGCGCAATGAAATAAAAAAAGGTAGCCTTTTCAAGCTACCTTAATTATTAACAGTAAATAAAATAAAACTACTGATTATCTCTAATTCTACCTAATTCAAAACCTAACCAAATCTTAGCTTCTGTAGCATATTGAAAAGCACTAGTAGTATAGATATTACCATACTTACTCCATGAATAGCTTTCCTTTATATGAACAATATGTTGAATAAGTCTTTGTAGAGTAATATCTATTGATTCAATATTATTGATACTTTTACGTATTCCATCATTTTGATTAGGAGTAGGTTCACCTAGTTCTCCAATGACTGCCCACATTGTTTTTTCTAAATAAGCTTTACACAAACCTAACGCATTTACTGCATTAAGTACTTCCAAACTACTAAATTCTTGGTAATCTTTAACTTTTTTATGATCTGCGTCAATATTAATAGTTTTTAATGCTTGTTTTAACTGATATGTTAATTCAGATAGATTCTTTAAAAAATTTAAAGCTTCTTCTTTTGTGTACTTTACTTGTTCTGCATTTGTTGTCATAACTATTTTAATTTAATTAATTTATCTTTCTTACAATTTAAACACCTTAATTTGGTTTCTTTACTATTCATTACGTGAGTATAAACATCATCACAATGCTCACACCATTGTGAAACCTGTCTATATCCAGCAGTACCTTCTTTATAACCTGGTTCAATTTTATGTAATTCATCTTTTAAAGCTTTTGCTTCACTAACAGTTAATTTCTTAGGAATTACATCTAATTGAATTTTTTTATTAATAGAGATAGAAACCTGTTTTTTAACAGGTTCCTTTTCTTCACTAATTACCAAACTACTAAAGTTTATCATTTTGATCTTTGTATATATTCTTCTCGATCAATATAAACTCCAAGAATACTTTCCATAGTAATTTCATGAAACTTAATACCATTAAATACTCTTTCTACGTGAGGAGGAAGAGCATTATGATCTATTCCACCATATTGACCTCTGGATGTAGGTCTTAGTTGAACAACATCACCTTTTTTTAAATCCGTTACATACGAGCCAGGAACAATTACAATAGCTTTTCTTCCAAGTGCTGTATTATCTGGTACAAGAATATTACCAATTTTTTGTTCCTCGTAAATAATTTTTACTAGCAACAGTGTTCCAAAAGGGGTATAACCTACTTTAAAATTTTTAATGCTTTCTGCATCATTAATATCAAAACCAAGTTCTCGTTCTTTATCAGCTAGTTCTATTAATGTTTTACTAGCTCCTTCAAATGCAGTTTCTGCTGTTTTAATCATATCTTCTTCATCTTTAAATGGTTTTATTGCACCTTGTTTACTATGTAATGCTTTGCGATCAGCTAAATGATTAGCACTTTGCTTCTTTAAATTAAACTGTAAGTCATTAATCCTTTCTCCTTTTGAATCTAATAAATCACTCATATTATTTTGGTATTTTAGTTAAATAATTTTCTTTAATTGCTTCTTTATAATAACAAACACCAGTTTTAGGATTTATCCAGCGTTTCTTATTACAATCACACTCACTACATTTTCCTTTTGTTTCTTCTAAACTCTTATCTTTAACAATCAAATAACTATTTTGATTACCTAATTCTTTATCTGACTGTTTATCTAAATTATAAAGAACAAAACTCCTATAATTCTGTGCATAATTATCTAATGCCCCTTCTATTTCAATACTCTTTAATGCCCAATAATCTGAAAGTATCTTTCTAAATCTACTAGGCGGTACAAGACAATAGAAATAACCTTCTTTATTCTCCTTATTGTGGATCAATATACTCTTTAAATCCGCCAGATTGACTTCTAATCTGTTCGACACTCCTAGCTCGTCCATCATTGTTTATAAATTTATGAGATACTTTAAAATCACTTTTTAAAAAACTTTTTGTTACAAAATCAACAAACCAATTAAAATCTCTTTTAGTAACTATTTTTAATGTAGTTCGTTGATGTATTTTATCATACACATGAAATACATTTATATTAGCTGATTTACTTTTATTTCTGATATCAAAAGGATCGTAACCAATTATAAAGTTTTGTTTAACAATAGAACCAACCTCTATTGGACTATCTATTATCGTTAATTCATTGAAGTTTATCATATGTTATCACCTGCGTGTTTAATATATTCATCCAAATCAGTATCATGTAAAAAATCCTCAATATCGTAGTAAGTACCAATATATACTTCTTTCGCAAAATCAGAATCTACTTTACTACAACCAATCATAATACTTCTGCGTAGAGAAAGGTATAATTCCATAGCAATATAATAAGCCATACCAGGATAAGGCTTTCTATTATAACTCTCTAATTGAGTACAGTAAGCAAAATTAACACTACATCCTAAATACTGTTCCATTTCCTGTTCAATATTCTTCATACGAGCAGAAAGAATAGTTTCTAATACATTACCTGTACTAACACCAGCTTGATTACTTACAACACAAGGAATATATCCCGCATCAACTAATACCTTTAATTTAGGTAAAAAACCTCCTATAAACTCCCAATCGTTTGCATCTTTAAAATACTGTTCACCACTTTTGGTTTTAACAACAGTATTATCTAGATTCATAAAAACTGCTTTATTTAACTGCATATTAACTAAATTTTAGTTCGGTTATTAATCCACATTTCTTACACTTTTTCTTTGTTACAATTTTGTTGACTATATGATCTATACCTTTTCCACATTTCTCACAATCATCTATAATATCTCCGTCATTAGGCCATAGAACAACTTTATTTCTCAGTCTCCATCCCTCAGCCATATCATCCCAATCGAATATAACAGCTTTATCTTCATCACCCTCTAATAATACAATATGTGTATCACTTTTAGTTTCTGCATTTACCTTTTCTTTACTAGGTAGATATAAGTACGCTCTTTGTAAATCTTCTATCTCAATCACTGGACAAAGATTCTTCATATAATTCTCTATCATAATCTTTGCTTATCTAAGAGATTAATTTGATGTGTTCTATTTTTTAAATTATTTAAATTATCTTCTCTTTCTACAAATTTATCTATTAGTCTTATTTTACATCTCATATACGTACTTTATTAACTAACTTAAAATCAAAAGGACTTCGTATATTCATATCTCTTAAAAATAATTTAAACATATAATCTTGATGTATTTTTAAAACAATAATACTATCTTCTTTAAATAAATGACTATAATTTGGAATTGCACTACCATAAAAACTAAGACCTTGAAACTTATTATAAATTAAATCTAGTAGTTTATCATCATATTCAAAAAATCTTTTTGAAAAATATGCTTTTACAACATTATATTGTTCAAAATTAATTGTTTTAACTTCCATAATTAATTATCCATTAAATCAATACTCATTTGAGTACCAAATTTACCCATACAATGAATACAAACCTTCTTGTTTCCTACATTAGTAATTTCATGCATACAATTATTAATATTTTGTGCATGACGATTATTAATTCTTTCTTCTATATTAAAAGCATACTTACGAATAGTTTCACCATATAAAACAGCACCAATATAATCATCAATACTTAATTCAAGATTAGCATACAATTCCAAATCATCAGTATCTCTCTTACTAATATAAACCATAATTCCACCCTTCTTAGTAAGGCTTTCACCAATGTAAAATCCTCTTTGATAGGCTTCTGCTTTTAATGTTAATATTGAAACTTTGTTCATAATCGAGTATCTCTAAATTTTCTATAAATCTCATCTCTATTACCAATACATATATAACATAGATTAATCCAGTACATATGATTAACATCACTCTTAAATAACCATTCCTTTTCCAACAATTCCTTTTTACCCAAACTAATACTTGTATCACTTAATCCTGTATCTTTAAGCAAACTATGATTATACACATATACAAAATCTTCATTATATTTCATTGTCTTAATAATACTACACAACACTTTTTGCGCACTACTACTAAGATCAATAAATTCATTTAAAGCATCACTATCTAAAAATACCTTAATAAATTTACTATCATCTTGATATACATACTCTCTATCATCAGTAGCTATTTTAGTCAACTTACCTTCAATCTTACCAATACGAACCTTATTAGTTCTTATAGTCCTTTTAGTTTCTTTAAGTAAATGACCAACTAGTTCTACACTAGGATTATATTTGTACTCCCTATCCTTTATACTACTGACCTTTGTTTCTCTAATCATCTCCATATTAAAACCTTATATTCAGCAAATTTAAAAAATCCATTCAGCTTTTACAAACAAAATCGCTGAAATCTCCAAAAATCCCTATGGGGTTATATCTACTTCTCTGCTCGATCATTTTTCTTTTTTACTACATACTGTTTTATACACTACTACTGTATAAGCTTATAAAAGAAAGATAGTGTTATTGGATTGGAACTACCCACCTGCTCTTTCACAAACTAGTAATACTCCCCCCCCCTACAACAAAACATAGTGTAATAGGAGCAATATGTATGGTAAACTATGTGCGTGGGTACTAGTAGAGCAAATTTTACTATAGATAAAATTATAAAACCACTATGTGCGCGGGTACCTGCTACCTCAACCACCCGTCAAATACTTGGGGGAAACAGTATCCCCCTATTGTTCAACTTAAACACATAATAACGTGAAAGCATCTGTAATTAAAAGCACACAAAGCAGCAATGGTGGTTTTGTAACTACTCTTGCAGTAAGCAAATCTGTTCCTGGTCTTGGTACAGTACAGACAAGACGCTACATTAAGACATCAGAAGCAGCCTTAATTGGTGCTGAATTTGATCTTGATCCTTCAATGTTCCAAGAGATCACGCGCACTGTTGAGCTTGCTGATGAAAATGGTGAAGTTCGTCAACAGGACATGACTTGGTTGAGTTTGAGAGTAGGTGCGTAAGCACCTCTCTTCTCTGTTTCTCATCATGACATAGCATACTATTCATATATAGCATATGACACAGCTAACACAAAACCAGATCAAAGAGCAAGTACAACTCAACATTAATAAGATAGAAGCAATGCTACGCGCACCATATTATAATGTAAATGAGCTGTTGAAACTGCGGAATATGACGAAGATACTTCAAAAACAACTACTGTAATGAAGCATCTTCGCATACTCTTATCCATTAGTGTTATCAGAATTGCTAATTTTGATATACTAATCATGGATTTACTCATGTTGGTACCTGATACCACAGTTACTTTCACATTTCTTTTCTAACTTACCATTGTTTCACTTTCTAATAATATAACCTTATGACTAAATCTTCCGAATATCATTTACCTTCTGATGCATACTGGGTATGCTCTGATAAGTACAACGGATTATCTTCCAAAAGTAAGTATGTAGGCGCAACGAACCGCGTTTTATCTCGCAACACACAAGTTAGTGTTTTACGAGATAAGTCATCATGTAGTAAAGAATACATACAACGTACTGGTCGTCACAATCGCGGAAAATGAAAAAACCAGCACGTATTACTAAACAACTAGCTGTATGATACTAGCTATTGCACTTATTGCTACTGTATCAGTACTTATTAATTATCTTTTTCTTGTAAATACACCTACTGGTAAAGATACAGAAGCGGGTAGTGCTATGTTTCATACATTATTTTTGATTGTTGTATCTACAATAGCTTGGTGGTATATTAGTATTGCTATGGGTATTGTATGGTTGTGTTGTTCTTTTCTTATTCTTTTTGCTTATATTATTTACTATACAAGGAAATAATATTAGTTAGTGTTTTTCATTAACTAAGACAGATTCTGAATCCTGTCTTGATTGCTGCTCATAGTGAACCATCTATGGCTTTTCTGAAGAGTTACATTGGAGGAATTATCAAAGTGGTGACAGCTTGGAAAGACAAGCAAATAGTCAGGTGGCGGAATTGGTACGCCATTGTAATATAAATGAGAACAGATTAGGGCCTACTCAAACCAGACCACGCTACAGAAATGTAGGTTAGAAATAACAGTCGTGAGACCCTTTATTACAAAACAGGTTCGAATCCTGTCCTGACTACAATGAAGACTGTTACTAATTCATAGGACAAGACAAGTAGTAAGCGTAGAATTAGATTTTTAGTCAGGTGGCGGAATTGGTAGACGCACTTATAGAAGAATCAGGGATTGACTCCTGATACCTTAACCATAAGGTAAAGCATTGTTGAATGATGCAACTATAAGATTTAAGTATATACATTAAATACAGGTTCAAATCCTGTTCTGACTACAAATAAAAAACAAATAAGATGAAAAACATACACGTATTACTAACGGACAAACCAAGTACGTTGTGGGTTAATAATTTAAGAAGAAGAATAGAATTAGATAAGGATGTTTTAATTGGTAGCAATACTGCCCAACACATCTACATCACTTCTGATGATAAAATCACATCAAGCCAAGATTGGTTTATAGACATTAAGGATAATCGCAATCATTTACACCAAGTAGGCTATGATTTAGAAAGTGTTGAATGGAATGACCAATACAATCCATTGTATTTTAAAAAAATCATCCTAACAACAGACCAAGGATTAATCAAATATGGTGTACAAGCTATTGATGATGAGTTTTTAGAATGGTTTGTTAAGAATCCAAGTTGTGAGGAGGTTGAGGTTTATAGAGAAGGTTATAAAAAGAATGGGATGATTGATGAAGCAACTTCTTATCAGTACAAAATAATCATTCCAAAAGAAGAACCTAAAGATATAAATGCTCACACAGGATTTGATGAAGAAGGTCATTCTTTAAATTATCAAGGAAATATTTTACCTTTAAATAATATTGATCCTGTAAGATTTGAAAGACAACAAAAATCATTTAATTTGTGGAGATCAAACAAAGCACGAGGAGGAATAGAAGCTGTAACAGGATTTGGTAAAACTTTTATAGCTATAAAAGAGTCTAAACAAGAAACTACGATTCCAAAAGAAGAACCTAAAAAAGAATATATTAAATGTGGTGACTGTAATAAATATTATTTATGTACTACTTGTGGTGCTCAATGTGGTAGTGAAGGACATTTTATTGAGATTACTAAACAAGAGTCACTTGAAGAAGCTGCTAAAAGAATAATTTCTGATATGGGATGGGTTTGGGGAAATATAGAATCAGCAGCAAGAAGGGTAGCAGAATATTGTGCTAAATGGCAACAAGAACATTATGGTTTAATGGAAATAGAATTAAGACACACTAAAACACTTTTGGCAAGTTGTGAAAAAGCATTGGAAGAAAGAGATAAGCAACAAGAAAGAATGTATAGTGAGAAAGAAGTTCTCAATCTTTTATATGAAAGAGAATCTGAATTAAACACACATAATTCTATTTTTAATTATCAAGATGCTAAAGAATGGTTTGAACAATTTAAAAAGAAATAACACAGTCAGGTGGCTGAATTGGAATAAGGTTGCCTCCCGCTAATGACGGAACAGAGTATGTAGAAGCACATTACCAATTCTTTTTACTAAACATTAAATTAAAACAAATGAACAGATTTCAAGATTTTATGACTAATCCAGCAAATATGGATATAGTCAAAGGTGTAATTGCTATTTTTCATCCTGATATTAATCTTGATAAGCGTAAAATAACAATTTACATCAAGCATGATTGGGTGATTATACACACAGAAGGGATAGATATTGGTGTTGAAGTACTTCCTAATGAGTTTTGTGCTTATAATGGCTTTATGGAACCAGGTTATACAGCACAATCATTTCAAAAGTCTTTGGATAATGGTACTTGTATTTATAAAGCTTGGAGATTTGTTGATGATTCTAAGTATGCTGAAACAGAAACAGAAGAGTATATAAAACCTGAAAAGCTTGTGCATGAATACCTGAAAGATAAAAATGTTCCAATACCTACTGCACAGGAAATGTATAAGTACTATTATAGAAGTAATAGTGATTAAACTTACAATAACTTGTAAAATCACTTATAGCTGTTTGATGCGTTGCTTAATTGTGCATAACGAACAAGAATATAACCAGTGCCGATTATTAAGAGATGAACTATATTTGAAATACAAACTGAAAATATTAAAAAAGATGGCGGGAAAACCAGTGGCCGAGCAGTGTAGTTCTGGTACAGACACCAATCAAATGAGATTGGCAGAACAATGGCCGACAAGTGGAAGTGTTGGTGATGAGAGGCAACACAGGGCAAGTAGTAATACGTTTGTAGCCTACCATGTAACACGCTGCCCCCTCCCGTGTGGTGCTGGCTGTAATCGGGGTTAGCCATCTTTTTTAATATTTTTTATTCACTAAACTATCCTATGAAACGCTCATACAAACATTCTTGCCCAGAAGGATGCTCTAAGGTTGTAAAGAGTGCGTAGCTCATAACGGTGAAAGACCTAAAATATGAAATACATAACTAAGCTTAAACTTGCAGCAGTACACCAATTATGTGATCATGAAGATAAGTCTACTGAATATATGTATCAACTAATGCAAGATACTTGTAAAGTTGATATAGATACAGTAAATAATTACATGATTAATGAAAATCATAGTAAGTTATTTAAAGAACTGAATGAATTAATTGATGTATTTGAAAAAATATAAAAACGGACTTTAACAGATAGTGGCCGGAAATAGCACGAACTTGATTAGAATGATGAAATAAGGTTTTAAAATTTAAAAACGACTAACAGATAAACCGTCCTACGAAGAGTAGAAATAAATTGGTTTGATAAAATGAGTTCTGTTTGCGTTGCGATAATGGGTGAAGATGACTTCATAACAAAAGTTAGGATTTCAAAAGACACTATTAAATACTTCTGGTTTAGAGAGGAAGAAGCATTTGAAGCAGACCACATTTGGTGTCAAGGATAAATTATATTGTATGAAAAGTATGTCGTGTTATCATAGAGCTTTTTGTAGTAAGTGTTATTTTGAGAACAAGGTTGGTAGAGAAAGAGTAGCTGGTGATATAGCGAGACGTTAAACGACTCTAACACACTACCAACTTTAAAAACTGATTGAGATAATTATGAAATAAAACTATGAAAAAGACATAATGATCTACAGGTAGATTTAGAACTAAAGATAGAAGTCATTCTTCTAATGGAGAGCTAGGTAAATTAGAGTATCTAATCCTACGACAAATGTCTGCTGAATTGTAGTAACCAACTTATAAACTGTTCTTTATCTTCCTTAAATCTGGTAAAATAAAAATAATCTAGATAATAGGCTAAACATTGATCCTTTGTGAATAGGTTTGTGTAGCAATGCAACGTCAATAAGTCAAAAAGCTTAATTCACATAAAGATACTAATCCTGAATTAATAGGATGTTAATAGAGCATCGTAAAACCGATATCTATTAATGCTGTAAAGCTAGATGTGTTGTTCCCTTGAGAAAGGATAGTAAAGGAAACTTCCCAAAAGGAAGAACATACCCAACACAAATGAGTTCTCAGCAAGTAGTTAAATAGCAGATTGTCTCGTCCATACAATCAACTACATGACCCTACTTAATATATTAGCTACGTTAAATTGTGCCTAGTAATTAAAGGGTGCTAACATACTTAAAATATGTTGACGATAAAGATAGATACCAATAACAACAATGGAAGTATGTATCAAACTTTTAGTAATGGTATTACTTGGAGATTGATATAAAGATTTAACTCTTCTGCTTGAAGACAAACAACTATATATCTCCAAAACAAAAACTATCGGAGATTTGGCGTAAGTACCGAGTTATAGTTCTGTTCCAGCAGTTAATGTTTGTTGTAGAGATAGTAAGTTCTGAACGTTCTACTTGAATTGACAAGTAATGTAGGTATTAAATTACCATGCTATGTAAGAATAAACTATTCCAACTAGAAAATTGGACAGAAGAGTTATTAACATTAAAACTACTAACAAGAATAGAATAACAAGATATATGTCGCATACGAATGTATATTGTATATTGTTGCTCTATAAGGTCTGTATTAGTTAGTAGTTTTATTTTAAACATTAAAGATTTAAGAGTAGTAGAGTGAATGTATATAGAGGAAATTGTAGTGTTTAGCTACGTACTAAAACTCAAAGCTAGTAGTCAACTTATTAGTACTATTCTTATTAATTTTAAACATTAAAGATTATGGGAGATATGGCAGATTATTATAGAGTACAACAAATGGGGGATGAGTTTCTTGAAAACTTTCCACCTAAAGTTCTAAAACCATTATTACATAAATGTAAAGATGGTAAAATTATAGATATTAGAGGTGTATCAAAAGATTATCCTAAAATGGATGATAATCATCTTATTAATACTATTAAATATATTCAGAAAAGAGCTAAAGAAGGAATTAGAATTAGAAAAGGTGGGGGTTCTGATGCTGATAGTTTTTGGTATGAAGAAGATTTTTTAATAGGTAAAAAAGCATTAAAGCATTTACACTATAAAAAATATGTTAAAGAAGCAATAAGAAGAAATTTAAGAATACCTTAATTACTGTTTTAAAGCAGAGAAATCTCTTTTCAAAAAAAAGTTAAAATTAAATTAAAATCTTAGACTATAAAAAGTTGAAACCTCTTGTAATAGTCATAGATAACCTTTCAAGTCTGAGATTAGAACAGATAGATTGTTGAATTAGGCTGGGCTATTATTACAAGTTTTACATTGAGAAAATCTAGTGTGTAAAACTGTCATTATTTAACTTAAACATCTATAACCATGTCAAAAAGTAATGTTGAGAAATTGATGGCTAAGTCGGTAGTGTGCTCCTTCTCAAAAGAAAGTATTAGCAATAAAGCTACTCAAGCTGCATTGCAAAAGCTTGAAGAAAAGATAGCTGCTGAATTAGAAAAACAAATCATTATATTACCTAAAAAGATGACTATGAAAACATTTCAGAATTTACTTAAAGACTTTCGTGCTTGTCAAGAAGCACAAAAATGGGCATCTACTTTTACTATTGAAGAAACAATAGCTAAAGTAGAACGTGGTGACTGGTTATTATGGTTAGCTAAAAAATTAGACTTACCTATTAAACCTCTAACGTTAGCTAAAGCTAGATGTGCTAAAACAGTAATTCATTTAATGAAAGATCAAAGAAGTATTGATGCGGTTAATGCAGCAGAGAGATTTGGTCTGGTAGAGGAAATGACATTAGAAGACTTAGTACCTTTTGCAAGATCTACTTATGATGCTGCTTCTGCTGCTGCTTATGGTGCTTATGCTGCTTATGCTGCTTATGTTGCTGCTAATGTTGATGATCCTCCTGCTTATGTTGCTAGTGATCCTGCTGCTTATGCTGCTTATGCTGTTGCTACTGCTGCTGCTTATACTGCTGATGCTGCTGCTAATGTTGATGATACTGCTGCTGCTACTTATGCTGCTGATACTGCTTATGCTGCTGCTTATGCTAATGTTAATGATCCTCCTGCTGCTTATGCTGCTGCTTATAAAAATAATCAAAAACAAACAGCAGATATTTGCAGAGAAATACTTGGTCAACTGATAATTGATAAAGTAAATTTAATGTTAAAATATACCTAATTGGTGCTAAACAAAAATATTAATTCTTTAAACAAACATTTTATGAAAAAATCATTTGCAAGTAGTGTAAATCAATTTGTAGTTATCTTTTTAATTGTTATGTTATTGTTTTTTGGTGCTATGATACATCATTTTTACTTTTAATTATATGTGGCAAATAATATTAGTTACTTTGTCACTATATTTAATTGGTGTTCTTTTAGCAGTTTCTCTTCTTTGTTATCTTAGATATATGCATACACATAAATTAACAGAACAAGAATTTTATCAATCTGTTAAATATAGTGTATTCTCTTGGGCAATGTTAGTAGCACTATTATTTGTTATTATAAATCAAAATGATGAATAAAAATCCTACCTTATATGATCTCGTTGAATTTAGACGAGATCATATAAGAGGTACATTTGTAAAAGTTGCTACACATAAGACAAATGTTTCTAAAGCTATTGCATATAGTGAAAAGAAAAAAATTGAATTTCTTAGACCTACTACATTATATACTAGGTTTAAGATTGTTAAAAATGGAAGTTATCAATATAAAAACAATTTTAAATGAATAATGAAAAAGTTGTAAAGCTTGTTTTTGGAGTAATGCTTACCACATTTTTTTTAGCATTAACTGATATATTAATAAAAGATAATAGTACATATTATGATATGACTATTGTTGGAAAGATAGGATTTATTATATTCGTAATATGTCTTGCTTATCTTTTTATTATTGGTTTTGTTATACCAATGGGATATAGATTGTATTTAGAAATTAAAAAACTAACGAGTGGTGATTAACCACCTTTATTATAGATTACTAAAATAATTGTTAATTAAGCAAATCAAAAAACAATGGCTAAAAAAGCTGCAAAAAAAGCTGCTCCTAAAAAGAAAACAGCAAAAAAAGTATCTAAAAAGACAGCAAAAAAGAAAGTTGCTGCTAAGAAAATAGTAAAAAAGAAAGCTACTGCAAAGAAAATTGCTCCTGTTGTTGTAGCTGCTCCGGTTGTTCCAGTTGCTAAAAATGTAAGTAATAATATTCTTGGAAGTTTTGCTCCTGAACCACCAATTAATAAAATTTAATTATTAACTAATGGTGTGAGAAATAAAACTCACACCATTTTTTATGTCTAAATTAACATATGTTCAAGAACAGGTAATTAATACTATTTTACATGAGCCTAGTAAAATTAGGCGATTACTTGCTAATAGTAATAATCCTGGATATATTATTTCATTTCTTAAAACTGTTTGGCCTACTCGTGTTGGTGTAGAAATTGATACTGCGTTTACATCGGGTAAAGTTGCTTCTTTAAACTTATTTCAAGCTAACATAAATACTAAATACGAAAAGATACTACGATTTAAACCAATTGTATTAGATAAGTGTACAAAAAACGATGTAAGTTATGCACAACAAGCGGAAATAAGAGTAAGTGTGCGTGGATTTTATCATATTCATATTCTTAAAGAATTTACTGGTATACTTAATAAAGAAGAAAATATTTGGCCTGATTTAACTTATGGTGGTCTACATATTCATATTGATATGACAGATACTAAAAAGTGTAGAGGTATTAATGAAGATACAGACACTCGTGATCTTAGAGTTAGGAATTTAGTATGTTTTAATCATTGTAAAAAAATTTATAAGTATAATAAATATATTTATAAACAAATTGAGAAAAACAATACAAAATATAAATTTTGTAGAGATAAAAGGAGTCAGGCTCTTTTTATTGGTGTTTCTTCTAATACTGAAATTATAGTAGCTAGACATTTACCCACTACTGAATGGAGATTATTTGAACCTACATTTCATTATCCTACGTTAATTAAGCATATTATTATGTGTCATATGTTTACTGACACTATAAAAAAATTAAATAAATCCTTTAATCGTTCTTTATTTGAAAGAATAGAGAAAGTAATTGGTTAATTTAATCAGGAGTAAGCTGTTATATTTTATACAATGGTAAGTGTAAGATAAAATAAAGTTAGATTATTAGTTCTTGTATTGAGACTATGGACAATCTCTGGCCCGAGATTATGTGATACTCTGCATATTCATACTTTTAACAAACCTTTATTTGAGATAGCAACATCTATTGTAAAAAATAGTCTTAGTCAAACTATGATAAGAAAAATCTATATAGATTTTTCTCTTATAGTTTGTTGGACTTAAAATTATTCTTAATTCAATAGCTATTTACCTAAAAATAAACTAAGTTTATAGCTATTTATTTATCAATAATTTGTACTACAACGAGTCGTATATTTGTTGTAAAATCTTAGTGATCTTACTCACATTAAGAGTTAACTACTAGAGGTGTAATAACCTCTAGTAGTTTTATTAAATTAATTTTTATGAATGGATATTCATTGGAATCAAATAGCATTATTTATTATAATTTTCATTCAGACAGTACTACATATAGAAATAATTTGATTTATCGTTCATGTAATATACTCGATGGGGTATATATTAAATATCTTTGTGGTACTATGCGCTTTATTAGAAATTCTTGGTATGAAGATATTAATACAGATGAATTATGATTGTTGTATGTATTAATGATAATTGGAGAGTTCTTGACGGTAAAAAAACAGATTTTAGTCTTATACCTAAAAAAGATTGTTATTATACTGTGTTAGAGAAAAAAACTTTTAGTAATGAAAATACTTCAAGAGATTTTTATAACTTAGAAGAAGGTAGACCCATTGATTACTATGCTACTGATCATTTTGCACCAGTAGTAGAACAAGATATTACAGAATTAACAGAAATATTAGAACATGAACATATTTGTGTCTGATTCTGATCCTGTAATTAGTGCTAGGAATCTTGATGATAAAAGAGTTAAACATATGCCGAAAGAGTGTTTTGAAATGCTTTCTATGGCGTATTTTAAAAGAACAAATTTATGTATTGCTCCTTTTATAATATGGGATGTAGAGCGTAGAGGTCAAAATAGAGAAAAGTTTAATGAGTTACTCTATCATAAGTGTACTAATTGGGTAGCTTCTAAAAGAGAGAACTTTGTTTGGCTTTGGAATCATGCTATTGCATTACTTAATGAACATGAATATAGAACAGGCCACACTCACTACCTTTATTCTCTTTTTACAAGCTTAATACAATATATTCCTGATTGTAATATATTACCTAAATCTTTTGTAAAAGCTACATCTTTTGGTGATGATAATAATGTATTTAATGCATATAAAGAAGCACTTAATTATAAATGGTTTGTTACCGATGAAATAAAGCCTGTAGTTTGGACAAAAAGAGGTAAACCTTCTTGGGCGAGACAACCTATTTATATAACTCAAGGAGATTTATTTATAAATAATGATATTGAAGAAAATTTACCTTTTTAATATATGAGTGATAATGTTAAAAGATGTTTAGCAGATCTTGCTATTCGTCAAAATAAATTAAGTAAACAGAATTATAGATTAGGTTATGTAACTGCATTAAATGATATAGTAGATTATTTAACCCAACAGTTAGATACAAAAGAAAAAGAAGAAATTAGTATTACAGAAGCTGCTGTTAGAATAAAAAATATGGACGATTCCTTGCAGCTGACTAGATATTTAACGAAATTAGCAGAAGAAATTAATAAACAATGAGTAAACGACTAAATATAGAGTTCGTAATTAAGGTTTTAAGTCAAAAAAGAGTAAAATTTGACCGTAGTAATAACGTACTTGATATATCAAAAGCAGAAGATTTAGGTTCTAAGTCTTGGGGTTATATAGATTTTCTATCAAAGCAAGAATTTGTATTAGTTGGTAAATTTGATTATTTAAAACAGTTTAATAAGAAAGAAAAGTCTTCTAAAATATCTGTTGTAAAAGAATCTATTCCTGTAAAGAAAGAAGCTAAATGGCACTCTTATTCAGATATAAAACAATTTTACGATTATAAAGGTAATACATTTGCTTCTTCTGAATTTAGACATTTAGAAACTATTAATCATTTACAAGATAAGTTTAATAGAGATGTATTTAAGAAAACAGAAGAAGAAAAACTAAAATTGTTTGAGATTAAAGATAAAATCAAGAATAATATTAATGCTAGACCATTTTATAATGAAAAAATATGGTCTAGTGAGTATGAAACTGTAGAACAAATTCCTACTAATAAATAATGGAAAATCAATCAAATGTACTTGCTAATGAAGCAGGTATCATGGCAAATATATATTTAGGTAAGGCTTTTTCTAAAGATAAAAAGCTTAATAAAACTGCAAAACAACTTGCTAAAAAGTATTTTATAGAATTAGTTAGACAAGATGTTGCTCGTAAAAAAGAAGAAAATAAGTTTATTCAAGATAACTTAAATGAGCTTCAAAGTAGGAGTGTTTATATTCCTCGTGTTGTAAATATTAAATATAAAACATCTGATGGAAAAGAACGTATTAAAATAGAAAATCCTATTCCTTATAGTAAATTAGAGCATAATATTATGAAAGATATGCAACGATTGTCATATCAGATTAATAAAGGGTTACCTAATTCTGAAAATTTATCTGCACGTAAACATCCTAGATTAACAAATAATTCTAAGAAATATACGCGTAGACATAGGAATAATATCTTTAGTTATGTATTAGCTAAACCTCTTCATGTTAAAAGACTAAATAAACAAGCAATACAATTAATTAAAAACGGAGCAACTGTTGCTTCTTTAAGAAATACGTTTGGTAGAATTGATAAACGTTATACTAAAACTGTATTAATTTATCCTAAGCAAATTAGTGATAAAAAATATGGATTAAAGTAAAATTTTAAAAGAGAGATAGTGTATGGAAGATGCACGTAATATTATTAATAATAGTATACATAGAAATATGTCATATATTACAGTAAAATGCAATTTACTAAATATAGATTGGAGTACTATTAAATATTAAAGATTCGGTTAAAGACCTGAACTCTCTTTTACTTAAATTAATAACAAAATGATAGCATTTTATATTTTTATTGGATTTATTCTTTGTTCTATTTTATACGCAGTTTGTTTTTTATATCTTCATAAAAAAAATTATCGTATTATTCAAAAGTCTGATGCTATAAAGCTGTGGGAACTAGGCGATGCTTATGGTGATCCTGTTTCTTTTAATAATGCAGCAGAAGCATTTGAAAAAGAGTGGAGTAAATTATAATGTAGTATTTGGGGCAGATTGGTTTTGACATGAATAGTTATATTATATAATCAAGCGTAGGGAAGTATGTTGTACCTACTGAAAATGCGCATACAACAACGATTGCTAAAGAAGCAAAAGTAGTGCCTATGTTTCCTCAAGGAGTAAATGTAGGACAAAGTGAAGGTGTTCAGCTACGTGTAGCTGCTTAAAGAACACTTAGTTTAAGTTGAACAGGTTTAATTCTATATAATGTACCTTAAACAAATATAGATGGTGGAAGGTGTTCCTATCGGGAAGCCCCAAAGCTTGTATAAATTGTATAATGTAGTATTTATGGACAGGGGTTCGATTCCCCTCTGCTCCACTAATAAGTTGAACACTGGGCCATTGTGTTGGAACTGGTAGACAAGACAGACTTAAAATCTGTTGTTCGTTAAGAACGTGGAGGTTCGATTCCTCTCAATGGTACGACTAGTTAGAGATTTTGCTATTTCTCTTTAATCAGATAGCGGGTGTACGGAACTACCAAGTGATCCTTTTTATTTAATTTTCTAAAGTACATTTTTATGTCAAAAATCGTAAGTATCCGTAAAGTAGCTAATGGTTCATTTCAAGCAGAAATGACAGGTTTAGTTGAGCGTCCTGGTGCAGTTAACGTTCTCGCTCATCTTAATAAAGGTGATGCTCGTTTTCGTTCTGGTTCTGAGCGTAGAGTATGGTTTCCTGTAACTCTTGCAACACTTCAAGAAGATTTTAATTTGCCTGAATCAACAATCAGTAATATTATGAATCTTGAACAAGGAGAACGTTTTGAATTGGCTATTGAAAATCCCACTCTTCAAGGTGAGAAACTAGCTATTCAGGTTAGAGAAACTACTATTCCTGATGCATGGCAAAAACAAAATATTGCCAAGTCTGCAAAGCAATTAATGATAACTGATAAGGTTGCTTCTAGTAAAATCAAAACTGAGTATGATCTTACTAAATATGTAGGTCAAAATGGTTATTTCTTGGATGAGGAAGGACATTTTATCTTCTCTCGTACAAGTGTAAACATTGCTTCTCAAATTAACCATGTATTTGTTGAAGGTACTTTTGTACCAGAAAGCGAATTACCTAGTTATGGAGAGACTTTAGCAAGTGCTAAAGTAGGTGATGCAGCAATGCAAGAAGCTTAATTTGTAATTTATGAGCAAGAGGAGAAATCCTCTTGCTCTTTTTTGTTTAACTAAATAAATAAATATGAAAACTATTCTTACAGCATTTTTGTTATGTGTTTGTTTTAACTCAAAAGAGCAAATAACAGAAATCAACTATAAGGATGAAACATTAGATGTTACTCCGTTATCAAAAGAAGATAGTATTAAGTTGGTATTATTTAGATATGATTTAGATACTAATATTGTAAAATTATTAGTAGCACAAGCTAAACATGAATCAGGCAATTTTAAAAATAAACTTACTAAATATAATAATGTATTTGCCAGACATTATAGTAAGTTTGATACTTTAGCATTAGGTCCAGGAGCGGAAGCAGAAGGTCACAATAATTTTGCTAAGTATAAGAGTATTGAAGATGCAACTATAAGTCAGTATCTTTATTTAAAAAGAAAAAAGTATAGCTTTAAATGGGAAACACCATATCAATATGCTGTTGAATTAAAGTCTAAAAAATACTATACTGCATCTATAAAAGAGTATTCAACTAGTTTAACTAAATATTATAATATAACTAATGGATTTTTTAGTACAACTCCTTGAAGTAATTAAAGATTTTTGGGAATCTATATGGCCTTTTTGTGTTATTGATGAATATGAAAGAGGTTTAATACTTCGATGGGGAAAGTATCATAAGGTAGTTGGACCCGGTTTAAAGATAAAAAGACCTATATCCGATAAGTTATATACAGTACCAATAGCAACTGAAACTATATCTACTAAACCTCAATCATTAACTACGAAAGATGGTAAAACAATTACTACAGCTTTAGTAATTAAATATAAAGTAGATGATACAGAAGAGAGTATAAAAAAGTACTTACTTGATGTAAGAGATGTTACTGATGCTATTGATGATATAGCTATGGCTAAAACAAAAGAGTTAATTATGTCTAGAACTTGGGAAGAGTGTAAATTAAATACACTTGATAATGAGATTAGTAAAGATACTAGACGTGAAGCAAAGAAATGGGGAATTTATATTGATTACGTTGTAATTGTTCAACTAGCCGAATTTAGAAATATACGGTTAGTACAATAGTATTTAGTGTAGGATTTCATAACGTTTACTATCCTACACTAATACTACTCCTGCTTTATGAAGGGCCAGAGCGCGTTTAATTTGCTCTAAAGCGGTTTTCTTTGAAACAGTCCTACGACCACGCTTAGACCCGATATTTATTACTGTAAGGCTCATATTTTCTTTGTTTAATAACGACACAAAATTAAGAAAGGTTTCGATAAAAACAAATTTTTAATCTATGTATTACTTCATTACTGCTAAAGCTCAAAGTTGGAACCACCCTGAAATAGAAATTGTGGGAAATTTAGCTAAAATGAAGGAAGCAATTACAAATAGTACTTTATTAGGATGTGATACAGAAAATAATAGCATTAATCCTATAAATGCTACACCATTATTGTTTCAAATTTCTGACGGTAAAGACAGTTTTGTTGTAGATATTACAACAATAGGTACTGAATTTTTAAAAGATATTAATTTTACAGGTAAAAAACTAATTTTTCATAACGCACAATATGATTGGAAGATTTTAAATCAGCAATATGGAGTATCTTTAGATATTGATAATATTATAGATACTATGATACATGAACAAATTCTAGGAAGAGGTAGTGGACGATCTGCATCTTTAGAAGAAACTCATTTTAGACGTCTTAATGCGTTTATGCCAATGAGTAAATCTACTAGAGATGATTTTATTAAAATGAAATATAATCCTAAATTTCAATGGGAGCATATTTATTATTCTGCATACGATCCTATTTGTTTATTTCCTATTTTAGAAAAACAAAAACCACTGATTAGTCAGTATAAATTAGAGAGAAGAGTATATGAAATAGGTGATCCTTTAGTTCCAATACTAGGGGAAATGTGCGTTAATGGATTTACTTTAGATAGTAATAAGTGGTTGGAGGTTTTAAATGAAAATAAAAGTAAAAAGTTTCAAATTGAATTAAAATTAGATGAAGAAATTGTAAAATTTTCTAAAGATCATCCTAAATTAAAAGGTGGTTTATGGACTAATAAAAGAAAAAAAGTAGAATTAGAACAGTTATCTTTTTTTGGTCAGTCTGTAAGTATATCTAATGAAAATAAAAGAAATGTTTCTTATTCTTCAACTAAACAATTAGTTAAATTATTTACTATTTTAGGAGAACCAATTCCTCAAAAACAAGATAGAGAAGGTAAAGAAGAAGATTTTAAAGCAAAAAAGAATTCATTTGCAGAAGAAGCACTTGAACAATATAAGATAGAATATCCTAGTTCTAAGGTTTTACCATTTATTAATAAATTATTAGAGTATAGAAAATATGAAAAAGCTATTAATTCTTTTGGAGAAATATTTCTTAAAGAGTTAATACGTAAGCCAGGTTCAAAAAAATCTAAAATTGGTTATTATAATAGTAAAACTGGAAAAGTTCATACTATATATAAACAAGAATTTACTAAAAATGGTCGTTTATCTTCTGGTGATGTTAAAAATGGTTTTTATAATAGCCAACAAATTATAAAAGATAATAAATATAGAAACTGTTTTACTTTAACACAAGAAGAAATAGCTAATGGTTGGTATGTTTCTACTTATGATTTGAGTAGTGCAGAATTAGTTATTCTTGCTAGTAATAGTAGAGATAAAACTTTGATTAAGCTTTTAAAAGAGAAAGCGGATCTTCATTGTTATCTTGCTAGTGCTATCTATACTAAAATTATTTCTTATATTAAAAATACAATGTCTTCTAATAGAGCATATGATGAAATTGCTCAATTATTAGTTGTAAATAGATTACAGCAAGACTATGAGCATGAATATGAGGAAAATGGTGTTAAAAAGAAGAGAAAATTTACTTATTTAGAGTTATCTCAAATTCATAATGAACGTATAGAATTAGCATTAAGTCAAAAGGAGTTTAAAATAGATAAGAAAAAATATCCTGATATTAGAAATCCTGTTAAAAATATCGTATATGGTATTAATTATGGTGCAGGAGAAGAGAAAGTTGCTGAAACACTAAATATTGCACCTTATTATGCCAAGCTTGCTTTAGAAGCTATGAGAGAATCCTTACCTGAAGCTTTTGCGTATCTAGATAGAATATCAAATTTTGGTGTTAAGAATGGTTATTTAATATTTAATGAAAGAACTAATTCTAGACATTGGTTTGAAACTTGGTTAGACGCACAAAGAAAAGGTATTGAGTTATCTCAAAAAGATAAGTCTGCTATTAAGCGTGCTTGTAAAAATTATGGTATTAGTGGCACTCAAGCCGATATGATTAAAGAGTCTATGGTTAATATTCATAGATTTGTGAATAATCAATTTGGATCAAATAGACGGGATAATTTTAGGTGGTTATTACAAGTACATGATGAAATTGTATTTGCACATAAAGCTAATAATTTACAAGAAGCAGAAAAATTTGCAAAACAAATTGGTCAGGTAGTTACTAATACTTGTAACTTATATTTAAATGAAATAGAAATGGAAGTTTCAGGACATACTGGACATTGTTGGCATAAAGATTAATTAATGATTAACGTATATCATAATGGAGAGTTGGTAGCGCAAGCTAAAACTATAACTGTTGTTAATAACTATTTTAGATTTAAACACTCTCATAATTTAAGAAAAGAAAATAAAATTAATCGTAGTTTATTTTCTAAAAAATTTAATATAACCGTTGTACTTATAGAAGAAGATATTATATGGCAAAAAAACCAGAGCATAGTTTTTTTAAAAAAGTTAGAGCCGAAAGAATAGCAAATTGTGGAGATTGTGGTGGTAATCCACCTACTGATAAATTTAATCTACAAGGAATGTTTGGTCTTTATTGTACTAAATGTATGGAAGTTGTTAATTGGCGACCTACACAAGACACTACACCTAAAATTCCTGTCGTAGTCTCTATTGATGAAACAGGTAAAGATCATTATGATCCTATGAACTCTAGAGTAGTAACTCTAGAATTAAGAGAAAATGTTCCTGTAGATAAAAAAATTAAATTTGAAGAATTAAAAATTGAATAATATGGCTGATGTAGTAGCAAATGTATTACCTACTTTATACACATTAGATTCTTTTAATAAAGTTAGAATATTTAAAGCTAGTGTTGTAGCTAGTTCAACAGAAGATGGATATGCTATTAAAACTGAAACAGGTTTAATAGATGGTAAACTTACTCCTAAGATGGAATTAGTTAAAAAAGGTAAACAAAAAAGAAATGTTTATGAGCAGGCTATATTTCAGTTAAACGCTTTGTGGAGACAAAAATTAGATGAAGGATATAAATCTCTAGATGACCTTGTTAAAAGATTATTGGAGTTTAATATAATTCAAGTAAATTACAATATCACAGAACAAGAAATATTAGCAAAAGCTATTAACTATATACCTAATTTTGCTTATACAAATAGTAACTGGGATGAATTACCAATGCTTGCACATAAGATAAAAGATGTAAAGGTATTAAATTTTCCTTACATTATTCAACCTAAGTTAGATGGTGTTAGATGTTTAGTAAAAAAAAAAAACCTAGATGCTGTTTTAATTAGTAGAGGTGGTCAATATTATCAAATACCTCATTTAATAAACGATCTTACTATATTTTTAAAACGTTTAGGAAATGCTGGTTATAGTTCTTTATTATTAGATGGTGAAATTTACAAACATGGGATTCCTCTTCAAGAAATTTCTGGAGCAGCTAGAAAAGAAGAAAATGGAATGTTTGCTTCTAATAGTTGGTTAGAATATCATATTTATGATGTTATTTCATTGATTGATAGTAAAGCATCACAAAGAGAACGTGATTTATTATTAACCATTAATCAAAAATATTCTTTTGATTTACTTTCTATTAAATTTGTAGAAAGTAAAAAAATCTACAGTAAAGAAGAAGCTGAAATGGTGCATAATTATTATGTATCACAAGGATATGAAGGTGCCATTCTAAGAAATCCTATGGGTATTTATGAATTTAATACTAGATCATATTCATTGATTAAAATAAAAGAATATCAAGACGAAGAATTTGAAATTATTGCTTGTGGTAATGATGAAAATAAATCTATTGGTGAGTCTTTTTATTTTGTATTAAAGAACAATATTAATGATTTAATATTTAAATCTAGACCTACTGGAACAGAAAAGCAAAAAGAGTATTGGTTCTATAATATAGATAAGTTTAAAGGTAAGAAAGCTACTGTTAGATTTTTTACAAGAAGTAATGATGGATTGCCTACTCAGGGTGTTGTAAGACATAAAGATACTGAAATATTAGTTAAACATATTAGATCAGATGGAGAATAATGAACAACAAAAAGAACAATTTGAAAAAGAGTATCAGTTAGAACAAGATAGAATTTTAAGGATATATTAAGATAATGATTCTAAATCTCCTGATAATTGGGAAGATACTGATATGTTTCTTGTATATGACCACAGACAATTCACTGTAAAAAGAAAAGGATTTGCACCAGAGGATATTGCTGAATGGTATGGAACTTCTTTTAGAACATTAGATTATGAAGGATATTATGTTTTTCCTGTTGCTGCTTATATTCATAGTGATATTGTATTAAATCTTACTGATTCTTTACAAAGACAAGGTTGGGATACTAGTGTTACTGGTTTTATTTTAGTTCATAAAGACAGCGTATTTATTACAGAAAAGGATAAAAGTAAGACTAAAGAACAAATTGCTAAAGAATATGCAGAAGGTTTAATTGAAACTTGGAATCAGTATTTATCTGGTGATGTTTGGGGTTTTAAAGTATTTAAGAAAGTTAAATATTATAATATTTCAGAGGATAAAGTAAATAAAATAATTGATAATTCTTGTAAGAACCAAGAATGTATATGGTTAGAAGATTTTAGAGAGAAATCCGAAGAAACTGTTAAACTAAAAGAAGAAGATTCTTGTTGGGGATTTTATGGTTCTGATATTAAAACTAATGGAATATTAGATTATATTGGTTATAAATTAGTTGAAAATGAAAAATGAAGGAATTAATATTACTTATGAAGAAGCATTAGATATATTATTACAGATACCAGAAGATAAATTTATAACTGGTGCATATGAGCAAGAAAAAGATAATTGTTGTAGTATAGGTCATTTATCTAAGATACTTTTTAATAATTCTAGTCCTAGAGCTAATATTAGTAACATAAATAATGTATTTTTACATGAACAAGAAATTTATATTAGACAAAGTGCACCTGGTGAATCTTTAATATCTCAAATAAATGATGGGAGAGCAGTGGATTATTTTCATTGGAAATATAATCAAAATACAGCTAAGCAAAGAGTATTAGCTTATTTATTAGATGTTGTAAGAGTTGGTAAAGGAAATGTAATATTATTTACATATGATTAACTACTATAAAAAAGAAGATACTCTAACTAAATATTACGCTAAAGTAGATACAGAAACTAAAAAATCTGTATCTATTTACCGTAATAAAGACGGCTCTCGTTTTGGTATTAATATTTTTAATTGTTATCCATCTATTTATAATGATTGGGTTATGTCTACACCAGAAGAGTTTATTGCTAAATTAGATTTTATTAAAAATGCAATAGTATAGATATGGATCAGTATTTAGAATTAGTTCTTAATTGGTTTAAACAATTAGGTATTATTAAAGTACATGAAGATAAATTAAAACGTCAACTATCTATAATAACTAATTGGTTTAAGCATAATGGAATAGGAGTTCTAGAAGCTGTAACTGGTTTTGGAAAAACGATGGTTGCAATTATTACAATTTATCGTTTAAATTTAAAATATCCTGATGCTAAAATCAATATTGTTGTTCCATCTATTAAATTATTAAAAGATTGGGAAGATAATGTTGAAACTTTTAAATTAAAAAATGTATCTGTTTATGTTGTAAATACTTATGTATTACAATATCAATCTCGTCAAACAAATTGGGAATGTGATTTATTAGTATGTGATGAAGTTCATAATTATCTTTCTGATGATGCTTTAATGTTTAACCAAACAATTAAGTGTACTAAATTTAAAATGTTTTTAGGTTTATCAGCTACTTTAGATGATAAAGAGAAAAATGTTCTAGAAAGATTACAAATACCAATTATTGATAAAGTAACATTAAGTGAAGCGAAAAGATTTAATTATATTTCTGATTATATTGTATATAATATAGGTATAGAATTAAATCCAGAAGAGTCTGAAAAATATGCTAGGCTTAATGATATTCATAACTCTAATTACTCTAAATTTAATTTTCATAATAACGGAGAACATAATTGGGAATTAGCTCAAGCTTGTTCTGTTGGTGCAAGTAATTATGCAAAAGTTAATGGAGTTTGGAAAACAGGTGCAGAATGGAGAAGCTGGTATGCTCAAGAACAAGGTTGGAATAAAGAAGCAGATCATCCGTGGAGTCCACAAAATATTGCTAAATATGCAAATCAGTGGTCTTGGGCAATGAGAAATAGAAAAGATTTCTTATATAAACATAATAGTAAAATTGATAAAGCTATTGAAATTATTAATTTACTTAATGTATCAACTATTACATTTGCAGAAACAACGGAATTTGCAGATGAATTAGCCACTAGGTTAGGAGATAAGGCCAGAGCATATCATACTAATTTAAAACCAGGATTTGAAAAAGAAGAAGTAATTGTTTATCGTAAACAATTAACAGCAGCTAAAAAACTTGCTCTTCAATATAATGGTAAGATAGGTAATTTTGAAGAAATAAAAGGTTATCCTATTAAATATTATAAAGAAAAGAAGATCAGTGCTATTAAATTACGTAAAATAGCTTTATCTCTTTTTGAGAATAAGGAAATTACTACTTTATGTACCGCAAAAGCTTTAGATGAAGGACTTAATATTGAAGGTATTGAATGTGCGATTATATGCAGCGCTTCTAGCAAAAAGAGACAATATGTTCAACGAATGGGGCGCGGTCTTCGTTTTATAGAAGGTAAAGTTGCTAAAATTGTAAATCTTTATATTAAAAATACTCAAGATGAAGCTTGGTTAAAGAAGCGTCAAAAAGGAGATATTAATGTTCGTTGGATTGAGAATTTAACCGATATATTATGAATATAAATAAAGAATTACTTACTACAAGATTATCTATTTTAATGGGTAGAGAATCTTTAAATTTTCTAACTCCAACTTCTATTTATAAGCAAAAACTTCAAGAATATTTTAATACATCTTATACTAATAAAGATATTATAGATGGATTACATGAAATAGAAGAAGCTTATATTGTAGAAGAGCATAAAAAAGAAATATTTAGTGCAGAAATAGAAGAAGATTTTGTATGATAGCAGACATTAATAAATATGTTAATTTTCTTACAGAAAATCATTTGAGTGAGAATCATTTTCTTATTCTTTGGTTAGTTTATACAAAAGATGTTGAAAATATTAAAAAGTATAAACAAACTTTTGGTGATTTTGACGTTAATGCAATTCAGTATTTAATAGATTATGGATGGCTTGATGATTTTGGGATAGCTTCTCAAAATAGAGATTATATGATAACTGATTTTCTTGTATCAGATAGATTTATTAAGCGAATAGTTATTGATGAAGAAGATAGTTATGAAGAATTGTGTCAAGTCTATCCAAAATGGTTACTTATAAATGGTTCTAAGGTTCCTGCAATAACTGGTGATCCAGTTAAAATAGCTAAAGATTATTTAAAATGTCATAAAAAGAATAGAATTGCCCATGAGAGAGTAATTAATATTACTAAAAATTGGTTTAAGTCTAAGCCTTATGCACAAGAAAAAATAGAGAACTATATTTTAAATAGAAGATGGAATCTTTATGAAGAAGAATTAACTAAAGGTTCTAAAGAAAATATATTCCAAACATTATGAATTATTTCGATGGTTTTCTTCAAGATGTTGAAGATGGTTTAGCTGGTAGAAACTATGGTTTAAGTACAGGTAGTGCTAAATTAGATGGTTTAATAGGAGGTGTTCAAAGAGGTACTTATTATCTTATTGGTGGAAATACTGGAACAGGTAAAACTGCTTTTGCGGATTTTGCTTTCGTTTTATCACCATATAAAAATTATTTACATAATGTAATATCTTCTAATTATAGAGAAGGTCCACTTATTAAATATCGAGTATTTTATTATTCACAAGAAATTGCTGCTAAAAGAAAAATAGCTAAATGGGTATGTTTATTAATGTTTGAGAGACATCAAATAATCATAGATATTAATGAAGTTTATTCTCGTAGAAGTCAATTAAGTGAAGAAAAATACGAGATGATAAAAATGTGTAGAGATTACATAGAAAAAATGATGGACTGGGTTCATATTTTTGATAGACCTATAAATCCTTATGGTATTTATAAAGAAGTATCAGAATATATGGAACGTAATGGTACTACTAAAGAAATCATCAAAAATGTAAGAGGTCAAGATTTAAAATTTAAAACTTATATTCCAAATGATTCTTACGAAATTGTTGTTGTAATAGTAGATCATATTGGCCTATTACGTCCTGAAACTATTAGAAATGATAAAGGTGAAATAACTGCTAGTTATCGAAACAAAAAAGAAATTATAGATCATGATTCAGAAAATGCAATTACACTTCGTAATTTATATGGTGTTAGTCGTGTATCAATATCTCAATTTAATAGAGATTTAGCAGATATGGATAGGCGTAGATTTACAGAACTTACGCCTCAACTTGAAGATTTTAAAAATACAGGTAACGCATCTGAAGACGCAGAAGTTGTAATGACTTTATTTAATCCTTTACGCTATGGTGAAACAACTTATGCAGGATTAAATGTAGTTAGTTTACAAGGAAGATATAGACCTCTTTCTATCTTAAAAAGTCGAGATACTAGTGATATGAAAACACTAAATCTTAATTTTTTAGGTGAATGTGGTCATTTTAGAGATTTTCCTAATACTATGTCAGAACATAATTATAGAGAAGCAAGAGAGTATACTAGATTTACTTAAAATAATACAAATGAGTTATAGTTCAGAACTAATAGCAGTAGTTGGACCGACAGGCGGTGGTAAAAGTACTTCAACAGAAAATTTAAATCCATCTGAGACTTTTTATATTAATTTATCTAATAAACCTTTACCCTTTAGAGGTTGGATGAATAAATATAAACCTTATAGTAGTAAAACAGAAGAAGGAAAGAAAGGTAACTATTATAACAGTAATATATCTGATGTTATAGTAGCTCTTCTTCAAAATATTAGTGATAATATGCCTCATATAAAGTATATTATTATTGATGACTACCAATATCTAATGGCAGATGAATTTATGCGTAGAGCATATGAAAAAGGTTGGGATAAGTATACTGAACTTGCTCGTCATGCTTACGATATATTAGATAAAAGTAGGAATTTAAGAGCAGATATAAAAGTTTTTGTATTAACACATGATGAAGTTGTAAAGGAAGGTGTTAATCAAAGACGTAAAATTAAAACTATTGGTAATCTGCTGGACGATAAAATAAGTCTGGAAGGTATGTTTACTTATGTTTTATTTACACACACAGAGAAAGTAGCGGGTAAAGACGAGCCGGAGTATTATTTTATTACAAATACTGACGGCTATACGACTGCAAAATCTCCCAAAGGTTGCCTTCCTTATAAAATGCCCAACGATTTAGCAAAAGTGGCGAAAGCTATTGATGCCTATAAGGTAGGGTAAAAATAAATTTCATCTTTTACTTGACATAGACAGGTGAAAGAGTGTACCTTTGGTCAATAATTTGGACTAAATAAGTCAAAATAAATTTAAACGTTTAATTACTAAAACAAACACAGTATGATTAAGTTTGGAGATTTAGAAGTAGTAGAAAAAACCTTTACACGTGAAGGTGGTGCAGTAAGAACTCAAGCTTACACAGGTATTAAGTTTCGTAGGTATGAATCAGAGAAAGGTAAGAAAGCAGCCCAAGAAGAAGGAAAAGAGTTTGTTCCTTTTATGGAAGAGCAATTTGTTATTTCTAACAAAGCTTGGGAACAACTTGGTTTAGAAGAAAATGCGCTTTTACAAACTAAAAAAGGTAATCAGGTGATTCTGTTATCATTAGCAGATAGTGATAATGTAAAGCCTGCTCCTAAATTCTTGCGTAGGTCTTTTGCTAAAGTAGATGGCGCTCCTCAAAAGAAAGGTAAAATGTTTTCTAATGAGTTTTTAACTGCTGATTTAGTATCTGCTGGTGTTATTGATGCCACTAAACTTGGTAATCAATACATCGCATTGCAAGACGTAACTTCTCAAGTTGCTGATCTTCCTTCACACGTAAAAGGTGCTTATATGTTAGTAGTAGATGAGTCTATTGACGCTGCTGCTGCTGAAGAAGAAGCATCTGCTGATGCAAACAGCAATGAGTTCTAAGAATTTCTAATTAACCACTAAAACAAAAGGGAGAGAGTGATAAATTTCACTCCTCTCTTTTTTATTCTAATTAATTTAAACATAATAAAATGCCGGTAGGTGGTAATAGTTCCGAAAAACAAGTAGTTGGTGGTGTATATACAGGTGTTACTAGCGTAAAAGTATCTGTAATTAATCCAACTAAAGAGACACTTATTAGTATGGGTATTAATGCTCAAAAAGAGCCACAGTATTTGACAGAAGAAAATGGTATTAAAAAATTGCGATTAGATTTTTATCTATCTCATACAACCACGAATTTAAGTCGAGTTACAAAAGCTTCTTTTTGGTTAGAAAATAAACCTCGTACTAATAAAGATGCAACTAAAGTTCAATGGGTAAACAAATTTGGTACGTTTGCATGGTCTACTAATGAAACAGATGCACCAAATTATGAATGGTTTAGTAAAGAAGGTGCTCGTCCTGCATTTGTAGGTGAAGAAGCATTAGTAGGCTTTATTAAAGCATGGGCTAACGTAGAACAAAGTAGTCAAGCAATTCTTGATAATATGGCTGCGTTATTTGAAGGTAATATTAAAGAATTAACTGATACACATAATGCTCTTAAAAATAATACAGTTCGTGCATTATTAGGAGCACAAGATGGTAAGTATCAAGCTGTTTATACTAAATTCTTTCAACGTTCTTATCAATTAAGCCTTGATCCTTGGAAAAAAGCATTAGAAGCTGATTATGGAGATTTTAAAGCAGATTATCAAAATGATCTCGCATTTAAACCATATGTAGGTTCTACTGCTGTAGCAGGTGATAAACCCGCAGATTTGAGTGTTCCAGCAGGAGCAAATATAGAGTTTTAATTACTTCTAAATCTAAAGGGAGAGCAGCAATGTTCTCCCTTTTTTATTTTTATGATACTAAGGAATAAGCTAGAAAAAATATTACAAAAACATAATACAAGATCGTCTGATCCTGAAAATCTTCGTAAAGATATAATTAAACTTATATATGCCCATCGAACCAGGAATACCTCTAAGAAGAGACGAGATTTTAAAACGGATAACAGAAGAACAGATATTTGAAAAATATCTTGGTATGCCAGTAGACGATAGTGTTACTTACATAAATCCTCTGCGATTAGATAAACGTGCAGGTTGTAGATTTTATAGAGCAAGTAATAATAGAATCTATTTTAAAGATTTTAGTAAAAAATATCACTGGGATTGTTTTAATGTTGTTCAGTTTATTAATAATAATTGCTCTTTTACAGATGCAATGCGTATTATTATTAAGGATTTTAAACTTAATACAATAAATGCTCAATACGATATTACTCCACAAGAGTTTAAAAAGTTTAGATCGAGAATACAAATTGCAACTAGAAGTTGGGATTTACAAGATGTTCAATATTGGAATCAATATAGTTTAGATATTTCTAGGCTTACAGATTATAGAGTTTATCCATGTAAAGCTATTTGGCTTAATGGAGATTATTACAGATGTAAACCAAATGATCCTTGTTATGCTTATTATTTTGGTAAAATTGATGGTATTGATATAATTAAACTTTATTTTCCTTTTAGAAAAGAAAATAGATTTTTTCAAAATTCTATTAAAGATGATAATCTTTTACAAGGTGAAAGCTACTTAAAGTATCAATCTAATACTTTAGTTCTTACTAAAAGCTATAAAGATGTTATGTGTTTTGATTTATTTAATCTAGATAGTGTTGCTCCTACTAGTGAATATCAAATACTTACACAAAGTCAAGTAGATTATTTTAAAACTAAATACCGGAATATTGTTTGTGTTGCAGATCATGATGATACTGGAAGACAATTTGCTTTAGAACATTGGAGAAAATATAATATTCCTTATTATGTGTTTCCTTGGACTATGGGTAAAGATTTATCTGATAATATAAAGCTATATAAAATTGATAAAGTTAAACAAATTATAAATGAAACCAATGGAATCAAATTTTTATTAAACTTTTTGCGCGATGGAAAAACTAACAGTAGAAGACTTACAAGGGATTGCAACATTCCTTGAAGTAAAGGCAGGAATTAAAATAATGGTAATGCCTAATGAATTTATGAAAGAAGGTGTTGCTTTCTTATTGATGAACTCAAAAGATGTTGAAAATATGAAGGAGATTTTTGAAGCCGTGAAACCACTCAAGTTAGTTGAGTGCGTTGGCAAGTATTACCGTGGCAGGTGGGCGGGTTTTTGGTGTATAGATAGATCAGACCCACAATGCTCAAAACAATGTGGGTACTGCCAAGATAATGACCCCAACTGTGCGTAGGCTTCCATGCCAGACCAGAAAATATGGTATTAGACAATAATTAATGTATATACTACTAACTAATCATGTATGGAGAGTGCAGGCAATAATGTAATTAAACCTTTTGTTCCTAATGTAAGATTAATTTATAGTGTTACTATTCCTAATTATATTAGAAAAGTAAAACTTTCGGATGCTAGACGTGCAAAGTATTATACTTTTCCAAAAGATGAAAGTGTTAAAACTACAAAGAAAAAGTTTAATAGTAATAGGTATCAATGGAGAGAATATACTTCTTCTACAAAAAAGAAAGAAATAAGATTATTTGATACTGCAACTAATGAGTTTGTAGTTAAGAATACAAGAACAGCAGGTACAGAAAAATGGGAAGTAATTAATGCAGAAAAAGTTTATAATAGAGCATATCACCCTAGTGTTCAAGCTAAAATAGTAAGAGAGATAGGTCAATTCCTTCTCTCTTTTCTAAAAGCTATGCCAGTAATTAGTCAATTTCCTTTATATGTTCAATGCGAGATACACGATTATAATAACGATAAAATATCTGGTAATATATGGGATGTAATTAATAGAGGTTATTTATATTGTAAAGTATTTGAAGATATTTTAAAACCTAAAACTGATAAAAATCCTTTAGGTCTAGGGGTTATTCCAGATGATTCATATAAATATATAATGTGTCCTGCTCATCCTATATTTTATTCTTTAGGAGAAAAAAGAAAAGTGTTTACAGAAGAAATGGATTCTTTTCTTGATCCTGAACCTAAATTAGTATTTAATATTTATGTATGCCAATAGCAGGTAGACCCACAGACTTAACATATGAAGCTAAAATTGAACGTGTTTTAAATGTAATAAATAAGCTTCATAGTGAATCAGATAGACATTTTATAAGAACCTTTATTTTTGATTTAGGTTATCAATATATAGTAAAGTCCAAAGAGTTAGATAAGTTTGTTAGGCCAGAAATAGAAGCATTAGATAGAAGAGCGATAACAAATATATTAAGAGATTTAGGTTATGATGGATTTTAGATATTTGATAATAGATAAAAACACAGGTAATGTAGTTAGATATAATATAGTTCCAGGTTATCTTAATTATAATATCTATAAAGGTATACTTATTCTAATTGATTTAGAAAATTATACTGAATTTGATCCTAGTACAGAAACATGGAACCAAATTGATCGAGAAGAAAAATAATTTTAAAAATTTTTTATTTTTTAAAATTATTTTTCCAATCAATTTTCATAAATTTACATATTAAAAATTATAAGAAAATATTATGCCTATTGGATATTTAGTTAATAATGGTGATCTTAGTAATCCTATTGTTAGTCAATCTGCTCTTAATCAATTAGACCCTAATATGGGTGGACACCCTAAAAAGTTTGCTAATTATATAATGCAGTTTGAACCAATAAAGAAAACACCATCTTTAGAAAGAGGGGATTTACTTCATAGTTGGATTGAGCATCCTGATGATTTTGTTTTTTCAGAAGTTAATAAACCTGCTGAGAAATTAGCCGATTTTAGTGAATCTTTCTATAAATTATATTGTAATAAATTATATGAAATTACAGAAGAATTTGCTGAATTTTGTCAAGGCGATATGCAACTTGAAGCAGAGGATTATTTTATTGTAAATGATCTATTTAAAGATTTAAATCAACGATCTCCTGAAAAAGATGAAGTAAAATTATTAGTTTATAGTATATTTTATGCTCGTAAGCAAGCAGAATATGATAAAAGATTAGTACCCTCAACAGTAATTAAAAAATTTAAAGAATGTTTACCATATATTAAGTTTTTAGTATCTGCTACAGGAAAGATTGCTGTTACAGGAGAGACAAAAAAGATTCTTATAAATTGTTATGAGTCTTTACGACAACATCCAACTGCAAAGATGATGTTATTTGATAATCTTCTTAATACTACAAGAAGAAAAGAGTTAGAATTATTCTGGGATGAAAGAACAGAAGTAGAAGAAAATCTATATATTGATATTAAAAGAAAAGCAAAATTAGACAATATTCTAAAAACTGAAAATACTATTATAATTAGTGATTTAAAAACTACGTCACATAATGTTGGAGACTTCAAAGAAGGAGCTTTTAAAGAATGGAATCTGGGTCGGCAGTTGATAAGTTATGGTGTTGGTTACAATGCAGTTACTCAAAATCAAAAACAAATAATTTATCGTAACATAGTAGTTGAAACAAAAGAACCTTATACAACTGCTATTTATCAAATGAGTTTTGATAGTATATTAAGCGCTAAGAGAAGTTATAATGAAATTATGAAAAGATTAGCACATCATATTTACTTTCAAAATTGGAATCTTACTAAAGAAGAGTATAATGTTGGTTATATTGAATTATGAAGTTAAAATCTGAAGAAATTAAAAAAGTTAAGTATTCTAAAGATGAATTAGTTAAACTTTTTTGTAAAGAATTTAGTTATTTTAATGTTAACTCTAATATTATAAGAGGTGTTAAATTTAATTCTGCTAATGGATTTTACGATTTTGTTAAGAAAAAAACTTTTACTTTAGAAGAGTTAAATTATTATAGATCACTTTTAGATTTTCATTATCGTTTGAATATTCCTATTACTGCTGTAGCAAAGGTTCATAATCATATTGAAAAAATTAGTTGGCGACTAGTACAGCTTACTGAAAAAAAAATATTTGATAGTATGAGAAGTTGTGATTATACAGAAGAACAAATTAATAAAATAAAAAAATATGTCACAAATAAAGATTGAAGCAAATAATATTCAAATTGTATCTCCTGATAATAAAGTATTTTTTAGTACTTTATATGATTTAGGATTGTTTCTTCCGTATATACGCTCTAAAACAGTTGATGTAACTAAATCATTTATAGAAACGCAAACTGGAAAAGTTTTAATAGATCGTAGAGAGCAAAAATTTAATAAAAAGGATCATAGTGAATACGTAAATGCAAAAGTAACTATTAAAGAAATTGCATTAGGAAATTCAGATGGTTTAGATAAGATTGCTGAAAATCTTGAAAATGGTAAAACTGTTACTATTAATGATTGGAAATTAAAAGTAGTACAATATGATAGGATTAAAAGATAAAGTTACATTATTTGTAACTGCTTTTGTTCAAGTAACTTTTGTAGCTATGAGTTCTGTCAGTATTATTAACAACAGTCTTATTATGATTGGTGTTACTGGATTTATGATTTCATTTATTTGGACACTCAATGTTAAAAAAGTTGCTTTTGGTAATACAAGAGATAGGTTTATTTACGCAATAGGTGCTATGTTAGGCACCTATTGCGGTTATTTTTTAAGTAAATATTTAATCACAATTATATGATATTAGCAAAAGTAGTAGCAGACAGTAAAAACGAATTTGGTGATCGTATTACTACAATGATAGTTACATTTCCACGTATTATTTTAGCAGAATTTAATACTCATAGAATGTTTAGTAGAAACTCTGCAAGTAGTAGAGCTATACCATTTGAGAAGATGGTTAAATCTATTAAAGAAAATCCCTTTGTGCCTATAGCATGGATGAAAGATCATAGAGGTATGCAAGGAACTGAATTTTTTACTAATGAAGATGAGATTAGAGAATTAAAAAGTCAGTATTTATTTGCTAGAGATTATGCAGTACAACAAGCAGAAACATTAAACGGTAAAGGACTTACTAAACAAATTGTTAATAGAGGTTTAGAAGCTTATATGTGGCATACAGTAATTGTAACTGCTACAGAATGGGAGAATTTCTTTGCATTGAGGTGTCCACAATATAGTATTAATGAACCTAATAAAGAAGTTAGTGGTAAATTATTTAGAAGTTGGAAAGATGTAATCAAAGCTATTACTTCTTATGATCTTCGTAATCATGATTATGATTTCTATTCTAAGTTTGATAATACTAAAAAACTTAAACATAATAAAGGTCAAGCTGAAATTCACATGATGGCTTTAGCAGAAGCAATGTGGGATGCTTATAATGAATCCACTCCTAAAGAATTAAAGGCTGGTGAGTGGCATATACCATTTGGGGATAATCTCGATGAGTTTCAAGTTTATAAACAATTTAGCTTAGGCACTATTAACGAATGGGGCATTAAGAGTTTTAGAACTGAATTAGATATTTTGAAGATCAAAATAGCAACTGCTCGTTGTGCAAGAGTATCTTATACAGTAGTTGGTGAAGAAGGTAAAGAACCTAATTATGAAAATGATGTAAAACTTCATGATAGATTAGCTGAAAGTGGTCATTGGAGTCCATTTGAGCATTGTGCTAAAGCTATGAATTTTGGTGAATTTGATAATTCATTTCATAAAGGAAATAGTGGAGATGGACCTGAATTTTATAGTAATGGATGGAGCGGTAATTTTAGAGGCTTTGTTCAATATCGTAAGATGTTTAATAATGAAAACATAAGTTAACAATCTAATTAGTAGTAAGATTTATCTTACTACTAATTTTAAACTAAAAATATTATGATTATAGGAATAAGTGGTAAAATTGGTAGTGGTAAAGATACTGTGGGTAAAATTATACAGTATTTAACTATTAAATCTGATAATAAAATTGTAGAAGCATTACATGAAACTAAAGAAATTGATATTATTAAATTTTTAGATAAATGGAATGGTAATCAATCAGATTGGCAAATTAAAAAGTTTGCAGGTAAACTTAAACAAATTGTATCTATACTGACTGGAATATCTGTTGAAGATTTAGAGAAACAAGAAGTTAAAGATAGATTATTAGGAGAAGATTGGACTAGATACGGTTATGCTGATGGTTTTAGTGATGTCTATAAAGACGGTGTCAAAGTTGTTACTATGATGAACAAAGAATGTTCTAAAGAAAGATATGAAGATGAACTAAGAGTTAATTGGCAAACAGCTTATAAAGTAAAATACAATCCTAGACTATTAATGCAGTATATTGGTACTGATTTATTTAGAGATAAACTACTTAACAACATTTGGGTTAATGCTTTGTTTGCTGATTACAAAAGTAAATTTGCTGGTGAAGATGGATTTACTACTCATACTTATGATAAAATAAAAGATTCTCAAGGAAATTATACAAAAATAACTATAAAAATAAAAGACCATCCATTATTTGAGCCTTCACATTTTCCTAATTGGATTATTACTGATATGCGGTTTCCTAATGAGCTACAAGCTATTAAAGATAGAGGAGGTATTTGTGTTAGAGTTAATAGATTGCTAAGTGAAGGAAATAGAGCTTACACAGAAATTCATCCTTCTGAAACAGCTTTAGATAATGCTACTTTTGATTATACAATTAATAACAATGAAACAATCGAACAACTGGTGGGTAAGGTTAAAGAGATTCTTATTTGTGAGAGAATTATTTCTTAGTAATAGAATTTTTTATACAAGTAGTATCATTCAAAAAGGTGATGGATATTATTATAGAAATTATAAATTTTTATTTTATAGTCTAGAAGCAAGTATTTTTGCAGGATATAAGAAACACGCTCTTAATTCTGATAAAACTACTTTTGAGCATTTTCAAAATTTGCATAATATTACATTAGAAATTAATATAAATGACAACACAAAAACACAAAACCTTAGTAACCAAGAATGGTGAATGGGCAGCTTATTTATCAGATGGACAAATTGGAATTAGTGAAATTCCTCGCATTTTAGCAAAAGAAGCTACTATAGAAGGTTTAAGAGATTATATGATAAATGTTGAGGGTATTCCACAAGAACTAGCAAATGAAACTTTAAATAAGTTAGAAATAATTGAAGTTGAAATAAGTTACGCTAAAACATGGCTAAATTAATTCTTGAATTTGATCTAGATAATCACGAAGATGAGATTAGTTCTAGAAAAGCAGTACACGGCTATAAATTGTTTAACGCTTTATTTCAAATATCAGAGGAGTTACGTACAGATATTAAATATAAAGAATTACCGTTAGAAGATTTTCACCGTAAATTTAATGAAATTTTAGAAGATAATCATATATATTTAAATGAATATCAGTAATGGACAGTTTATTACAAACGTTATACTATGCTTATGTTTTTATAGGTGGCTTTTGTAGTGTAGAAAATGTTCAGTATCAAAATACTAAACATTTTGTATACATTAATACTGAAGAGTACCAAGTAAGATTAATAAAATCTCACAAAATCAATGATACGACATATGCTTGTTTAGATGAAGAAGGATATGCCTGGTTATTTACTTATGAAAGAAGTAAGAAAGGATATAAAATAATATTTCTTACTGATGAAGATGCAGAAGAACTTGAATTTTTTACAATAACTATTTCTAATTTAGATATTTGTGAGCAGCGAGAATAAATATACGTTTTGGTTATACTTTCTTAGAAATAACTATGAAGATGTAAATAAAAGAGAGTGGGTTGTTGTTATAAAACAAAACAATCGTTTAAAAGGATTAAAATTTATTGTTAATAAAATAAATATTGACGTACCTACTTGGGTAGTTAATAGAGGTTTAAGAAAACATCCTTGTGGTGTCATTAGTGGAGAGTTTAGTCAATTTATTGTTTGGGAAGATAAAGGAATAAAATATATTTTAATAGAATGAATTTAGCAGATAAAATAGGTGAAAGATGGGTTCCTATTCTTGGACAAGAATTTGAAAAAGAATATCTTCAAAAACTTGGTGCTTGGATTACATATACAAGACAAAGTAAAACAATTTATCCTGAAAGTCAAGATATATTTAAAGCTTTAAAGCTATGTCCATATGGTCAGGTTAAAGTTGTTATTATTGGTCAAGATCCTTATTATGATGGCACTGCGGATGGTTTAGCTTTTTCCTATAAAGATGGATTAAAGTTTCCAAAAGGTAAAAAATCTCTTGATATTATACTAGAAGAAATAGAAAGAGATTGTTACGATGGATTCAATTTAAATAAAGACTATCAATTAGATTATCTTGCTAAACAAGGTGTTCTTTTGCTTAATAGTATATTAACTGTGTTTAAGGGAAAACCTGCAAGTCATAAAGATTTAGGTTGGGAAAACTTTACAGATGCTGTTATTATTAGTCAAATAATGGAACCCTCTCGCAAAGTATTTATGTTATGGGGTAATGAAGCTAAGGCAGCATTTAATAGAGTTAAATCCAAAATTGATTATTTTTTCTATGATGTTCATTTAGTTTTAGAAGCAAAACATCCTGCATCTGACTTATATAATTCAGATAGTTTTGGAAATATTACACCAAATTACCCTAATACATTTAGCGGTTGTAAACATTTTAGTCAAGCTAATCAATTTTTATTAGATACACATACTACTTGTATTGATTGGTTACCTGTAACAGAACCACATTTTAATCTTAAATTGAGCGATACTGCTCCTTTTTAATTATGAAAGAAATATTAGATGAAATAGAAAGTAAATTTATAGAAAGATGTAAAGCTCAAGATATTAAATTTAAAAGTAAAAAATTTTATATAGTTAAATATTAATATGAAAACAATAGAAATTTATGAAGTAGGTGACGAAGTTTATTTTTTAAGTAATACAGAAGGATTTGTAAAAGGTTGGATTAAGTCTATTGAAACCAACAAAAACAATATTTTTTATCGAGTTAATTGTGACGGCTATAATAGGGAGTATCTAGGTGATTTAAAATCTTTTGAATTATTATTTAGAGATGTTAAAACAATGTTAAATTATTATTCTAAAAACATAAAATTTACGAATAACAGCATTTAAAATATATGGAAAATTTATTTGAATTTAAAATTGAAGATGTTGAAGTAAAAGGTCGTGGTGCTCGTAAAGAAAAAGAAAAAGAAAGTATTTTACGAGTTTTACCAAACCTTAAAGCAGGTCAGTCTATTTTTATAGAAGCTACTATGTTAAGTACAGTAACAGTACGGGAAATAATTAAAAATCTAAATGAAACTAGTAGTGATCGAAGATATGTATTAAGTATTAAAGATAAACCAGTTAAGGGTACTAGGATTGGAGTTAAATTTTATCGTAATTAATTATGGATGTAAGTTTAGATCAAGTATTAAATAGTAAGGTTTATGTAAAGGAAGACTCTCTTATTAGTTTTGGAAGTCCTCGTCAATATATTGAACCTTTTGTTGAAAAGTTACAAGGAATTACTAATAATTTTAGAGTTTCTGTATCTGATCGCGTTGCTAATAAAGAAGAATCAGGTAGTATTAATGAAGCGTATGGGCGTGTTTTAATTGAAGCAAAACTTCCTAATGAGTTTTGTGCTTATGACCATGATTCTGTAATTGGTATGGTCTATGCGCTAGACACTCAAAAACCTACGATGCGAGTATATTCAGGTGAAAATGCTTGGGCGTGTACTAATCTTTCTATTTTTGGTGCTCGCTATATTCATCAGGTAGAATTACTACAAGGCAACTCTTCTATATATGAAAAAGCATATGAGTATGTAGATAGTGTTACAGAACAACTTCATAGGTTCCGAGAAATTTATGAAAGAATGAATGAAAAAGTATATGAAGGAGATGATATTAATCGAGTAGTGGGTTACCTTTTAAGAGAAGGTAGCAGAAATAAGCAGATTGGTACTAGTGCTATTCTTTCTGCAGTTAAAGATCTTGACGATAATAAATCAAGATATGCTATTCGAGAAAATAAAGTGTCTCAATGGAATGTTTATTCAGCTGTTACTCAATATATTACCGATAAAGTTGATATTGTAGATAAAGCTAGTAAAACAGTAGTGGTGTCAAATCTTTTTATAAATTAACATGAACAATCTTATTTATTGTAAAAATACTAAAAGAACTCTTCCTGATTTAGGTCTTGATAAAGAGCAAATTAATCGTCTTATTCCTGTGGAAATAGGACATAAATTAAACTTGGCTCACATGGCTTTAGGACTTAGTACAGAGTTAGGTGAATTAGTAAATTGTATTGGTACCGAGTTAAAAGTTAGAGTAGATCGAGTTAATTTAGGAGAAGAAATTGGTGATTTGTATTGGTATATTGCTAATTATTGTAACTTACAAGACATTGCTCCTCCTGATGAATTAACTATTAATAGCTTACCTGATTATAAAGCTATGGAATTACTTATTTCTAGTATTGCAGATTTAAATGATCTAGTTAAGAAATTTGTAGCTTACAATAGACCTATTGAAAAATCAGTAGAATTAGAAGCTATTTACGATATTTATTCTTCTTTAAATTTACTTGAAGAAGTTTATAAATTAAATGGAGCAGAATTAAGAGCAGCTAATATTGAAAAACTGCGTGTTCGTTATCCTCATAAGTTTACAGAAGAAGCAGCTATCAATAGAGATATTGACAAAGAACGACAAACACTAGAAAATAAGTTATAAATATGTATTATCAAAATGAACAGGAAATTCGTTTTCCTAAATACCAACTTGATGTAAGCTTTAGTTTCTTTAATTGGTCTTTTTATATTACTAAAGGTAGTTATACACGAGCTTTAGATAATAAACCACTTGAAGAGGTTACACGTTATTGGAGTTTTTTATTTTTGAGTTTTGAACTACGTCATATTCAAGATAAAACCAGTAAATCCTAATAAATAAAATGGTCTTGCAACACAAATTGCAAGACCATTTTCTTTTAATCGTCTGTATCTTTATACAGATCGGTTGTTTTTATTGCATCTATTAGCGACTCAGCGCAAAATCAAAATGATGCACATTATTTCTACTAGAATTAGCCACAAATATAGAAAATCCTGGTGAACAACTGTAACCATTTTCCTCTGCCCATCTGTTTCCTGTAACGATAGGAGCCACAGTTACAGCCCTATATTTGTTTGTGTCACTAAGTATTGTATTCTTTTCCTGAAAAATTTTTGTACTTTTACGTATATGTAAATGCGCGGTCAAGAATACATTGTACTTACTTTGATCTCCATATTCAAAAACTACTTTACCTAAATCTTGTTTTGCTATTTTATGATCTCCATGATTTAGAATATAGCAGATATTATCAATTTCAGTATTAATGATAAAAGGATGCCAAGTTGTAGGTACTGTTTTGCTTAACATATAAGCTACAATTTGTGCTGCTCCACCATCTTTATCCATAGGTTTTTCTGGAGTTAGTCTATCATGATTACCACTAACCATATAGACGTGTTTTAAATTATTTATAGAAGACAACATCTTATGCAGTAATTCATATGCTGCAATAATAAGATTTCCGCCTGTCATTCCAAACTCCATTTCTTTAAGAGTCTCTATTTTATTATAGCCAGTTACAGACTCTACCAAATCTCCCAATATTACAACGTGTACTTCTTTAAATCCGAGTTGATTTGTTTTAGTAACTATTTCTGTAAGATATTCTGTTAATTTACGAACATTGTATTCTTGTGTATGTTTAGTAAATTTCTCTATTTTTAGTCCAGCATGAATATCAGCTAAAGCAACAACTCCCGCATTAAAATTTTCTGTCTTAACAATATTTATCTTATCATTTTTAACAAATTGATTCACAATTTTATATATCTTTTGATAATCAATCTCGTTTTCTTTCTTTACAAGCTGAACATTTACTAAATAGTTAGTCTTTTTTACGGGAGTGTGTACTATTTTACCATCTTTTATTTTTTCTATTTTCATTGAAGTATCCCAAGACTTACAATTCCAGGATACTACTTTCCAAATTTTAGTATCTACTTCAAAGTAATCTAAAGCTTCTTTTAAAGAAGTAATAGGTTTTTCTGTCTTAGCTTTAAGTTCTCTAGTATTCTCATTTTCAAAAATTTCTCTTCCATTTTCACCCAAAGTAATTTGAGGTGCTGTATTACGTGTTTTTATTACACTTTTGGTTTTTAAATACTTTTTATATAAAGAAATAGTAAATGTTTGATTACCTTCTTCTTTTTCTTTAATTATAAAAGCTTTAATACAATCATTATCTGTTTCAAATTCTCCTCTAACTTCATCGTAAAAATCATAAAATTTAGTTCGTAATTTAACATTAATTTGAGACATATTATTCTATTATAGTGTTAGTTAACGACACAAGTACTGGAGGATTATTACTAAAAAACTTTAATTGCTCTTCAGGAGTTCTAGCATTGTAGTAAGTACCAGCAAAAGGTACTAATTCAATACCTATAATCTCATAATTCTTTAATCCCTTGTACTTTCCTTTCTCCATTTCATCGTTCCAATTCCAAACTTCTATTAATCTTTGTAACTTTTCAATTTGACGAATTGCAGGAAGAGGACTACGTGCAAGACGTATAGCTTCTTGAGGGTTACTATAAAACTGCAATTCAGAATGTATTCTCAATGCTTCGTAAGCAATAAATGCTGCTACCCAATTATCTTCATCATCTGCATATGCAGTAGCTAAAGAAGCTATTGCTGCTGTAGCAAGCATAAAACTAAATTCTGTGGCAACACGGATTAAATTAGCTTTTTCTACTGCTTTTATAGTTTCGTCAGTAGTTCCTAAAGTATCTTTAAGTTCTGTCAATTCTAGAATAGAACGTTTTAACACTCTCCACAGTGTTGTGTAATATCCTTCTGTATAAATTTCCCCTTCCTCATTATAAGTAAGTTTTTCAAATCGTCTGTTCCACCCTGGTTTCATCCATTTTCTAAATAATAAACCCATTCGTCCTATAGCATATCTATGAACTGCTGCTTTATCTATATCATTATAGATACCATGTAATCTCTTATTTAAGAAGTTTTGTCTGTTAATAAATCTATTAACATCTTTTTGAGTCAATGGCTTACCGTTTTCTTCTTTCTTAAATAAATCAGTTGCTTTTTCTCCTCCTACCTTTGTCAATCCTTCTTTTAATTTAAGTCTATAAGATGGATTTTCCTCTGTTCCCACATTTACAACATCATAAGCTTCCCAAAGAGTCATTATATTTCCTTCAGTATCTTTTACTTTTATTCTTTGAGCAAGTGCTAAAGAAGATTTAAGCTGCATATAATGTTCACCACTTCTATTCATAAAGTATAAACTAGATTGAGTAAACATTCTAGAGAACCAATTTGTTCTACCAGTATTTGCGTCTCTTAATTCTCTATTGTAGTCTTGCAGTGTATTATGATATTCACTCCATAAGCTTAATTTATTAGATACATTTCTAGCACCAATATCTTTTAAAGTACTAGGTAATTCACTTAAATAAATTTTATCTGCTTCTAATAAATCTTTATTAGTAATAAGTTCTCCAGCAAATGCTTCCATTCTAGTCATTATATTACCATAAGCTAAGTTAGCAACACCTGCATAAACGTTCAAAGCAAGAGAAGATAAAGATGTATATTTATTTAAAGTATCTGCAAGCTTTGCAAATTTTTCATCTTTCTTTTCATTACCATAAATTACCATTTCCATATAATCTTGATAACGTGCAAATGCTTTACTATTTTCACCTTTAATAGTAATTTGTTTACCTTTTTCTCCTTCTTTTTTAAAGTAAGTAATAGGATCAAAAGTACCTGTTAATATTTCTCTTTCAATAAGAATATCTTTAGATAGTTCCACCATATCTACTACTTTACTAATAGCCTGATAGTTATAAGCTGAGTTAACTAAAGCAATTAATGAAGAACTTGCATCAGTAGATAATTGTGTAGGATCAATAGGTCTAGTATAGAACATAGGTACAAAATTTACAGGATTACCTTTTTCATCTGTAAGTTTTGTTAATCCAAACTCTATATCATCACCAGCTTGCTTTTTAAAAGCTTCCAGTATAGTTTCCTTACCTTCGTTTAAATAATCTTTAGGAGATTTAAGAGTTCTTTCTCCATTTTTATCTACAAAAGCTAATCTTTCAAAGAAATCTTTTCTTACTTGTGGCATATAACCAAATAGTTTATATGCTTCAGGTAATTGAGATTCTACTTCTTTTAATAAATTAGTATATTTATCATAATAAGCTTTAAGTGCTGGATTATTTTCAATCTCTGCAAATTGACGGCTTAAATACTTATCAGAAGGAACAGCAAGTTCTTTAATATATCTAAGTTCACGCTCTCCACTTTCAGGATTATATATTTCTGTACTATTTTTAGCAACCCAGGCATTATACTCCCTTATACCAATACGTTGACCATATCGTGTAATAAATTCCTTTTTCTTATTTTCTAAAACTTCTTTATAATTAGGATTTACTTGAGTATTAATACTAAACCACTCTGCTACTTTTCTATTCCACTCTCTTTGTTTAAATGCATCTTCTGGTTTTGGTCCAATAGACTTAAAAAAGGCAGATTTTGCTTTATTATATTCAGCAACATTCCACTTACTAATCATTCTACCTGAAAGATTGCCTGCAAAATCTCTTTCATACATCCAATTAGTAGATTTAATACCAGCTTTTTCTAATTCCTGCTGCATATCTACTATAGATTTTGCTTTTTCTAGTAATGGTACTCTATAATTATTTAATGAGTCTTTAACAATAATATCAATAATTTTTAAAATAGGATCACCGGATTCAGCTAAAGCATCTAAACCTCGTTGAGTAAAAGAAATATCTTTTTCTAATACTTCTAGTGCTTTTTCCATATCCTGTTTTAATTTAGGATTAGATGAAAAAGACTTAAATATATCAGCAAGAAGTGTTTTACCTAATTTTAAATAATTATTTTTTAAAGCTTGAGTAGTCACATAGGTATCACTAGCTTTAACATTAATACTATTATTCGTAAAAGGTTTATCTGTTGCTAATTTTTCTAATGTACTTTCAAAACCTAAAACATAATTTTGTGCAGAACGAAGAGTATTAATTAATTCTCTTTTTTCTTCTAAAGTTTCAGGTATTCCATTTTTAATAATTTCACCGATTTGATTATATCGTTTTGCAACTGTATCCAATTCAATTCGTGCATTAGCTAAATATCTTAATAAACCTAACTCATATTTCTCTTTATTAAGATCTTTTATTAATTTGTCAAAAATGTCTTTTTCTCTTTGTAAGTAGGTACTACCAGCTTTTCTTTCATATAAAGATAATTTCTTAAAAATAGAATCAATACCAAGTTTAAGAGTTTCTATATTATCGTTAATGTCTTTTTCAGAACTTAACTTATAAAATACCTCTCCAATTTTAATATTTCTGTTAGTAAATATATTGGTATTACCAGCTAATATTTGTTCTGCAATATATTCTGTAATACTATTTACTTCTTTATTAAAATCAGCTATATCTACTTTTCTAAAAATACCAATAAATCTGTTCCATAAAGCTTCTAAGAATTGAAGTACTACGTTATTAGTGTTTTTTCTAGTTTCATTATACCGCTTAACAATAGCTTTTCCTATAAGTTTACCAATCGTTTCTCTTTTTAAAGTAGTTATATCTCCAGCATAAATCTCTCCATATTCATTTACTACTTCTTTATACTCGGCAGTATTTTGAACTAAACCCATTAAACTATCGTGAAAAGATGTTCCTCTAGTAAATGCTTCTGCAAAGTGTCCAATTTCTTCAGGAAGAGTATTTACATTTTCTTTATTTTGTGAAATAAGAATAAGTTTATTGTAAATATCCGCAGCACCAGCAGCATCTATACCTAATCTAGATTTAAGATTTTCGTGTGCTTCTACTTTAATTCCTAAAGAACTAGCAAATGTTTTTAATATATTATTAAGATTTTCATCTGCTTTCTTAACGTTTTGTTGAGAATTTTCTAAAGAATATAAAGTTGTATAATCATAATCTACATCGAAGTAGCTGTCAGCATTAATAGATTTGATTTTGTTAGAAGGTATATTTGTTTCAGCAGGATTTAATTTATCAAACTCTACAATATGGTTTTCATATCCTAGATTTTCCTGAATATTAAATACAGTTTCATTATTTTTAGTAGTTCCACTATATTTAAAAGTATAGGTGATACCGTTACTATTTTCGTATAAAAACCGATTACGTATTACTTTCCCTTCTTCATCATAAATACCTAAACTTCTACTTTTAGCTTCGTCAAATTTCATACTAGTAACAAAACCACCTTTATTCTTTTTTGTTACAGTTACATCTTCTTTTTTCAAAGTTTGAAGTAAAGTATTATAAGTACTTTTATGTCTATATATTTGATCTAAATAATTTGCAATTAAATGCGTACTATCTTTTTCATTTTGTAATCTATATACAAAATCTCGATAAGAAACATCCTCTTTATTTCTTAGGTTTTCTAAGAAATTAATAGGAGTTAGATGAGAAAATCCAGTATATTTAAATCCTAAATATGTAGTAAAAAAAGCATAGTTTAATAAATCATTGGCCATTCCTTTAATCTCTACATTATCAGAACCTAACATAGATTCCCAAGCATCTTGTAATCGCTCTATCTGCTCATTACTAATAGTAGCAGCAGAAGTAAACTCAATTCTTTGTAGGTTATTAAACGAACTCTTACTTTTAACAGCAAGATATTTAATCAATTCTAATTCAGGATATTTTTTCTTTAATGCTACAAATTTAGCAGGGTATTCATTTATATAATATAATTTTTTAGTCTCATCAAAGAAACTAAAATCACTTATATAAAAATGAATAAAGTTATTAAATACATAATTTATTTCATCTGCTGTTAATTCTTGACCTTTATTATTTTCTAAAACATTAACTAATGTCTTAAATAGTTTTCCATTATAAGGAAAATATCTAGATAGTATCTCCTCTTGTGGTTTTTTAACACCGTATTCAATAGATATATCAATTAAAGGAATATTTAAAACTGAATCAATTCCAGTTAAAGATTTTAGTTTACTTACATTACCAACACTTTCTAAAAAATGAGTATTTTCTGCAAGAGTTTTACCTACACCATTAGTATCTGCTTTTGAAGCTTTAATTAAAGCAGATAATTGTTTGCCTGTTTTTCTTAATTCTAAGAAAGTTTCTAAAACTTTAGCTTGTAATAGTGCTGCTTTACGTTTTGCAGTAGGATCAGGAATATTAGCAAGACTCACAAAAGATTTTCCTAATTCTTTTGTACTTAAATCATACATTTTAGATTTAGGATAATCTCCAATAATTTTTGTAAGTTGTTGCCGTAAATCTGTTACAATCTTATCAACTTTTGCTTCTGACTTATTTTGATTATTATATTGATTAACTAGATTTTTTAAGATAGATTGATTAATAAAATACATCGCTGTTTTTAAACTAAATCCAGCACGTATAATTAAAGCAACACTATCAAAAGTAAATAAGTTAAGATTTAAACCAGTTGCTACGGGGTCTTTTGCTGTATCTACAAACGCACCTAAAAATTCTGCTAAGTTTTGACCTACTGATCTTCCTTGCTCTGTTGTTTCCGTAGTATGTAAAGAAGATCTTCTTTCTCCGTCAAAACTAATTGATTGTGTTAAACCAAGTTTAGAATATTGAGTAAGAGCATGACTACTATTGTGATTAGCAGCAAGACCAATTAAATTCCCACCATTACTATTGATATCAAAATATTTACTTTCTGTTCTTGGTAATATAATATTATCTTGACGTATCAACGCTCCATAAGAATCTCTTATTTCATTATGTAGAGTTTTTAAAGTATCAAATCCACCTGGAGTTAATACTTTACTCGACATATCAGGATGAGAATATATACTGTTTATAATATCTAATAATGCATTATCTCTCTGAACTTTAGATAAAGTTTCAGGTTTATCTAAATTATATTTTACTTTTCTTAACTTCCAATTTACTTCTTCTAGAGTAGGAAGAATAGTGTAAATTTTATCAATATCGAAGTCTTCACCAGCAATAGTAGTAATATCATAAGGTAGTAAAGCAACACTACCCATAATATCGGGAGTAAATCCTACAATTTTCATTTTTTTAATAGAGTACCATCCTTCTGTGGGAATACGATAGCCTATTAATTCTAATACTTCTGGAGATTCTTTTTGAAGCTGTTCAATATCTACTTCACCTTTCTTATCTTTTAATTCAAAAAACTTACGAGTATAAGCAGGAAGCATTACTTCCATATACTCTACTCCACCTTCTTTATTTTTTACTATTTTTAATTTCTTATCTAATCCCCAACTAGAAACCAAAGTAAGAGAAGCACCAGCAATTTTTTGTTTTGTAACATTATTACGAATAACAGCATTTAAAATATTTTGTGTTCTTCTACCATGAATAGGATCAAATAGAGGAATATTAAATATTTTATTACCTTCTTGATCAATTACAATTTTTAAAGCTTCGGCATAAGACTCACTTAGACCACGATCTCTAACTTGTTCTAATAGCAATTTTTGAACACTTTCAATGGTCTGAAATTCACCAGATAGAGTATTATAAGATTCTATAATATTATCTGTTAATAGTTTTTGATAGGTTTTGAATAATTCTTGTTTATTCATACCCATAATTTCAATATTATCAGGAATTTCAGATAAAGCTAATTTCTTAAACTGAGTTCCAAGTAATACTTCAATATCTAAATGTTTAGCTGGTACTCTTTGCTGAATACCATAATCCTTATTATTTAAGATGTGAATAACTGGTTTTGCACCTTTTAAAAATTCTTCTACTGTTACTGCACCGTATTCTCCTACTTTAACAGCAGAGTCTGCAAATTGAATTTCATCAATATTATTAGCATCCATGTAATCCAGTAATTTTTTTAATACTGGATTTTCTTTAGCCATAGCTGGCGTAAGTAATGCTTGGCTGTTTTTATGCTGTACTGGTATAATTATATCAGTACCATCTATATTTTCGTGTGTAAATGCAAAAGGCTTTATAGAAGATGGTAGAAAATTAGAAAATCCTGTACTCCATGCTCCTTTCTGTGCTTTTTGATAAGTAGATTCGTGTTGATCTGTCCATTTACCAATACCAATCATTATGTTTTTATATCTATTTAAACGAATAAATGATTGAGCATCTGTAACATTTACATTTTTAAATAGTTCTGTATCTTCTTTAACATCTTTTAAATAAATACTTTTATAATATTGTCCAACACCAGTACCATCTTTCCAAACAGCAGTAGTATCTAGTCTATCTGTTAATTTATAAATTTGACCATTACGTTTTTGAAATGTAATAGAATCTTTATAGAAAGATAGATCAATAGATGTTAATTGAATAATATTAACATTAGCGTGAACTTTATTATAAAAATAATCTTTTAAATTATCTACTAAATTACCATTACTAGTTACAAAAAACGAAGTTTGATCTCCTTTTATTACTTCTAATGTAGTTAAACGATCTAGTTCTATTTTAAATTCTTCATTTAACCAATTAGTAATAGCTTCTTTAGCAGCTTTTATATTATTAATATCTATATTAGGATCGTTAAAGATAGTTAAAAACTGATATTCTTTACCTCTAGTTTCCCAATGTTTAATACCTAATTCTTTATAAGTATCTACTTTTTCAATTCTTTCTTTTTCTGCTAAAGCTACTTGATATAAGTTATCTACTATTTCTTGCTTAGTATATTTTTTAAATCTAATAGTAGGTGAAGTAGGACTATCAGAAAGAATTGGTACTCTGTAATATGCAAATTTTCCAGAATTAAACAAAGCAATATCTGATATTGCTAAATCTTTTTCTGTCATTTTACTAAATGCCGTACCTTTATTAGTGTCAAATAAATTAATTCCATTAAGAATAGCTAGACTAAAATTCTCTCTTAATTCATAATTTTCTTCTTTATCTAAATCATTTAAAAAAGCATTAGATTTAAACCACCAGTTTTCTAGTAATTGTTTTCTATTATTATTTTTCTTTAAATCAGTAATTAAATTAGATAAGAAAGTAGGAAGTGCGTAACTATATACTTGTTCACCTTCAATGTTAATTACAGAATCTAAATGTAATTGAAGACTATTTGAAGCAACAGTTGTAGATACGCTTATAAGAGAAGATGATTCGGCTGTGTCTCCTTCATAAGGATTAATACTTGCTGTAATAGAAGTTAAAATAGTAGTTAAAGAACGAGGTCCGCCTATAAAATTATATAAATTTTCAACAGCTGTAAGTCCTTCAGTACTATAATAAGTGGGTCTTTCTATAAACTCATTTATAAATACTTTAGGAGAGATAGTGATGCCAAAATTTTCTAATAGTGTGCTAAGTTGATTAGCTTGTTCTTGTGTAATATTACGTGATTTTCTAATAGCTTCTACTATTTTCTGATACTCATCAAAATATTGTTTTGCTTTTACCGTATCAATTTCACCATTTTTAGTTATATTATTGCCTGCTGAATTTTTTAAATTTGTATTCCATTCGTCAATAATTAACTGTTTTATATTTTTTCTATTAGCATTAAATACTCTCATGCTAATTTCATTACCAAATTCTAGTTCTTTAATATTACGAATTACTTTTAAAAATGGAGTATACGCTTTGTTAAAAGCAACAAATAATTTAGTTTTAAACTGTTCATCTGCTAAAGCCTTAACAACAACATCTCTTAATTCAGGACGTTTATATTGTAACTCCTGAAGTTTTGCGATCATTTCATTTGTTGTATTAACATCAGCTAAATTATTAAATAAGAAATTTACAATTTCATCGTAATTTGCAAAACTAGTAAATCCTAAATCATCATTAGTTTCACTGGTTCCTTTAACAAATTCTCCATTAACAATACTATATTTTTCTAGTTTACGTAAAAACTTACGAACATCATATGAAAAGTTATCTTTAGGATTTTCTGTTAATCTACTTTTATCATGAATAGTATCAAAATTCTCTTCTTCATACAGCTCTTCAAAACTAGTATTATTTATATCTTCTAATACTTGTTCATTAGTCTCACCTTCTGGTGTATACTTTAATCCATAGCGTCTAAGATCAGCTAATGCTTTTCCAAAATATCCATCAACATCACTAATTTCTTTATCTTGATTCTCTACAAAAAACTGATTAATCAGATTTTGTAATTTAGCTTTTCTAGGGTCAGTATTAGGTAATTTAAATTCTGCTTGGCGAAGACCATTTAGAATAGAGCCATATACTGTAATTAAACCTAATTTATAATCGTTCTTACCAATTTTTTCAATAAGTTTAGTATCAGATAATCCTTCAAAATTAGGATTTTTTGCTCTATAATTATCTAAAGCTTTAAAAAACTGATAATTAATCATAGCTACGCGCTTTCTAGCTACAATAGGATCTTCTATAACTTTATATTTGGGAGATGTGTTTTTAACAGGAAGTTGCTTATCTTTATAATAACCAGTATTAATTCGATACATTAATGTATCAATATCTACTTTGTTAAATACTGATTTAATTGCAGTCCATAATTTTCTAAAAAACTGTCGTATATTGTAAGATAAAGAATCTGCATTAGCACCGTCCTCTTGGACATACTCCATAAACTCATCTGCTAGTTTTTCTTCTAATTTTAAATCATTAGTATTATAAACAGATTTGTCTAAAGAAGATAGTCTAATTATTTCTTGTTTTTGTTGTTCAGTTAAAGTAATTTCCTGCCAAGTATTACCATATTCATCAGTAATTAATACAGGATTATATCCTTGTTTTTTAAGAATATTAGCTACAGTATTCTCATAGAAATTATAAATAGGTTTTAAAGCACCAAACCCTTCTTTTTCTACTCTTTCAAGTTCTTGTTTAAGTTGGTTTATTTCTTCACGAGTTTTAACTCTATCTTTTTTAATTTTGTCAATAAATTCTTCTGCTCTTTCTCTTTTACTATAACTAACACCTTTTTCACCTACATTATTTACAACATAAAATCTACCATCTGTATCTTGTTCAATAGTGTAATCAAAAAATTCTTGTTCGAGAACTTTAATCCTATCTTCTTTCTGCTTTTTAAACTCTTCTAAAGTAGTGTGACCTTCAACTTTACTAGCTGTATTACCTGAAGGGAATAATACCTTTTCATAACCTTTCTTAGCACTATCTTGAATAATAGATTTAATAAAGAATGTAACCCAGTTGTTGTCTTTATTCAGAAGTTGGAGAAATTGATTTTCTTGTTCTCCTGAATAAATTTCTTTAGGAGTATCGCTAGAAAAATCAACGTCTAGTAATTCTTGTAAAGCTAAACTTTTCTTATCCCTACCTTTCTGAAACAAATCAGATTGTATTTCTTGTATTTCTACAACTTTAGTAATTGTATTGTAATACAATCTTATCCAACCAATAGTATTATCATCAGCAAAAGAAGCGTGGGCTTTTATAGAAGGTGTAATCAAAGGGGTATTAATTTTTAATTCCTGATATACCCAACCATCCTCAGATCTATACATTTCTGCTTCTCTAGGATTATTACGAGAAGCTACTAAATTAATTCCACCCTTACCGTAAATATTAGTAGGTTCTTTTACAATAGAATCTTTTTTAGCTTGCTCAAATTCTTCTATTGTAATACTTACAGGTTCACCATTTATTATTTTTAAATATTCAGGACGATTATACCCTTGCTCAACTATATAAGTTACACCATTTGAAATAAATCCTTCTCCTCCATCATCTAATTGTTTTTGAGCTTCTGGACCAAACGCAGTATTAATCTCAACAGTATAACTATAATTAGCTAATAAAGAAGTAAGTATTTCTTCTCTATTATAAGGATTTTCTACACTTAAAGATTTAAGTAACTCTATTTGTTCTTTAGGTATTTGTAAATCTTGTTGTAATTTTTGCCAAAATTGTTCTCCTTTCCATTGTCCTTTATCTCTCTTTTTAAACCATTCAATAGCTTTATCAGATGAAAGAATATTAACTGATTTTAGTTGAAAATCAACAGCATTATATCTTGCAATAGTATCTACAGAATCAAAACTTCTAGGAATACCATATCTTATAGAAGCTTCATTTAAAATAGCTTCTCTTTCTTTTGGTGATAAAAATAGATTAAATACAGCGTGAAATGCTTCGTGATAAGCTATTTTATTAGGTGCTGCGTTATATAAAATAATTGCCGCATCTTTAAACATACCCCAAGCATATCCACCGTTTTTCTTAATCTCAATTAAATGAGGAATAATTTCTACTGGAACTTGTGGTAAATTCTTTTCAAACCAAGCACGAATTTCTCCTTCATTTAAAGGAGTATAATTATCTCCATCTGTAGCTTCTTTAAACTTCCCAATATCTCCTAAATCAATAGACGTAATTCCAAAATCTACATCATTTAAAGAAAATTTTTCGTTTAATCCTGCAATATTAGAATGTTCAACTGTTGTTTTAGCTTCTGAAATAGGAGCATCTTTAACAACTTCAGGAATGTAAGGTTCAACAATTACTCTAGTAGAGTGAAAATAATCTGGATGTAAATCTGTTACAATATATCCGTTTTTAGAAACAGTACTATTGTAAGCTTCGCCATTCACTGTTCTATTAATTTTATTTACATCAATTTGAACACGGAGTTGACCTAGAACTTCAACAGCATTTTCCTCTGTAAAAGTTTTAATAGTCTTAGTTTTATTATCAGTTAGAACTAAATTATAAGACTGAGTGTTAGGACTATAATATAAATCACTAATAGAAACAATATCAGAAATTCTATCAACTGCTTCTCTTCTTTGTGTGGCATCTGTAATTTCTTTAAATGAAAGAGCCATTGATCTTACTTCTGCAAGTAAATCAGGAAAAGTATTAAGAGTTTTATTAAATATCTTAATTGGTAGTATATTACCTGATTTATCAGGTATCATCATATAAACAGCACCTTTTTCTACATTTTTTTGTGCAGTTACCTTATTAACATAAGGATGATTAACGTCACCAAAATCAAGATAAGCTTGACCATTGGTTTTTTGACGACCAATAGCAAGTACCAATTTATTATTTCCTATAATATCTAAAGGATTTTGTTCTAATGGCTTACTATCTTGACGTAAGTTATGAATAGGACCAGATTCATAACTTTTTAATTTAGTAGTTGGTGTAAGAGTAATACGACCAATCTTATTAGTAGTATTTAAAACCTCACTCCACAACTTTTCTTTAAAAGCTTTAAGATTATTTGAATTATCTTTACTACCAAAATTTTTAGTTTCAGTCCATATAGGAACAGCACCTAGAATAACTCTGTTAGTCTCTGTTTTATTATTATCTTTATAATAAACAATTTCTATTTGAGCATTATTTGCATCTATTTTTTCAAATCCTTTAATGGTACCTTTATTAAAAGAATCGTTAAAATCATATTCATAATATAAAGTAGAACCAACGGGGATTTCTCCTCTATTTAACGCTCCCCAATTTATCTTTTGACTTAACGAAGAAGTATTTAAAACTAGTCCGTTTTCTGTTTCTGTAAATGAACCATTCTCATATTTAAACTCAAGACTAGCTGTTTTCCACGGGTTAGTAGGGTAGCCAACTGTATTCTGTTGTGTAGTTGTTTCTTTTGTTTTAATATTAACATCTACACCATCAGAGTTAGTCGGTTCTTTTTTAAGATCTATTTTAGTAACACTTACAACAGAATTAGATTGCTTAAAGTAATTATTAAGCTTAGTTTTAAATACAGGATCACTATTATACCGTTCTGCTATATACTTTTCATCAACAACAGTATTTTCAGGAATACCACCATTTAGTATAGCCAAGTTAGTAATTTCTTGTACTTCTTTAGCTTTTAAAAGAGAGTTATCCGTCCAGCGTGTTTTTAATGAAGCCTCTAAATTTACTTCATCAATCTTTGAAGCTGTAGCTTGTATTTCTTTAACTTTAACAGCTAAAGCTTCTTTAAATTCTTTATCTTTATTAATAATTTTAGCTGCTTCTTTTAATTGAACTAGCTCTTCTTCAGTAGTATTTTTATTAATCTTTTTAGTTAATGTAAGTAATTCTTTATTTTGAGTTTCTTCCCGTAAAGTATTAACTTTATCCTGAATTTTTGCAGGATTACTAGCCAGTGTTGCGTCTTTATTCAGTTGTGCAAGTTGTAGTTCTTCAACACTTTTTAAGAATGTATTTTGTGTTAAAAGAGAAGTATCTACCTGATTTAACTTTTCTTTAACTTGATCTTCTGTTAAACTTTGATTCGTTTTAACAGTTTCTAAAAATAAAGCATAACTATCTTTCTTTTCTTTAAGTAGATTATCTTTAATTTCTTTATCAATACCTAAATCTTCTGGTTTTAAAGCTTCCAGCGATTCAATGTCTTTACTAAGTTCTAATACTTTAGTAAGATCAGAAGTTAATTTAAAATCTTCTGTTAGTCTGCCTAATTCTTTATTAACCTCTTGTTGTCTTAAATCTAAAGAAGCACGTTTAATATTTCTACCTGCTTTATTTGCAAGTAAAAATCTCATTGTTTCTCCAGTATTATTTTTTCTAACGGTATTAAAGTAAGATTCAAACCCTTTTAATTGTTCTAATCCCCATTGTCCTTTAGCATTAATTTCTTTTGCTTCTTCTTGCGAAATGTCATCAGCTGGTTTAGTATCAACCATCATTTGAAACAAAGATTCTGCATGATCTGCTCTTCCTTGTTCTAATAATTCAAAGATAAATCTATAAGATTCTTCCTGTTCAATTTTTAAAAATTTCTTTTTATCTCCTTCAAATACAGCTAATTGTTTTTGATATTCTGTATCACGTAATTCATTAGCTATTTGTTGTTGTTTTGCAAATTTATTATTAATAGCTGTACCAGCTACTTCAAATACACCACCACCTAATGCACCAAAGAAAACAGAAGTTAAAAAGTTTTCATCAGTTGCATATTTAGCTAATCTTTCAGGATAAGATAAATAATCTTTTTCACGAATACCATATTTTTGAGCAACTTCTCTTGCTTGTTCTTCAGCTGTAATAAACTGATAACCTTCTTCTGCTCCTTCAATACCCATTTGAGTAAGAATAGATTTTGCAGTAGATTTATTAGCATTAGATAAAGCCAACTCCTTCCCTTTTCTAGAATAAGTAGACCAACCTTTGTTAATCATACCAAATTGAACAAGATCATTCATAATCAGTGTCCAATTTTTATTATAAACAGATTTAGCAGCTTCTTTTGCTGCTTGTTTTGCTAAATCATCACTAAATCCTTTTTGTTTAGCTTCTTCAAGAATAGTATTGTATGTTTCTGTTGCCTCCATCATGTTTTCAGCATGACGTGACATACCAGCCATTGTAATGGTTTCTAAGCCCGCAGTAGCTGTATTAAAAACTGGACTTCCTTCTGCAACTCCAATAGCTTTTAACAATTTATGTCCTCTCATTGCTCTAGCTGTTGCACCTAAAGCTTTAGTTCCAGCCATTGCAGGAATCATTAATGAAATTGCACTACCAATAGAAGAAAAATTTTCAAAAAACCACTCACTTACATCTGCTGTCTCTGTATTATTATATACAGGAAACATATCTTGTTGGAGTTCTTCATTCTTTTTTGCTGCCCACTCTGATATAACATTACCAAACTGTTTCTCAGAATCAAAAGCAGTAGTAATAAGTTGAAGTGGATTTAAATATCCTGCACCTTCTACTGCTCCTAATACAACTTCTCCACCAAAATTAACTAAACTATTACCTAATTCACTCCAAAATCCTTGATTAGCTGCTTTTACATCATTAGGATTAGAATCAGTTGTTAATCCTTGTAAAAAACGAGAATCAGAAGTCATTCTTAAACCACCTATAGGTGATCTAGGATTAATATCTGCCTTATAACGAAATGGATTAAATTCTTCAGTTTCTTTACCAGAACTGAGAAAAGGATTAATATTGCTCATGTTATTTTAGATATTTTTCTACTTCTAATGGAACAAGACTCTTATAATATTCTGGAAAACTACTAAGAGTCTTTGCTACTTTCATTCCTGCTGCGTCAGTAATAACTACATAACCAACAAAAGGTACTGATTTTCTCATAGCTTTATCAGGATTAGGAACACTTATTACATCAAACGTCAAATTCATATTCTTTCCAACAGAAGGAATATAAACGTTATCTGCTTTAATTTGTGTAGAATTACCTGCCATTGCAGCACTCATTACATCTTGCATAGGTTGTAATGCACTATCTTCAACAGGAACAATTACACTTCTTTTAAATGTTTTACCATCCTTATCTTGATATATAAAATCGTAACGCTGTCCTGGTCTACCACTAATAGGATTAATTTGTGCAAGACCATTATATGTTACATCTACTAGTTTTCCATCTTTTTGAGTTTCTTCCAAAAACGAAGAAATATCTACTACACCTTCTCGTTTAGATTCTTTATCAGCACCTAATTCAAAAACATCTCTACCTCCAATAGTTCTAATAATATTAGGAATATTTAATTCTTCTCCTTTACGCTTCATAGAAGCTCTAGTTTCAATCGGAGTCCAAACTCTATTATCATTCATAACTGCTGCATTTTTAACAGCATCTTTATGATTCTCTAAAGTTTGTTTCATATATTCAGGATTATTCCATCGAGGCTCATTAATTCTTAAATAATCATCAATTTGTTTTTGATACTTTTGAGGATCATTTAACCACTGTTCTGGAACTTTATTATCAGTAACTTGTTGAACTAAAAATTGCTTTTTACTATCATTAGTTAAGTTAGTGATATGTTTATTTTGAATTTCTTCTTCTTCAACACTAGAAGCTTCTCTAAACTTATAATTAACTGCACTATTATCTGCACCTTCGGCTATTTGTTTTGTCAAAGGTTCCTGTGTTTTATTAATATATGCTTGAGGACTAAGCTTATCCTCTGTTTTCTCATTATAATAATATCCTCTCTTGGTACCTTCCGGTGTACTAACATTTCCTATATAATTACCATAAACAAATTTTCCGTCTACGTAATTTAAATCTTCATACTTATCTTTAGCATGAAGATTTTTACTAGATATATCTTGAATGGCTAAAGAAGAACCAACAGGAGTCATTCTATCATACATCCACTCTGGATAAACTTGTTGTTGAGATTTATCTTTAAGGAATCTGTATTTACCACCTATAGGTTGATTTGTTCTGGGATTAATTTCTCCAGCAACGTATGCTACACCAGCTAAAATTTCTTTATTTAATTGTTCTCCGAGACCAAGAACATTCATAGTCTGAGTATAGCTTTTAAATTCAGAAGAACCTTCTAAATATCGCATTGCAGCTTGTTGAATATCTTGCATTGTTCTATATTCACCACCTACAATAGTATAGGTACCATCACCATTATTTTGAATTTTACCTACTTTTCCTTGAGATTCCATTCCTTTAATGGCATCGTCAAGCATCTTTGATACGTCTACACTTTTAGAAGGTACAAAACCACTAAATTGACCTTGTAATACCTGATCTCTAGTCATAGCAGAATTATCTGCCTTTGTCTTATTTAATGCTGCTTGATAAACGTCTGATTTAATTTCTCCTTTCTCATAACGCTCTTGTAATGAGGCTTTATAATCTCCATAAGCTTTTTTACGTTGCATTAAGGGAGTAATTTCTTGAGCAAATTGTCTACTCGCTTTCTTTACTTCTCTACCAAGATTTTCATAATCTCCTCTTTCAGACCATTGATCTATTTGACCACGATACTTACCCATTAATTCCTCTGCATAATATGAGTCTGGTTCAAATGGAGCGACACTCTGTTTTAGAGTGTCTGTTTGATAACCTAATACATCTGCTGTTTCCGCAGCAACTTCATAATCATTACGTCTTTGCGTAATTAATTCATTTAATTCTTTATTAACATTACCCATATATGGTTGTATATATGGGTTAATATTAAAATTAGGTAATGACATTATCCAATAGGTTTACGTGAACGTTTATAGTAATTACCAAATATTTTACGCAACATTCTATCATCTAGATTTTCATCTGCCCATCTTTGAAAAACTCCAGTATCACCTTCTTTAAAAGTAGTCATAAAGTTTTTCATAAAATCTAATTGTTGAGAATCTTTCATTGCTTGATTACCCATAATACTACGTAATCCAGCGTCAATATTTTGTTGAGTTAATGCACGTCTTTGATTACGATTATTCATTGATTCTAACCTAGCTTGATTTGTTACTGATGTATTGAACATATTAGTTCTATTAGACATATCATTAAATCTAGCTTTAAATTGATCTTCTCTACCAAATTCATCAAGACTTGCTCGATTTAAACTTTCTAAGCTTTTAGCAAAAAGATTAGATTGTAATGCTTGGTTATCTTGCGCTCCACTTCCACGTAGTCCTTGTGTTGCTGTTCTATAAGCACCAAATACTTGATCTCTCAAGTAAGGCATCCTATTGGTAAAATTATAAACAGGAGCAGGAGCAACATCAGGAGTAAACTCTGTTTCTAATTTATTAATCTGTGCTTGATTAGCTAAAGTTCCAATTCCTGTAGCAAGTAAACCTGTATTACCTTGTAAAGCTTCTAAAATATCTCCAAATTTATATTTAGGTAACATACCACCTTTAGCATAGGACATTCCATATGCTTTAGTTGCACCACTGGGTTTAAATGCTCCTCTTCCACCAGAAACTCCTGATATAGCACCAAAGTTTGTAGGATATACCTGACTTTCTTTTACTTTGCTACTCTTTTCTGTCGTTTGTTTATTTTTAGTAACGGGTGTCATCATCTCCATTTCAATAATAGCTGCATTATCATTAGTAAATGGCACGTAGTTCGCAGGCGCACCTTGTGGATATTTCCATTTATTGATAGCATCACCATCAAACTTACCAATGTGAATACGAGAAATATTTGGATCAGAATCAAATGCATCTTTTACTTTATTCACACCAAAACCTTCCCAAAATAAATTTTGATTACCTTGTAATGGAGTATTCCATGGTACTTGATTTTCTTGCCATGCTTTTTTCCAAGCATTATATTCTTCTCTAGTAACCCATCCTCTATCCTGCACAAAACCTTTTTCTTTAGGTTCTTTACTTGTAAAATAATTATAAATACTTTCTTGACCTTTTACAATTTTAGGTTTACCGGGTTCAGTAGTTCCACCTTCTGTCATTTTACGAAGATAACCACCAAAACGCATTTTATCGTTAGATATATTTTTATTTATTTTCTGAAATTCTTGGTCTTGAAATAATGTATCAACAGCACTATTTAATCGTTCTAACATTAATTTTGCTGTTCCCGCCTCTCCTAATCTTGTTGATTTAAGATTAGTTTCATATTCTCCTTTTTTCTTAGCATATCTTTCTGCTAATGAAGCATAAGTATCATCTGACTTAATATTAACACCTAAACCTTTTAATTGTTCTAATACCTCTTTAGAAGGTTTAAGTCTATTAGATAATACCATGTTATCTTTTATAACTTCTCCATCTTCAATTTCTATATCTGCTTGATTATCCTGATTAGTATCAATGGGAATACCACCATTTGCGTGAGTATCTCCTTCATAAACAGCAGCATTAGATGAAAGTTGTTTTACTTCTGAATCATCAGTAGGATAAGGTAAATAACCTCCGGCAGGACGCATTGGTAAATAAGTACCATATTTAGCTGTCATTATTCCTTGAGAAGGAAAAGTACTAAGTACTTGTTGAGATTGATTTTTAATTAGTGATGTTGCACGTTCAAGTCTTTCTTGTCTAATTCTTCTTTCCTCTTTTTTTGCTTTCTCGTTTCCAAAAACAGATGTTAAACCACCAATTACACCCCCTGCTAATGCACCCCAAGGGCCAGCTACCATACCTGCACTAGCGCCTTTAAGAACACCACTAGCCCCTGCCGCTAGATTACTTCTAACACCAAATTCATTTCCTGGATCTAAAACATCAACAAGATTACCTGCCATACCTGCAAAAGGAGCAGTCTCAGCGTTTAGATAATCACCAAACTTATATTTTTTAAGTTTCATTTATAATTCAGCTTTACGTATCTTTACACCAAAATCGTATAAATATAATGAATTTTGTGTTAAATCCAAGTTAGGTGCATTATCGTACTTAAATCTTACTTTAGCATATACACCTACTAATGGTTTCTTTTTATACACGTCTGCATTTGCATCCTTCATTTTATTAAAGTTCCATGTATTATGCGCTGCTCTAGTATTTCCAGGATTATTAAAATCACTATGAGGTTGTATTACAATTTCTCCTGTTTGTTGATAATTTGTTTCTAGTTGTATATGAGAAATAGTTTTATCTCTTATTAACTGGTTATTACTATCAAACATTTCACTAGTCCAAAATGTATTAAAGAATATTTTATCATCTTGTTGATAATCATTAAATACCAAATCAATATAGGATGGTTGAACACTATTACCAAAATACTTACAGATAGTTCCTTCTACATTAAATTGATGTATCTTATTATCTTTAAATCCAAAGAAAGTCTTATTGTTAAAAAACATATAATCAGGAGTATAATCGTGATACCCTACCCACTGTTGATCGGACAAAGAGAAAGAAATAGTAAAAGGATTAGTATTAGATTTTTTACTGAATATTAATCTTTTAAACATAGGATCATAACAAGTCATAATACCTTGACCTGTAATGGGGTTATCTGGAAATGTATTATCTATTAAGCAATTATCTCTAAAGAAATTAAACATTCCAAAATTAGATATTTCCTGAACACCATTTGGTCCAATTATAAATACTCTTCCTGTATTTTGATCTAACCAACTATATCCACCTAAAAAAGAACAACAACCAAATATATTTTGTACTCCTAAATAACCTAACCTAGAAGGAATAGGTTCTTTTGGTTCTTGTGAAAATATATCGCCAGCACCTAAAAATACTTCTGTAGAATCAAAACTAAGTCTATTTGCTCCAATAGTCCTAAATAAACCATATCTATGATGAATTAACAATACATCATCTAATACTGCAAGATTAACAATTTCTCCTCTATTTCTATTCTTATCATAAAAATCATTAGATAAAAATGTTTTCCATGAATTTAATCCTGTAAAATTAGTGCCAGCTACACCACTACGAATAACTCTAAACGGAAATTTATTAGTTACCTGATTAACTTTATTAGGATTATATATTAATGCTTGATTAATATAATTAGTTTCTTTATAATCACTTTTAAAACCTGATGTATCGTAAGTATCACTTCCAAAATTAAATTGTATTCTTCTATCGTCTGACTTTAGATAAAAATTAGAAGCATTAGTTTTTGGATAATATTTTGTATTTTCATTTCCATCTACCTCATATCTTAATCTAGTATTGTACCTACTTTCACAAATATGATACCTTATTGTCATTGCTCTAGCTTTATTATTAGTTATATCACTTGGTCTAGCGCTAGTACTACCTACGTGCATTTTTGTAATAGGTCCAATAAATCTATCACCGTAACCAATATGATTTTTAGTATATAGTGGTGGAGCTACTGTACCATCTAATAAAGGAGAACAAATTGTTAAAATTTGTTGATCGTATAAACTATGAACATTAGACTTTACTTGACATAAAGAATATAAGTACGTCTCTTCAATAAAGTCTGTTGGAGTAGGTTCATTACCTTGTATTAAACCAGTTGGAATAAAAGTAATACCCAATTTAGTATCATAGTTAATACGTTTAAAACTAAAATTTGGAGGGTTACCTTCATTCATTCTTTCATATAATGTACTTTTTAAATAGATAGATTCACCACTTCGTAAATTATATTTATTGCCGTCTAATACACCATTTGCTAAATATCTAAATTCGGTTACTGGAAAAGTACTAAGAGTATTAATCATAACATGATCAGGAAACTCTCTTTTAACTCCAGAAACAACACCAGGAACTTTTATAGGTCTATTTATGTAATCTAAGAGATATATAAAACCACTATTATCTGGAGAAACTACATCACCTCTTGAATCTCTGCTTCCAAAATATCTATACCTTGCTTCTAATCTAAGGTATAATTGAGAAGTAGATAATTGTGGTTTATCTTTAAGTAAATCTCTTATGTGTGACCTAATACTATTAAACTCAATAGATTGAACACGTGTACCATCATAAGATGACTCATTATTATATGCGGTATCCCACTCTATATTATCCGTTACTGTTGGATTTTTAGCACTAAATTGTAATAAATCTAATCCATAATTAATACAATCTTCATAATCTTTTTTAGCATAACAAATAAAATAACCTGAAAATTTACCTTGCATTTCAACAGGAATTGCAGGTATATACGTGTCAATACCTAAAATATCTAATTGAGATTTTAAATATTCGGGATTACTATTGTAATGTCTAGTTCTACATTCTTGATAACTAGGAAATACGTGATGTCTTACTCGTTGACCACCTAAACCACCAGGCCAATTAGGAGGATACTCTTCATTTTCATTCTCCCAATAACCCATATTTGAGTAAAAAGACTGGTTAGGACTTATAGTAGTTCCGGCTGGAGTAAGAACAGTAGTATAAGTAGTATCGCTTTGATTAGTTGTATCTCTTATTTGGTATCTTTTAGCTGCAATACCACCTACAGTAATATTAGCTAAAGGATCGGGTTCTCCGGGAATAACTGGTCTACCAGGAATATGATATGCTTTTGATAAAGAACCATTATTTAATACAAATACTATATAAAAAGCATAAACTTCTTTATGTCCAAAAGTAGGTAAGTTTTGTGCATTTAAATTATTTGCACTTGTAATTGTGCTATTATAATAAATTTTTATTTGATTAGCTACTTCTTGAAAATTAAAATCTTCTTGTGTTTCTAAATCTGCAAGATATAGTACATTATGAAGTTGAGCCATTGCTCCAACTTTTGTATAAATAGGTTTTGAAGTTAATACTTCTTCTAAAGATAAAGTAACTGGTGTTTCTGAACCAATATAAGTAATCGTCATATTTGGTCCAATGATAATTTCTTCTTTAATTTCAAAAGCTGTTTTAACACCATTGATAGTACTAATAGCTACTAAAACAAAACTATTATATGATGTATCTAAACCAGTTAATTGAATTTGAATAGATTTACCAGTAAAAGAACCAGGAGGAGTACCGTCATATAATGAAACATTACCTGTAATATCTTCAACAACATATACAGAGCTTTGAAATGGACTATAATTTGTAATAGTTCCATCTATATTTTTATATTTAATTGCAAACGTATAGTGTCCTGCTTTTATGCTTCCACCACTGTTTAATATTGTAGAAACTATGTTTGGGCTTTTAAAAGAAGGAAACAGGTTTAATTTGTTTAAGTCTGTGGCCGTTATAAAAGCTTTTCCAACAGTAAGAGCAAAACCTAAATTATCAATATTAGCAATTCTTGCTACATTATTTTTATCTGTCCAAGATATTATACGTTGTTTTAAAAAATTGTAATCAAATTCACTTGATCTAATAGGATAGTTTTGACTAAAATTTAGTAAATTATCTATAATAATATCAGAATAAACTCCATTAGTTTCTACAACACCTAATCTGTCTTGACCACCATTGATTCCATCAGAATAAACAACATAAGAACCATCAGGAAATACAGTTGTTCCAATAGGTTTTGCTGTTGCAAATGGATAACCTGTTGCAGTTACAACAGTACCTAGATCGGATGTAATAGCACGTTTTTTCTTATCTTTTAAAATATTACGTGCATCAATCCAAGTTCCTTTTGGTTGATTAAACTCGTTACTATCTTGATATAATCCTTTATCGGGTAACATTATTCAATATTTGAAGGTTGTTCTAAATTCATAAAAAACTCTTGACCCCACTCATTACCTATTGCAAATCGACTCCAAGTATTTCTAAATCTTTCGGCTGCATCAATGCTAGGCATTTTAGGAGCATTTTCTGCACGAAGTCTATAAGTTTCCCACATTTGATATGCATCTTTCCAAGAAAGATCAGGGTGTTTAAATCCTTTTAAAAGCATATTATAAACTACATACCACTCAACTGCCATTTTATAATCAGCATCATCAAGAATACGAGGATAACCATTTTTATCTAAGGCAAAACCTACATAATGTAATTTAATCAATCCTTCTGTAAATGATGTATAAATATAGTCTCCATCTAAATTATAATAAGGAGCACCAGGAGAAATACCTGTTGTCCTTGGATTGTCTTCTGCAAATCCATATCCTGTTTGATCAGAACCTAAAAACATTTTTACACCACGATAAGTACAGTCAGGATTATATTCTACTTGAGGAAAAGGAGTAGTGCCGTCGGGATTAAGTAGATTTCTTTCTGAAAAAGCATCAGGTAACAGTTGTTCTATTACTTTAATACGCTCTACATGACACGGAACTTTTGCTCTATTATTAGTTACTTTAATATAAGGTGGTTCTGTTTGTTTATGTTCAAATCCAGCATGATAACCAATAGCTTGAATAGCTAAACCAATATCCTCAATAGCATCACCAATCCAACTTGAATCAGGTGGTCTAAATGTTCTTTGTACTTTGTTTAAAATAGTAGAAACAGAAGTAAGTTTATGAATGTGAGGCATATTCTGCTTGTGGATTTAATTGTACTGCTTTTGCAACTGCTCTTCTATTTCCTGTCATTGGTGTAAACTTATACATTTTACAATTCTTAATAAAAGTAGCTGCTTTATCTTTAAACCAAGACCATTTATAATAATCTCCTTCATGGTAAATAAACCATTTTACACCATCAAGTGCAGTAGTTTTATTAAAAGGAGTAAGTCCACTATCTATTAATTCCTGTTTTCTCTTTTTAGAAGCTCCCCAATTAATACTTTCACCCTTTCTTGCTACACGAAGAACTTTAAAATATCCTATATTTATTTTAAAATTATATTCGTTAAATATAATTTTATTAGAAACACCTTTATGAAATTCTCTAACTACATCGTAAAAATCTCTATAGGAACAAGTTTCTTTATTTATTAAACCTTGTTCTATGCAAAGATTATAAATTGATCTAGTATTATATTGACTGTTAGGATTCATTTAATTTAATTTCTTGCGTTTCTGGTACTTGACGTACTGATCTATATTCTTCAAGAATAAATTGTTTAATAAGACGTTTCATATCATCATCAATATAAACAGCCTCTAAACAAGGTTTACCTTCACAATTAGTTAAATTTAATAATTCTAATGGATTACCAAATACATCTCTAACATTAATACGTTGTGTAGCACTATTAAAAATATAAATGTATCCATCTACATAATCGTAATAAGTATCTGATTTAGTAAATTTATTACCTTCTAATATATTTTTTATAATGTAAGAAGGAGCGTAAGTAAATGCTTTTTCTGCATTAGCGGAACCAACAAATAAGAAAGGAGTAGACATATTATTTGTTCTAACTCCAGAAGGAACTCTGTCTATTGTTCTAGATACTTCACACTCTATATCTTCGTCAATGCAACATTCAACTGCTTTAACTTTCTTTAATTTTAAACAAATTTTTTGCTCGCTACCTCTAGGAAATCTACCATTTTTATCAAACTCTTGTTTTAAAATAGTTGCTCTATATCCTATAATAGACTGTTTTAATACCTCTAAAAAAGGTAAATCAAATTGTTTATTAAAAATTGTTGCAATTTCTTCTGCAAATACTTTTATTTCAGTCATAGTAATAAAGCAATTACAATAAGTACAGGACTAATAATTTTTAATAACTTATTTTGTCGTTTAAGTTCTTTATTTTCTGATTTTTTAATATCTACTATCTTATTACTATTAGATTGAATACTGTCTTTGTTTGTGATTATTTTATTATAAATAACACTATCTAATCTATAATTTTTAATAATTTTATCTTGAGTTAAAATTATAGTATCTTTTTTTGCTATAAGACTATCTTTCTCTAAGCTAATTTTTTTAATAACTTGTAAAGAATCATCTTTTTCTAAAGACCATTTTAAAATATTAATATCAACTAAAACTTTCTGACTATAAGTATAATTACTTATTAGTAGAAGTAGAAAAATTATCTTTTTCATATCTTTTTATTATTAACAACAGTACTGAATCTGTTGTTAAATGATTATATCTTCCCTTGATATTACTTAACTCCTTAGTCAATAAAACTATTCTATTATTTCGTAACGTAACTTCTTTATTAATAGAATCTATTTTAAGAAATAAATTTAACTTATATTTTGCGTTATATGTTAACGAATCTTTTAGTTTATTATTTATTTCTGTTAATTCTTTATTTTTTTGTTGTAACTCAAAAATAACTGACTCATTGTATTGTTTCTTATTACCCTCTAAGATTAGAGTAGTAATCAGAACGATTATTAAAAATATAAGTAAACTAACTGCCTTGTTGTTTCCCATACTTTGTTTGAATAAAATTATCTAAATTTTTACTTCCTAAATTTGCAAAGTAGCATAAATCTAAAGACCACCATACCTGTTCTCCAACTGATATACCAAAAACACTAATTATAGCTAGTGTAGGAAATAAAGCAAGCCATATAATAGCAGATAATTCTCGTAATTGCCACCAAGTATCTTTTCCTCGTAAATCATTAATTATATTATTACGCTGCAAAAAATAAATAGCATATATTTGTATTAAACAAGATATTGCTATAAAATATGCAATATAATTAGCAAGATTGTCTTTAATTAAATCAATCATAATAAACCATCAGGAGGCATAATTCCTTTAAGAACAAGATATAAACCTACAAACTGAATAATTAATTTAATAAAGTCTTTAGAAACATCAACCATTTCTTGTTTAAATGTTTTCTTTATATTAAAACTAAGGTCTTGTTCTTTATCTTTTTCGTGTATTTCTTTAATTTGTACTTTAAGAGTTTCTATCTCTTTTTCTAACTCTTCTTGTTTTTCAAGAACACCTTTGTGTTTATTTTTCTTATCACCATAAATGCCAGTATTCATAGTATAAACTAACTCTAGTACCTCGTCTAGTTTTTTACTAACTTCTCCCAAGTCCACTTTTAATTCTTGCATATCTTGTTCTAAACTATCTAAACGTAGATCTTCCATAACCAAATACCGATTAATAATTCAAAAATTTTAATTATACAATTAACAACTGGTACTGTAATCGGTTTATTAAATTTTTTAATTTTTGTAAATAATAAACCTATATTTCTTATTGTATTGTCCAATAAGTTATTACCCAGATGAAAAATTCTAGAAAAAGATAGTCTTTCTCTTTGATATGCTACACTAATATTTAATAATATATCAAAAAGGACATGATATATTAATAAAATAGAAAGAAGTAATAGTAAGCTTGTTACTGTTACTCCATAAGTCCTAATTAGTAAAATACTAGGAATAATTACACGTAATATTGCATCATATGTATGCCATAGCCTCTGAAATTTTTTATCAGAAGAAATACCATATCTAATAAGCAAACTTTCGTTAGCTATATTATATATCAGTAAAACTAATACAATTAATATGATTAAATCACTTGTCATTATTGCGTTTTCTTATCTTCTTCTTTTACTAGAAATCCTAATTCTTCTAATGTAATTTTATTATAAATTGTTAAATCTGCGCCATCAGAAGTAGTAAAGATTTTAAACTTTACAGAAACAGGTTTTTTAAGAAGTTCTCGTAAATCTGCTTGACGTTTTTTCTCACCGTCTTTAGTATATACATTTACTTGATATTCTTCTTTAGTATCTACTCCTTTAACTGTTTTAGTTCTTTGCATTGTCTCTTTTAAGAGTACTTGCTGACCTTTGTCATTTTCATAAGTTGCACAGTTGTCAAGATCAATAACTTGTACTTTTTCGTTATAATCTTCAAACCAAGGTTTCATAGAACGAAGTGTTCTAGCTTGCATTTCTCCTCTATGAGTACCCTCTGAAATAGAGATACTGTTAAGAATACTAAATAACTCTAATGCTTTTTCATTAGTCATTGTTTCTAATTCCTTTTTTTCCATAATATAAAAGTTTTGTGGTTATATAATGCTAATATATTAATTATCAACAAGTTAGCCAAATTTTAACTTATTAAACTAATTTATCCCAAGTAAAATGATCTTTAGGAACTTTAAAAAACATATCTTTAGCTTCTAATCTAAATTCCCAATGCCATCTTTCACTAGGAACTGTTCTTACTAATTTATTGTATCTAAAAGCATTTTTAACTAACCATTCATAAGAAGGTAGTGTTCCACCTTTAGGATTAGTTACATTAAAATCATAAGCTATACCTGGACCATGATTAGAAAAACCAGGTCTTCCTGTTTCAGGATTAAATAATTTAGGACTTGCAGTTTTAAGATAAATAATGTCATTAACTTTTGTTTTATCAATAACATTCCTTTTTCTTAAATCCAACTGTTCAATAGGAGTTCTAATACCTTTTGCAATAGATATATCTACACTATTTTTCTTAGCATCTGCTATTAAGCTTCTAAGAATAGGAGCATAAATTTTAAGTACTTTGGCGTTTCCAATGTACTCATATTCTGCCATTCCTATACTCTTACCATCTTTCCACAATTCTATCATCATACTGGTAACTCTCCATTTGCCTGACGAATTAAAATAACTTCTCTTAAAATACCCCTTGCTAAATCATCTAAACAATCTCCATTACCAACTCCCGGAAATGTATTAAGTATTTTAGACTCAAAATAAAAAGCTAAAGTTATAGCATTAGGATCAACAGTATCATCCGACAAATAAAGTCTTGTTGTAGAAGATATTTTACGTTGATTTATCATAAAAGTTTCTTCATAACTTTCTACAGCTTTTCGGGCGCGTTGAGTAGTTCCATTAGGAATTGCATCAGTTGTTTCATCAGTCTCTTTTAATGTTACAAGATATTGCACAAAAAGAGGATAACCGTCTCGTCCTATTGGCGCAGCAGTCAATTCTAGTATCATTCTTTTTCCTGTAACAGCATCATTATTTGTCACTTTAAATTTAACTTGTGCCATATTATTTTAATTTATATAAATCCATAACCATAAGTTCCTCCACTTGCGGAAGGAGGAGGAGGAGGAGGATAATGTAAAATTTCTACTTCTATAGTATAGTAGTTAGTAATTGAAAAATTAGAGCAAATTATAGCAAGACCTTCTCCTGGTCTTATCATAATACCTTGTTGTTTTGTACTATATCCATTACCATTTCCTTTATAATTTAACTGTGATGCAAATAAAGCATTTACTCCAACTTGTGTATTTTGAGGAACTAACAATAAATTTCTAACCATACCAATTCCTCTTACAAAAATTGTATTTGATAAAGGATAACCTAAATTTTGTATTAGGTCTAAAGATGTAACTACTGCATACTTTGGACCGTTATCTTCTATATGATTTTCTCTAACAGATAAAGCTGTTGGTATCGTTGTATCTGATCTTACTTTAATAGGAGTTATTAATCTACCTCCTCGTAAACCACCAAATGTTTTTAAAATTCGTACTTTAGGAGAATCTTGTGCTTCACCAGTAATAGAAAAAGGACCAAGTTCAAACATATCTATGGAATTAATAGATATATTTCCAGTAGTTCCTGTTCCATTAGCTAGCCCTATTAAAGCTTGTTTACCGGTATCACAAATTACCTCATTTATAAAATAACTATTTCCATTAAATGAAAAATTAATATTAATATACCAAGCAGCAGCTCTGCTTGGGTTTGCATTATCATTAGGTGTAATAATAAGTGCTTCATTTTCTCGAATTAGAACTTGTTCAATATTTGCATCGCCATGTCCTGCTCTTAATACTGTTGCTGTTCTTGCACTATTTGTTCCTTGTATAGAACCAAACCCAGTTCTATAATTAATATTTGCAAGTGCTCCTGCTCCTATTGCAGAAAAAGGAGCAACAAAAACTCTTCTTAATAATGTAAAAGTAGCACCAGGAACAGTGTCAGTATGTTTTCTACAAACTACAGCAGCAGGTAAATTAGGAGCATTAGATCTTAATTTATTAATATTAATATTAAAATACTCATTATCCTCTGGATTAATTAAAGCAGAAAATCCTGGACCATGACTAATGCGTTGTATTAAAAATCTACTATCTGTGCCACTAACCATTGCTGGTTTAATAGTAATATTTTTAACTTCAAAATATCTACGTAAATCAGATTCTTCATTATTAGTTATACTAATTAATGAATCTTCTTGATTTCCAAAAATATTTCTAACAACTTTAAATGTTTCAGCCATTATTGTTGAATATAATTTAAATCGCCGTTTCTAAAACATTCTAGTTTATAACCTTTAACTAATTTTTTCTGTTCTTTAGGTTCATCATATTCTCCTAAAATAATCCATTCCTCATTGTAACAATTACTACAAGGAATAATTCTAGAATTTTCGTCTTTATCAAATTCTACTATACTTTTATGTCCACATTTACATATAAATTCCATAAGATAATTTTAAGATGCACTATCTGTAAATTCGATTTCTGCGTCTGCAGTTACAGTTGCTGTTGCTAATGTAACGTTTACAATAGCAAAACCTTCTGATGTGCCTGACACAGCTGTTAAAGGTTCTATTGCTGTATCTCCATAACCACTATTCCAAATTTCTCCAAATGGAATAAGAGTTAATAAAGCATCCATATCAAGAGTTGTTACAGTTGCTTCATCATTTTGCCACAATATTTGACGATAAATATGAGAAGTTGTAATAGTTCTGTTGGTTCCGGCTGTAGTACCAGCATTTAAAGCTGCATAAGCAGAACTATGAGGTACAGGTGTAACTCCGGTTCCAGCTGAAGCTGCTGTAATTCGTTGAACACGTACAGTACCTAAACCACCAGTACCAATACCAGTACCGTTGTTAAGAAAAAACATTCTATAAACTCGAATAAATCGAGTAGATGTGTTAGCATTAAATACATCTAACATATCTTTGTTAGCTGCATATGTAATACCTTGACTTGTTGCTCTCCAAGTATTTGCCATATTAATATGTTATAATTTTTCCTGTTCCTTTTGTTGATTTAAATAATTCAATGTCTCCTTTATCAGTTTGAACCTGATAAATTCTATTACTTCTTGCTGCTTCAATCATTTTTGCAAACTTATCTTTAGTTTCACCAGGAGGTAATGATCTCCATCTTTCTACATTTATTTTTACTACAGCGTTACAAATTAATTTTAAATCATGTTGTGATAGAATCTTACCTTTTTCCGGATGTACTACGTAAACACAATCTCTATCTACATCATATCCTGTTGCTAAATGTTTCATAATTTTAATGGTTAAGTTGTAAATATAAGTTATTTAAGAAGTAACTTCAACTACTAACTCAACACCTATATGATTTGCAGCAGTATTAGAAGAAACTTCTAATTCAAAATAATCGTTTTCTACAACTGTAGTATCCCAACCTGTTAAAGTAAACCCGTTGTTTGTTCTAGAAGCACTTAACGATGGCTGAACGGAACCAGTTATATCTACTCCATTTTTTCTAACTCTTAAAGTTGCTGTTGTACTCACATCAGCTAAAGCTTTCCATCTCACAATTCTACCAGCATAAGGAGAAATAATAATAGTTCTTACTTTTGTACCCGTAGTAACTACTCCTGACTCTCCTGCAATGACTGTAATTATCTTCTCATTCTTTAAAGAATAAATACTACCGCTAGGACTTCTCCATTGCCAATTTCCTGCATTAATATAAGTAAATATACCTCCAGTTGGGTTTCCTGTAGGTGCAGTTAATACATTTGCAATATATAAACCACGCTCCATTGACTGCCAAGTCACGGATGTTGTTAACAATCCTATGTTCCCATCTAATCCACTTCCTGCTTTATTACCGTAACTTAAATAAAGATCTCCACCATTATTATTTCCGCTTTGAGCATTTCCAGAACGAATTGTAAGATTTTGCCCAACCGCTAGATTACTAGAAGAGTAAATTTCTCTATTGGCGCTTAAAATAATCCCTGTAAAAGAATTAAGTGATCCTCCGCTTATCAAAACTAATTTAGAGACAGTGTTGAAAAATAACCAGTTATTAATAACAACTTGATTTTCCGAATTTAAATGTAGGTTAGCATTAAATAAATTATTACTTGCAGAAATAGTTCTATCACCAGCAAAGGTAGAATCTCCCAATTTTAAGGTTGTAGTTTGTAATCCTATTGATGCTCCTCCTTTTGGGGAAAGCAATAACGGCACCGCTCCAGCGCTACCATCAGTTACTATTGATCTTGTAGAGCCTGCAACAAGTGTATTATCTCCTAAAGTAATATCTCCATTGGCAGCACTAAATAATTTTCTACCAATGGCATTAGTGCCATTACTTACCATTAGTTCGTTACTTACTGCACTGTTGGTTATTCCACCACCTGCACCTAACCCAACCCAAGCACCATTCTGTCTAAACCTGAATGTGTTAGATGTGGTGTTATACATGATCAACCCATTAACCGGACTTGAATCATCTACTGTGTTAGTGCCTACTACAAGAGAGCCATTATTACCTGTTGCAAAAGTTTGGCGGCCAGTAAACGTTTTGGCACTAAGAACGTAACCTCTATCGACTAAACTTCTGTCGGTGTAGTTAGCTGAATAATCATTTCCATATTTTAACCCTCCCTGTCCAACGTTACCGGCTTCTCCAAAAAAAACTTCTTCAACCGCTTCCTGGTTAAACACTCGGAACCTTCCTCCTCCTCCCAAACCATCCCCCGCATTAAAAGTAATTTCGTAGCCACTATAGTCGATAGACGTGTTAGAATTAAGACTACCCGTCAACCACCCATTCAAATCACTTCTGCTCGCAGTCTCCTGCCATACTGTACCGTTATGCCAGTTAGGTCTATTACTTGTTGTTGAATGTATTTGTAAACCACTATAAGGACTTCCAATAGCATTACGTTGGGTATCTGTCATTCGCGGCAAAGCGAAACCCTGTGTGGTGGATTGGATGTCGAGAATGGTATTGGCATTGGTTAGCGAAGTGCCTCCGATCAACATAGAGCCTGAAGTATTTCGCCATGCGATGTGAGTTGCGCCTGTAAGAGACGTCAGTGTTGGGTTATAGTCAATGCCGTTGATTGTCCCGCTGTAGCTTGCTGTAGTATTATAGGTTGGATTCAGCTGCAAATGCGTATGCGTATTCGTACCGGAATTTCTTGTAAATCCTCCTTTGGTGCGGATAAATACACCTGAGTTGACTCCACCTATATTTGTGTCAGAAGTCGTCTCCCGTATCTCCATCGCAGCACCACCAGTAGGTATTGATGAAAGATCAAAGCGAAATGGATTTGTTGCCCCCGCAATAGAATTTATTTGGCCCACATTAATATTTGATCCACCTCCTCCGCCAATAAGTGACGACCAGCCTTGATAAGAACTTCCTATCCATGTATGCGTTGTAGCCGTTGTTGTTAAATTCAATGTACCTTCATCGTTTAGTGTTAATCGTGTTACGTTGGCGCTATTAGCCACGCGCAAACCAAAGGTCGAAGATGTAGTACCCGTACCACGGACGTCCAGCCTTGTGTTGTCTGTAATAGTGGCACCCGTGGGCCCAACCAGCAAATTCCCGTTCAGTAGATTCACATTGTTTGCGCCCAAGGCATTAGTTCCTATCGCCAGCAACGTGCCGCTGAAATCGGGCAGCGTATAAGTACGATCGGCTGTTATGCCAGTTGCGTCAAAAGTGCGTATGAACGAACTTCCACCTGTGCCTAACCTCCAGTTCAATCGTCCGCTATTATCTGCCCAAAGCGTTGTTCGGCTTGCGGCACCCGTTGGGTTGGCGCTCTGCCAATCCATCTGCAAAAAGCCAGCGCCAGCAGTGCCGTTCACACGCAGTGATTGCAAAGTTTCAGCACCGGTAATTCCATACCCGCTAAGAGTGGTGGGGGTGCCAGTGATCTTGCTCCAAGCTAAAGAATTTAACCAAGAAGGATTGGAGTAGCTACCAGAAAGAAGGGGAAACAAATTCTGCCACTGAGATATACTCATCTTTCTGTTAGCCCCTCCTTGTACCACAGGCACTAACTCCGTACCAGTTGGGTCAGTGGCTGCTGGCATGTCGCTTATTTTAACGCTTTGCGCACTTGCCGCAAGCGCAACAAGTAGCAAAATCAGCGCAGCGATTAAGATGGATAGTAATTCACGTTTCATTCCGTTTCTGTTTTTTTGCTTACGATTTTTTCAGCACGGTTAAAAATTTTGTCGAAATAATTCTCGTTCATAAACAAAAGAAACAGGCCTAAAATTAAAGGCCAAAGAGGTGTGTGCCAGTCGTAAGGTATCTCTGTTTTTAGTTCAAAGAACGCTGGCAGAATATATTTGATCGCGTACATAGTCGCGGATATGGACATGAACACGGCTCCCAACATTGTAGTTACAGGGTTTCTTTTTGGGTTTGCATTTTCGATTAAGCTCATATAGATTTTGTTTTTATTACTCTACTAAAATGTTTCCAGTGCCATCTTCAAGGCCAATAGGCGTTGTACCGTCTTCCATCAATATAAAGCCTTCCTCCGCCGAAGGTGGCGGCACAAAGATAAAAGGTATTCCGCGTCTGTAATACTTTTCTGTGCTTTGCACTCCATCAAACGCGCAAACGTAAAAGAAAAGCCCCTCAGATAAATCCTGTTCGGCCACACTTGCCGATGTTCCTTTACCTCTGTAAACAACTTGAAAGCGCGGGTTATCGTCTGCCTTTGAGTATGTAATGCCGTCAAGGGGAAAGAAATCAAACGGCTTTTTACTGGCAACAACTAGCGACTGTTCTCCGTTGCCTTTTGTCCATGACAAAGTTTGAGTGCCTGAGTTGTATAGCACGTTGGTATCCTGCACGGTAGGGGTTATCTCCGCGTGATTGGTTACCTGGCCATATATGTTTCCATTTCTCAAAGCAAGTTTAAATAATTTTCGTCCTTCAAAGTTAAGAAAACTGCACCAGTAAAAAACGGGTACTTATCCGATAGCTTTTCCATCTCGTAATTTTCCTCTTTCAACCAACTTTGGTTTTGAATGAAAATCGAATTGTGCTGCAAGGCAAGTTTTAGTTTTTTGTGCTCGTAAGGCGGCATAGGTTCAACCTCCAAATGTCGCTGTGTTTTAGTCGTGCTCGAAAGTTTGTCAATACTTCCGCTGCCATCCTCCACGCTTTCGTTTTCTTCGGGGTATCGCTCCTCGTAAAATCGGGCAAAAATCCGGTGATTGAAAGCGGGCGAACCCGAATTGTAAATAATCCCGGCAAAGTCTGAATCGTTCGATACCGTTACCAATAGCGAATCCTCGTGCAAATCGCGCACGTTTTGAAGATCAGACCGAGCGATAACGACCTTTGCCATACGGTTAAGCCTGTACGGTTATGGTGCAACCGGTAATGTTTACGGCTGCCCCGGACGTGATTGCATCGTCATCTATAATCAAATCCGCTCCTGATTCTGCTACGGACATATCCATCACGATTAACCCGGATGAGCTTATGAAGCGGGCATATCCAGCCGTGCCGGTACCTGATGCCAGGCCTAACCAGGTTCCATTTTTTGAAATCACGCCACCGCTGGCCGCAGTAAATGGACTTGCCGGTAGCGTAATCGTGCAAAGCAACGTGCCGGAAGCAGCATCGTTTGCCGAAGCTGGCTGAGTTCCGGTTCGAATTTGGACAGTGCCGTTAGCAAACAGTCCGGCCTTATGGTTTGCGATTGAGTTGCGGTAGTTCGTGTTTTTTCTGTACGCCATAAATTGTTTATTTAACTTTTTTTTTACTCTTCTATTGGAACACTCCGTTCATAAATTTCTATTGCTAAGTCATCCGTAGGCAGAAGCTCAGTGTAGTTGTAAATGATTTCCGACATGTTGTCGCCTATGTTGAATACATGGGTGTGCACAGCAGTTCCGTTTTTGTAGAATTTCACCAAACCGACATCTTGAGCAATGCCGCCATTTGATGTTTTCTGCGCCCGGCCAGTTACGTTGCCAGTGCCATCGCTTTGCAAAATACCGCTTTCGGTATCGCTTAATCCTAAGCTGGTATCTAAACTAAATGATTTAATTTCCAGGGTGTTTGTAAATCGTGACTCCCAGAATAGGAAGCTAGTAAATCCAAACAAGCTGCCAACGATGTCGTAAGGGATGGCATTAACGATAGTTCCGGCCACGGCTTCCACTGGATCGTTTACGCCACCTGAAATATTGAATGCCGTCACGGTGTTGGTTATGGTTCCGGATACCGCTTCAATTGGGTCAACCACCCCACCGTTAATATCAAAGAACGACAGCACAATTTGAGCCCGGACGTAGGCGTTATCTACTCCAATGTCCGTCCAACGGAAACCCGTATCAAAAACGTAGATACCATTTACAAATGATTTAGTAAAGGCCCGTGTGTGCAGCACCGTTCCGGCCTTGTCTAAAATTTCAAGCTGATAATTGAAATCGCTTGTGTCGTAAAACTGCAATGCGATTTCATCTTCAGCGTTCCACTTTTTAAAGTAACACGCATGATCTACACCGGGCTCCGGCTTTTCGTTGTAAGTGGGAACGCCAAGCGGCCAAAACTGAATCGGTATTGCATTTGAGATATTTATGCTCATGGCTCTACGTCAGTTACAGTAATATAATTCTCATAGTTCTTCATTGTTTCTCTGAATTAGGAGCATGTTCGCCTTGCTTTTGAATACTGAATAGTCTAAATCTAATAGATAACAGGGAATAAATCCAGTACTTCCTCTACTAATTCCCACTGCGTTATTCTTATTTTCATTCAGCAACTTGTACGTTTCCCAGCTCATTTCATAATTACCGACTTCCACCAAGTAAGGGTACCAAAGCCTTGGTGAACCCGTAGATGAGTAGTTTGACCGCTCATTTATTAATTCGTCAGGATTGGTAGTAGCTTCATAATCAGTAGGACGTAATCTAGTTTGAGCTAAGTTATTTCCCTCTCCTCTTCCAAACATGTACAACAACCCATCATAGTTGAATAAATTCCTCCACCGTTTAAAGACCCTCATCACAGTGTGGCGAAGATTGGCTCTTGCAGAGGAGTTTAAAATTCCAGTTATTGAAGCAAAGTTTTCCGCAAACTCAAGTTGCCAATTACTTCCATCCGGAATAACAGACACCAGCATCATGTCCTCATCCAATCGGTCATCCTTGCCAAACTCTAGTTTGTTCCTCCTGCTCCGCTCAATAGCCAGCCCAGCAGTTATAAAGGAACTTAAAATTTTCAAGTCTTCCCCAAAGGTAGCCGCCTGTACATTTCGGGTCTGCTTTGTCTGAGGGTCATCAATACCTGAACTACTTTCAGCACTCCATTTCTGATAACCAATCTCCACACTATTTATAAACCTCTCTGCATCAAACCTTCGTACTATGTTTCGACAATCTGGAAAATTAACAATAACAGTAGGATTGAAAGCGTATGCCTTATCCTCAATGTAAATTTTGTCTTCACCTAAAACCTTAGTGTACCCTAAACAAAGATTGAACATCGGGTCAGCTCCTTTCCACCACTCGTCAAATGACATTGAAATCTCCTTGGTGGCGAAGTCATAACCACGATTGTGTTTGCCTCTAAAAATTGCGTTCCTATTAAAGGTAGCGTTGCTGAATTTAGTTGATACTAGGGGAGAGTTATTGGAAGTGTACTTACGCAGTATATTATCCGCAGCATCTTTTATAAGGAATGCATCCGTGGAGGAATCTGGAAATGAGCTGTTAGTCTGAGCATATAAACGGTTTGTGCTAGCAACATCAAAATGAACTCTGTTGGTACTACCAAATGCCTCAAGATTCGAAGTCACACGGATATAAAAATAAAATTCATCTCCTGCTGAACAGTCGGTAAATGTAGGATTGAATGAAGGTTGAAGCGCTCCGAAATTCAACCACCCACTATCATAAGGAACATTAGTCAAAACAGTATGTGGCAAAAATACTGTAGTGTGGATATCCAAGACCCCAGTTTCTATTTTTCTACGAACAATAAAAATATCAGCAGATATTGTGTCAAAGTTTTGGGGGTCTCCGACAGTAATCTTCATTCGCATTTCATTGGAGAACACCCAATCTCCTGTACTTCTGGAATTAAGTTTTAGGAAAAATAGTCTATCTGTTGTAGGAAGATTGTTACTAACTTGGTCTTCAATACCAAAAAACTCTCCAACATCATCATTTAGTTGATTGGCTGAGAGAGCAGGGATAAAATACTTAGTAGTGTTGCCTGTGTAAGTTGCCCCAAAAAAAGGAGTTGCTGAATCCCTATCTGCACGAATCTGCTTCAGCAACAGTTGACTTCGCATTTTAACAATAGTTTTCGGAACTACTGTTACAGTGCCTCCACCTACAGCTCCAGTAGATAGAAGATCAACAGGCTTCTTTATTTGGTTTATGAACTTACTCCAAAAATCATCTCGAATAACAGGTGCTACAATTTTATACTCCTGGTCTCCGGCTGAAAGTTCCTCCATCTGAATAAGTCGAATGGTTCCGGTATATAAAGTTTCCCACACCCCCTCTTCAAAAGAAATCTCGAATCTTACTCCAATTACAGTACTGGGGCCAAATGAGTTCCTAATAGTTCTAAGAGTTTCAAAGGCCGAACCGTACCACATGAAGTTGCCTTTGAAGTGTTCAATTAGCGTGTGGTATTCCTCATGCCGCTCAAGGGACAGAGTAATATCCTTCCACCCAGCAGGGTTGGTTACAATTTGCTGTCCTCCAGAAATACTTGGATGGATGAAGTAGGTTCTGAATGCCGGAGTCATTTGCCCATTACTGATCTACGAATCAACTTTCTATTTCTGTGCTCGTCTTCCCGAACTTCATAGAGCAACGAACCTTGGCGCACTAAGCTCGGTTGAGAGGATTTGTAAGCAGCTATCAACTTTTTATTCTCCTCCCTCATTACCTTAGCCATTGTCAGCATACCAAGCTGCTCTGAGTTCATACGTTGCTCTACACCAATGCCTGAAAGCGCAAGAGCCTTGGTCTCGTCAGCAGTAAACACCTTAGAGCCTTTCTCCAAGTAAGTGAGTGAAGGCCCATTGGGAGACAAGGAGAATCTCCCAGAAGGAGTTTGAATCAACTCTGGCCCCTTCTCCCCAACAATTGCCAAACCTCCCGGTGCGAAGTCGGTACCTTTTTCGAATTTCATTATTTGAGATCGGGCTGTAGCAAATGCAATTTTAATCAGCCCTGAGATTGCAAGGGCTCTCGCTATACCAGTAGCTCCGAAGGTAAGAACAGAATCTGGGGTAGATAAGGCTTGAGCTGTAGCCTTTGCAATGGTAGCATGCTGCACTGCCAGTAACTCCTTCTCAACCTGATTAAGTAGGAACACCAAGGCTCCTTTCGAAAGCGCCCTGATAAAATTATCATTGGACTGGAGCGCTCCCTGAATTGTAGCTACTAACTCGTTGGTCAGAGAGGTCATGTACATAGTCTCATCCATGAACTGTTTTTTGCGCCGTTCAGACTGACTCATAAACTTTTCTGTAGTCTCCTCTCCGTATCCATTTATGACTTCTTGTACCTGCTCCTCCCAAGTCTTCAATTCCTGTAAACGAACAAGCATTGCATCAAACTCTTCTTTCCGCTTCTTATCTTGTTCGTTTAACATCTGAGCCCGTTGCAAGTCAGCATTGATCTCGTTTTGAATTCGCTGCTCTAATTCAGCCTTCAATTTGGCAGTAAGTTCCTTAGCGTTTTTTGTTCTGGTGGCCTGTTCTTCAGCGTCAATCAATAACAACTCTTTGGATGCATCTTGGCGAATCTTTAACAACTCGGCTTCCTCGTCCTCAGTCAGCTTACGGTTTTCTTTAAAGTAAACCGCTTTGTTGCCCAGTAACCAAAGAGCAAGTGTCTTTGCTTTATTTACTTCGGCAACACCGGCCTCTCTTTGCCTATCGACACTCTTAATAATCTCCTCTTGTTTCTTGCGCTCTAGATCAAAAGTTGCCTCACCTCGTATTTGAAGCAGTCTAATTTCCAGATCGTATCTTTCTTCCATCGTTGTTCTCTCCTTAGCGTAGCGCTCAATAGCTTTTTGACTAACTTCGTCAGCAATATCCGAAAACCACTTGAATGCAGCAGCAGCGGCAACCAATACACCCGCGACCAAGAAAATTGGATTGGAGAACAAAGCAACTCCAATGGCTTTAAAGGACTTTCCGATTCCTCCCAAGCCTTCAATAATTTCTTTGGAAGACATTCCCTTCAAACTTGCTGCTAACTGATTGGCCGAAGTGGCCGCACCGCTCAAGTCCCCAGCTCGAAGTTGGGACCCCAATTGTTGAAAAGACCCTGCAATGTTTTCCACTCCTGAGGCTTGAGTGTTCTTCACCGCATCATTAATATCATTAAGTTCGTCTTTCAATTTACCGGCTCTTTGAGCAGCGGCAATAAATTCTGGACTGCCTGTACCAAGCGTTGCTGCAATTCCTGCCATCTCATCTTTAGCCGCACGTAACTCCAGCTTCAATTCCTTAGTGGCGTTTTCATATTGGCCAACCTTATCTTGGTGCTGACCCATACTTGCCTTCAAGTCTTTCACGGCTTGGTCTTGTTCTTCAATAACCTTCAATAACTCCCGACCACTATCGCTGTTTCGTTCTTGGTCACTGCGGAGTTCGCGGTAGGCATTACGATTCGCCTTGAGGGCAGCTTCCAATTCATGAAGGCTGGAAGTCTGAGCCTTAACGGACTTTGCATCCTTATCACCAAGAACAGACTTTTGTCTAGTCTCTTCCTTAACTTTTTGAAGTACTTTGATTTGATCTTGGTAAGCTTGAGTGTTTCGAGCTTCGGCAGTGGCCACTTGCTTCTGGATTTTCTCTAGCTCCATTTGAGCTAATGTTAAATCTTCAATAGCTTTCTTGTGTTTCGAGGGGCTATCTCCATTAGCAGCAGCGTTGAAACTCTTCGTTACCTCCATAAGTTTGTAGGCAGAGTTGACGGCCTCCATCATGTTCTTGCTGAGGACTAACGGAGCGTCAATAGCTTCCTGGGATAGAATGTCTTGTTTTTGAATACTCATTTTCCTTTGGGCTCAGACCGTTTCTTTATAATCTTTTTGTACTCGTTGTACCTTGCAAGAGTAATGTCGTCAGGGACTGTGAAACCTAATTGTACACATAAGGTAGCCATCAACTCTTCGAAGGTAATGGCGTTTTCAGATTCCCCCTTAAAGTTAGCTACCTCAGATTGTAGCATACGAATACGCGTGGTGAGTTCGGACGAACGTCTTACTAACTCAGAAAGAGCTGCGTCATACTCCTCTGTATTGGAGTATGAAAATTTATAACCACGGGCAGTGAGATCGGAAATAATTTGTTGATCTACTTTAAAAGCAAGTATAATGATGGCAGTTCGGATTAAGGTGTACTCAGCCACTACTTTTTCGTAAGCCTTCAACGTGCGAATGTAGTGGTAAAACTGATTGTTATTTGAACTGGTACTGTTCTTCTTAATAATCTCCTCCCAAGTATTCACAAGAACCTCCTGAGGTGGATTACCACTCACCACTAACTGCTTGTATTCTTGAGTCTCCGCTATTTGCATAAAGACTTTTAATGGTATTTTAGAGTAGTCAAATATTTTCCAAGATGGCTTTGGAGACTTCCGGGAGAACAATCTGTTGCGCCACTCTTTCAGTGTTGACTTTATCCGTTCCAAAAATCTCTTCACCATACTTCGCTTTTAGTTCTGTAGTCTTCTCGTCTCTCGAATCAAATAATACCGAGAACTCATCTGCTTTCAGGTACATTGCATTGTAAAAGTCACCGGTCAATTTCAGGTCTACTGTAATTCGACCTTTCATGTTTGCGTACGCAATACTGGCATACTCTCCCAATGGTTCCCCCTCCCGATCAAAGGAGTCTTGAAGCTGCTCTCTGTTAAAGTCCAATACGGCTTGCTCATTCTGTCTTAGAGCCTGAAGCGCGACACGCTCCAGGTCTAAGGCAGCTAAATTAACAGCAGCTTGTTTTAGCTTCTCAAGCATTAAGACACATCCAGTGTGGCCGAAGTCAGTACCTCAAACGCTGTCACGGTCAGCAACGAAGCATCTCGAAGCGTCACAGTACCGTCAACGAAATTGCCCGTACGGACTACGTTGTACACCCCTGAGCCAACGGAAGTTTCCGTTACTGAGGTAGGATTCTGTGCACCTCCAGCGGCTGTGAAGGCAAGGAAATCTGCCAGCAGTAATCCACTAACAGGAGTGCCGTCACACTTCGAGCGTACCGTAGCAGTGAAAGAGCCTGCAAGAACACTGCTGAGAATGATTTCCGCGTCAGTCAATGGAATCAACTCACCAACAAAGTCGGCAGGGATCATCAACCCACGATCGTCAATCTCGTTGTGGTCTTTCAGTACAAAATACACCGGGCTCTTGGTCGCAACACTTCCATCGCTGATAATCAACTTCTCAACGTTGATAAGACTGGTACGGAAACCAGCGCCATCTCCGTTGGACAGCTCCGTCATAAAGAAGTTGTTGTTCAAATCAAAGAAAATCACACGGTCGTCAGAGCCGGAGTGGCTGAACATAGCTTTGTGCAGACACAGATTCTTGGAGATGTGTGCACGAAAACGATACTTGCCCTGACGGACACGAATGTCAGTCAGTGGAGTTTCTTCGTACACCACCTCTTCACTCACAGCCTCGCAATTCGAGAAGGTAGGCCACAAGTAAATACGGGAAGCAAGACCAGCCTTGAGCGCATTCTGAAGAAACGTCTTCAGTGCGGCAGGGTTAGCCAACGTTGCAGCCGGGATACTGAAATTGGCAGGAGTCGTGATGGCTCCAGCAAACAGACCGGGCAACTTGTTACACTTACTGGCACCAAGGTTTTGCTTAGGGTCAGTAGAACAGATTATTTCTGCCATAATTTTTTAACAGTTAGTTTCTTTTTGGTTAATTCTCAAATTCACAATTTCGATTGCATCAATTGGATCGCTAAAAACCTGACGCTGAGCCGCTTTTTTATTGTTCAATGTTTCTTCGGGTGTGCCCCAAAAGTAACGGTTGATAGACGTGTGTTCTGGGCGTTGCAAATTGCCGCTCCACATAAACAAACCCGAACGTTTGAGGGCTACAAAAAATCGTTCGTACAGCGGAAACAATGTTGGTTTGAACACCCGCGTTAATCGCTCCTCTGCGTTCAGGTTCTTTTCAGTGGCCGCAATAATGGCAAGGTTAAGGCTATATCGCAGCATGTCGCCATCACGCTCAGGTGTGGTGGGCAACCGCAAAACAATTAGCGGAAACCTTTTATTGTACCTTGCCGGGCTTTTGGCCATTGCAACTATGCGCTCGTTAACTTCGGCAACGTGACCAAACATGTAGTAAGGCGCATCCTCTGCGGCATCTCCGTTCAGCGTTCGCATTAACTGCACTACGGTTCCGATATCATCCTCGATGATTCTCATAAACCGAAGGCGTTAATGTATTCCGGGTAACAGAATTTGTCTGCCAGGTATTCGCGGAAGTCGGTGTACCCTTTACTTGTTACCAGGTCATTAAAGTCCTCATAATTTTCGTAAAGGTAACCATATAGCGAATCTTGGTTTTCGTTGGCAGATGGATATTGGTCATCGTACAACACGCCGATAAGTTCCGCGAATCGATTGTACCCCGCAACAATCATCGGAGTAGGGTTTACAATAGTGGCATTTTCTGCGGCACTTATTACCGCACCAGACCCGGTAATGCTATGCGCGTATTCACGCAAGTATTCAGCATGTAGGTACGGCACAATTGCCTCGTTAAAGCCTAACCATTGTTGTTCGAATCCGCTCCAGTTATACGTGGTGCCTTTTTTTAAGACCAGCCATCGGTCGACAGGTTGCAGCGTCCAGCCAATTAAAGTATCGGGCACGTTTTGATTATTGTTGATAGTCGATTGATAAATCGATAATCCATAAACCACGCGATCACCTATACTGTAGTGTGGATGCGGCGTTGTCGTCCATTCAGCAGGCAAGGCTTCAACGCCAGATTTTAAAGCGTTCCAAAAAATCAGCCCTAAAGTCTTTTGTAATATCTCTTTTTCTTTACGAGTAAAGAACGCAGTGAGGCCACTATCGCTATCAGGCGATTGGCGCACCGTGTAAGGAGGCGCAACAAAATCCGTTAGGGCTGTGAATAGCATCGAATTGTTTTTTTTACTGCCGCATAAAATAAGCCTGAGCCGTGAACGTGGCGTTCATGGTACCAGTTCCCGTCCAGCTCACGCGGTAAAACGGAAACGGACTACCGTTAATGCGCCAGTGATAGGCAGCAGTAGCGTCAGCAGCGGTAATCGTTGGCAGAGCGGTTTGCGTTTCAATGGTTCGCAATGCAACAAAACTTGTCCCATCCAGCGAGCCAAGTAGCGTAATAGTGCCACCAACCGTACCGGATACTTTCGTAACGTTTACCTGTACGACCGTATAGCTTGCACGTTCTTGCAGCAATCGCGGAGTAGTCAGAAACGCAGTACCGGTATTTACAACGGTTTCAAAAAGTGCCGATGTGCCGGACACCAAGTTAACCGTCTGGCCATTCGAAGGCGCAGCAATAATCGCGAACAAGGCTACCAAGCCCACGATCAGGAAATTGAATTTAGTTTTCATTTTTCTTCTTTTACTTTTTCGTTACACCATTCGATTAGTCAAGCAATGCAATAGCAGCAGGAATGTCAGTCACTTTTGCAAATGCATTCAGGTCAACGTTACGAACGAGTAACGCAGTACGCTTACGCGCCTTAATCGTCATCATATCGTTGATGAATTGGTTTGCGATGAATCCCATTTCAACCTCAATTCCACCAGCGGTAAACTGAGTGGCCCAATTAAAGTCACCCACCAGCATTTCGTTTACTCCAGGCAAGGCATGAGGAATCACGCGAACGCCATTTACATTAGCGGTTCCATCTGGTAAGAATTGCACAAATTGCGGGTTCAGGTAATGACCGTCAACGGCTTTTTTAATCAGCATCTCGTTGAAGCGAGCGTAAGAAATAATCGCGGTGCTTGCGCGGAATTTCGATTCCCGGCCAGCGTTAATTTGCTCGGCCACTTTTACGATTAGGTCAAACAAGTTCGGCTCATCCAGTTGCAAATCAGGCGCTACATACGTTGGCGCGTACGTAAGGATACCGGTAATGTTTGGAGCAATACCATTGGCATTCCACAAATCAGCATCTTCACGCAAGCCAACGTTAACTTGTAACAGTTGTTCAATTTCGCCAGCGATGTAGTCAACATCGTTAAAGGCTTCCATTGACACCGGCACTTGGTCGCCAATTTTTTGCAGCGACAAAGTGTACTCTTGCCACGGAAAGGTAGATTCCGGGAAAGCGTTATTTTCAGCAACGGACGCAGCCGCGCGGGTAGGTGCCGATTGATCCACATAACGAACAATCCCGTTTGAGTTAGGCGCAATCGGGCGTTGACGGAACAAAGATGAAAGCGTAAAACTACGATATGCCACTTGGCCAATGTCATCCAAGCGCATTGCCTGCGTGGTGTTGGTAACGGACGAGCGGAGTACCGGCGCTTTGGTAACGGGCACCTCAATTTTGAAAGACGTTTTCTCGCCCTTCGCAATGCGCCCCATCACATCTTTCTTTTCTTCGATCAATTCGGCCACAGACTTGTCTTTGTTGCCGCCTTTGCCGGTCAGTATCTTGTTGATTTCAAGCCCTTGAGCCTCTACGGCTTTCGTCAGCTTTTCAATTGCATCGGCTTTAACACCCGCTTTTTCAAGGGTTTCGGTAAGTTTTTCGGTTGTTACCAAGCCTTCCGTAGCCTTTTTGATTTCATTCTTCACGGCCTCAATTTGGCTGCCGTGTTCTTTTCCGAGCTTTTGGATTAGCTCCTGAATTTCTTTCACTTCGATTTCCATTTTTTTGATGGTTTTAGTTTATAATTGATTTGCGATACACGTCCACCAAATCATTTACGTTCAGAGTGGTTTTTACCGGCTCAGTTTTTTCAGTGGGTTTACCCGGCTGAATTTTATTGTTCAATGTTGGTGTAAGTACGTTTGATCCTAACAATACAGCAGACACTTCGATTAGTTTTGCTTCACGCACGGCAAAGAAAAATCCGGCTTCTTCTGCTTCCTCTTTGTTGCCGAGTGATGGGAACACTTCTTCCCAGGTTTCATACTCGGATTTGTAGTTGTCATCATTTGCGGCCAATTCAATCTTGGTGTAAATCATTCCTACCGAATGTTGATCTACCGCATCGTCTTTGTATTCCTCGTAAACCTTTTTGTTGAGCCTGGCTTCGATTTGGCTTTCCATAAGTAATACAACCGTATCACCGTTTTTAGGATGGCCAAGCGCCCGCCACTTCATCCCGACTTCGGCAAAGGAAAGCGGGCGGCCAACCTTTGCCGCAAGTTGAAACTTATGATCGTGCAGGTGTGGGATGCGCGTGCCGCGTTCCTGAATTGATTTTGCAAATATGCCATTTAAGTGTACGTCTCCATGACTGTCTAACCAATTGTAAGTGTTGGAAACAATAGTCCGTTTCAATATGCCTTTTTCCTCATCGTTCTCATAAAGGTATCGGCCCTTTGTAACGGATGGCTCAAACGACTTATTAGGCAGCAGCGTAATCGCATCGGCAATTTTCATTTTTTGCGTTGCCAAGCGGAAGTCTTTTTCCGCGATTAGCCGCTGATATGTGGCCTTGTCAATGCGTGTTTTCATTTGCAATAGGTGTTACTTCAACTATAAAATGATTAACAGAAAAATACACAATGCCACCATCGTTTTTGTTAACTTCAATGCAGTCTTTTAATTGGCAAACGCTTGTAGCGGTGTACGTTGCAATTGTAAAGAACATTAACGTTTTTACTTCAACTTTCATTAATGTGTTCATTTGCGCACAATTTGTTTTTTGTCAGTCATTGCCTTTTTTATGGCTTTGATCCGTTCGATTTCCTCGCGGGAAATCTTAATCTTCGGTTCCGTTTGCTTCGGCATTGCGTTTTGCTTTACGTTGTTTCCGATTTTCAATAGCGCGATTTATACGCTCAATGTATCGGTTTGGCTTCTTTACCGGCACATCAACAAACACTTCGTTGATTGATTCGTCCGGCACAAAAGGTTTTTCTTCGGTTGCTTTTTTCTTGCGTCCCATGTTATTGTTGATTTTGTTGAGATGGCTGACCTAAAATTTCCGAGGCTTGCTCTGGTGTAAATCCGTAAACCACTGTCAATATCCCAAGCGCAGATTCGCGCGTACTTGTTCCAGCCGCTACGCTCGCTTGAATGTTTAGAATACCTTGAACGCCTCCAACGCTGCCGCGTAATTGAGCCTGAGCCGCTAACGTTTCAACGTCAGACTGATTGTCATCCGCTGGCGGTGGTATTTCTTTTCCATCGCCAAAGCCAAGTTTTTGCAGTTCAAATCTGTATTCCGATTGGGTGATTTGTTTGTCTTGCAACAGCAGCGACAAATTAGTTATAGCAGTGCGCTTTGCTTCCGATTTGGTTTTCAAATCGTCTTCGAAAATTGGCAGATAAAAGTAATCCGCGATAATACGTGTCTGGCGATCTTTACCTCTCAGGTCGTAATCAATACCACCGATCCATTCGTTTGCCTCTGGCATGATGGTACGAACGTATAAACCCTTTTCAGCCTGCTTTTGGTTTTCGAATGTTGCCCCGCTGATAGACGCAAAAACATCTTTAGGAACGCCAGCAGCATCGCATATCTTAAAAAAGCCTTCGCGGGTTTCCTCAAAGATTCCTAAGTTCTGCGGGTTGTTTGTACCTGCCTGTTCCCATCGCAAATTTTGACTGGTAACAATTGTTTGCTTTTGACCCTTTAGCGTTCCATATTTTGAAAACGCCCTTTCTAAACGTTGGCGTTCTTCTTTTGGAAGTTCTATTGAACCGCTTATGTCCTTACTGTCATTTACCCACGCACCATTAGCGCCACGATGCGCTAAGATAATCCCCCTGGATTCATAAGCCATTTTGAGGTTATTGATAACTGCGCTCATGGCCATGTACTTACTCTGGCCGACTAAGATTTTATCGTCAGTAGAGTTTTTGATCTTAGTCCGATTGTCGTTGAAGTGAATGATGTTTTCGCCTTCAACTTTATCGTACTCGTTATCGGCTTTCAGTATTTTGTAGAAAACCTTTGGCGGCTCGCTGTGCAGGTAAAAAGGAAGTTCAGCATCGTACTTGCACTTAATGATGTCGTGAGGGATTGTAAACAATGCCTTCACATTGCCGTTGCCCATGCCAAAAGGCAGGAGCTTGTATATGTACTCGTTGCCGTAAACTTCGCGTAAAATTTTAGTCTGAATCAAAAATTCCTTGTCGCCCTGAAACCAATTCGGGTTTGAGATTAGGTTTATGATTCGCTGCCCTTCGGTTGTTTTCTTTTCGTTGCCATCAGCGTCAACTTCTTTCAGGCGCATGTTAGCATACGAGCGGGCTTTCAGTGCAATAGGTGCGTAAACTTCTGGTATGGTTTCGAAAGCCTCCATTACGTCGGCCTCTTTGAATGTGTCAGCGGATGAGGCGAGAACGTACCAATATTGCCCGCCTTCCCTGCGCCAGCCGAGTAGATTTGTAAACGTCCTAATTAGCTTAGGAAATGTAGCTGCCATTCATATTCGTATATGCAAATATACGTTTATTTGAGTATTCGCATAAACGAGTATACAAATATTACATTTGTGCCATAGGTTGTCATTGTTTTAGGTCGAAAGGGCCGCGTTTTAAAGCCGATTACTCAAAGCCGCAAGCCTTGCCGCGTCCCAAAGGTGATTGTTTGTCAAAGTCGATTACCTAACACTGTCATTCGGGTTGCATCCCACAAATGGTCATTACCATCAATGGGGTCATCTGTAGTTACCCAAATACCGTTTACTCGAGCCCGTGCTTTCGTGTAGCCGCTTTGCTCCTTACGCCATTCCGGGCAATCGACAATGTGAATGCGATACTTTAGCAGCGCTGAGTTGCCAAACTTGCGCGACCCTGGGTAAGTGTTAGCCGCCAAGACTCGGAAACCTTCGCGCCTACAAGCGGCAATCATGCCACGGCCCCCATCATCTCCAGAGGGATCGGCCCAAACCGTTTCGCCCTGTGAAGGCAAATTTTGTTTGAGCAATGGCATAAGCTCATTTGGGCTGGGCGTTGGTTGGTAGAACATCTTTTGCAGATAGATGTTGTTGCCCATTACCCCTACCTTAACTAAGGCAGACGGACTTGTAGTGTATCCAAAATCCAAGCCCCAGTAGATTTTCTCGATGTTGGCTGGGAAATTTTGAACCCAAACCACATTCGGGAAAATCAAACCTTCGGGTGCGCGTCTTTCACCCTCACCGTAAACCGACCAATTGTAAGCGTCAGCCGTGCCGGTTGCCTCGTTGTACTTGCACCGCTCCAGTTCGGACAGATCGGCCCGGTCAAAGCCTTTCGTATTGGCTTGTGTGTCGTATGCCTTTGCCAGGTTGACCGCGTTTACAACTTCATTAACCTGATCGCTTTTGGCCCCGAATGCCTTAGCAATGCGGGAGGCGGCAATCGGTTGGTAGCTTTCAATCTTTGACCGTTCGTTGGGCGAGATAAACGGGTTATCGTGGTACGTGGTCTTTAGATAGCCCACGTCCGACCGTGGCATGACCGAATTGAAAATGTAGTGATCCGCGTATTTTGGGTTAAAATCCGCAAACCAAAACTTACGGCAGCGCATGGTGGCCTGATCGAATACCTCTTTAGGTATGTCCAGAACTTCATTGAAGTACACGTAATCGGAGCCGGCACCCATAAATTTTGACAAATCGCCATCTGCACCTAAAAAATTTACCCGGTTGCCGAATAGCTTGAAAGTCGATATTTCCTGTTTTCGAAGAAAAGGGTTATCGACTATACCAAAGTCTGAAAGCCTCTTTGCATAGTCATCGTACAGGGTTGTCTTGAAGCTGTTGTACGTATCGCGTATTACGTTTATCGTTGCGTTTGTTTCGAATGTGGAGGTTAGCATTACCTGAAAGTCAATCGCAGCCGTGGTCTTTCCGGATCGGCTTGACCCCTCTAAAAGCAACCCGGACTTTATGCCGCGCGTCTGGCATTCGGCTTGATATTGCTCGTAGCTAATCTGCTTTTTTTGGTAAGCGCTAAATAATTCACTTCGCTCTTTGTGCCGGAGTTGTTTGGATAAAAACGAAAGATTGGGATTGATTAAAGGCATTTACTTTACTACAGTCGCAATCAGTTCCCCGTTTACGATCAAATCACGCACCACGACGCGCTTTGTTTCGAATAGCACCCCCGCATTAGTGTGCCCGCAATAATAGCAGCACCTGGAAACGTAACGGGCGCGGTGTTCATTCAATACTGTTTCGCATGCCGGGCATATCTGCACGGTGTAATACTCGCCCCAGCGCGACCCTGGCGGCATATACTGGTCGGATATCCGCTTTACTTGCGTCATCTTAGCGCGGTCGGTTTGTTGGCCGGGAAATGGAAAGAGGTCATTCCGCTTTCAATTGATCCGGGAAAAGGTCTGAGGTTGTCTTGCGGGTGTCAACAATTCCCGTAAAATCCACGGTCTGCTTTGCTTTGCCCTCGGTTCTGTCAAAAATCTGTTCAATCGCCCGTATATCCCCGTCATTTGCTTTCTTTAACAGTTTGCGAATGATGACTTCCTGAAACTGCCTGCGCTCCTTCTTGCCATCAATGACCACTTCAACATCCTCCTCCAGCATTTCCTTTAGGATGGTCGAAAGGTTACGGCTACCCTTTGGCCTGCCGTTGGGGTTGCCTGATTCGCCTTCTTTAAATTGGTTAAGATGTTCGTTAGGTATTGGCATGTGCCTGTATTTCGCCTGTTTTAACGTATTCCTGCCCGTTTCGCTTAATCTTCAAAGACGGGTCGAGTTTAAGCATCCGGTCGATGATTACTTGGCAGTATTTGGGGTCGAGTTCCATGCCGTAACATTTGCGGTTGAGTTGGTGGGCGGCTACCATTGTTGTGCCGCTGCCTAAAAACAAATCCAAAACCATATCATCTTTACGACTTGCGTGTTCAACGGCTTTTGCAGCCAATTCAACGGGCTTCATTGTTGGGTGTTCTTCTGACTTCTTGGGCCTCGGTATGTCCCACACGTTTGTCTGTGTGCGGTCACCATAAAACGTTGTGCCGTTATCAACCCACCCAAACCAAATGGGCTCGTATTTATTCTGATATTTACCCCTTCCGAGAGTAAATTGGTCTTTATTCCAATAACAGTCGAACAATGAAGTGCTTTATCGGCAGCCATAAACATTATTCTACCATCATGGCCTGGGGGGCCAGCCATATAAACACATCCCTTATTAAACAAAACAATATTTGAAATAAACCCAGTGCAGAATGTTTCAAAATCCTCCCCACTCATGTTGTCGTTCTCTATTTCTCTTTGCTTAAACTTGGGGTGTTTTATATTGCCGTAGTTGATATTGTAAGGAGGATCGGTAAAAACCATATCAGCCTTTTGCCCATTCATCAACCTACCCACCGCATCCGAATCCGTACTATCCCCACAAAGCAACCTATGCTCCCCAATCTCAAACAAATCGCCAAGTACTATATCGGTTTCAATTCCACCTTCAGGAACATCAAAGTCATCTTCCTCCGCATCAAGCTGTTGAATATCAGGAACATCAAGACCCCATTCGGTCAGTTTGTTAGCATCCCATTCATTCGCCAACACATCCCAATCCCACTCACCGCCTGACACGTTGTCTTTTATTATAAACTCCCTTTGCTGCTCCTCTGACCAATCGGCCACGATAACTGGCACTTCTTTCATTCCTGCTTCGATGCATGCTTTGAGGCGCATATTGCCACCTAGCACGATCATATCTTTGTTTACCACGATAGGCCGCTTGTTGAGCATATCGGGAAAGTCTTTGATGGACTGGACTAGCTTTTTAAACTTGTCGTCCTTTATTAGCCTTGGATTGTTCGGGTTGGGCTTAATCTTTGAAACTGAAATTGTCATGCTCCCTCCATTACGTAGTGTGTCAGCTTGCTTCCACGTGGAACGTTCCCGTTTAGCCGCAAAGATCAAGATTAACAGGATTATAAATACGGCTAAAGTCAGGTAACGTTTCATTTCTCGTTGATGTACGGCTTACCAGCAACCCTGACAACCTCGAAGTTGCGGAGGCACTCGTGTTTGCCCCGGTACTTGGTGACCGATTCGGGGTAGCCTTTGATTAGCTGATAGACGTAAACGTGGGAAATGTTGTGTTTTGCGGCAAATTTAGCGGGGGTCAATAGTTCGTTGTTTTCCATGAAATAGCTGTTTTAGCCGCAATTATAACAAATTTAACGGTATTATAAAAATATTTAAAAAAAGATTGTCAATAGTTTTGTGGTTTGGTGTAAAGTGTTTACATTTGTAAAGTAATTGAAACGGGAACATATGAAAACTTGGCCGCGCGAAACAACAATACCGGGATGGTATAACGAAGAAATTGAAATGACCGTTAGGCTGCATGAGCAGCAGCTACAAGAGGGCGGGGAAATTATACACGAAATTGAAGTGGTAAACAACCCCGAAGGACTTAACGACCGCGATCAAATTGAAAGCATTATGCGTCACTTTAGCGATTCTTTTGGCAAGATGTTTACAGACAACCCTCAAATTATAACTTTATAACTTTTAAACCAATAAAAAAATGAAAGCATTTGTCGAGGAAATTCTTCAACCAAACGGACGCGGCCATTATCTTGTATTTGGAGCCCACCGCGCTTACGACTATGACCGCAAGTTTACCCAATGTTTTGTATTTAATCCTAACCCTGAGTTTGACCAAAAAGTATGGGGTAAGGATTTAGCTTATAAACAGGCGATGGAGTACGTTAAGCGAATTGAAGAAATGACAGCAGAAAAGAAAACAATAATTTACCAAACGCCTGATTAATGAGCGCCACACAAACGAGACTTTGAAAACATCCGTGACTTTTAATATGGAAACGCCTAAAGTACCCGCTAAAATTGAAAGCAACCTGCCCACGTTGCAAGAACTGTTTGATGACAGCCTAGAAGTAGCCGCAAAATCGGAGGGCTTAAATGCCATTTTAAACACCCAACCGCCTGAGAAGTGGATTAAGGAACATCCATTTATAAAGATGGATTCCAAAGATGCCAACGGTAATCCTATTAAAATACCTTACAGATACTTGCCAATTGACCGAGTTGAGTTCCTTCTAAGGAAGATATTTAAGCGGTTTTGGGTAGAGATTACAGGCCAGGGAACTGCTTTCAACGGGGTTTGGGTTACTGTTAGGATTCATTATTTTAATCCAGCCACTAATGAAATGGCTTGTTCTGATGGGATAGGGTCAGTTCAATTACAGACCGCAAAGGGAACAAGTCCTGCTGATTTGGTTAATATCAATAATGGAGCTTTGGCAATGGCTTTCCCTGCCGCTAAGACATACGCCATAAAGGATGCGGCTGAGCTGATAGGTAATATATTTGGAGCCAACATAAGCCGCAAAGATACCCTTGCCTTTGTGCCTGATGAAACCATACTAGCAAAAGTTAAATCCAATAAAGAAAAGCTCAATGGAAATTAAAAGATTCATATTCGAGAATAAAAACGACTGGATGGAGGTTCGTAAGGACTTGTTCACCGGATCGAGGATTAGCGAAATAATGCCAAACGGTAAGCGATTGATGACAGAGGAGGAACTAATCGCCTACAAAAAAGAGAACCCTAAAAGCAAAGCAAAATATATTGAGGATGAAACCGCTTTAGGGGATGGGGCTATTTCTTACATTTTGGAAATCATTCAGAGATTAGAGGGAGCGCCTAAAGATGAATATTACTCTAACTCTATGGAGTGGGGTAACGATCAGGAGCCTAACGCTGTACTTCGTTACTGTCAGGATTACGGGTTTGATCTTTACGCTGATGATGTAATTTATACAAGCGTGGGAGGTACTGTATTCTTTACAGGTGATGACTTGCTAGGGTGTACTCCTGATGTAATTCTTCCCACTAAAATAGTACAAGTTAAATGCCCTGATTCAAGCACTCACCTACGGTATAAACTGTTTTTGAATGAGGATAATTTCCAAGAATCGGAAAGCAAATACTTCTATCAGATGCAATTGGAAATGATGCTCACCGAAAGAAAGCAGGGTGATTTCTTTTCCTTTGACCCAAGATTCAAAAGAGAAAAAATGCAGACCCATAAAGTAGAGGTAGCCGCTGATATTGATGTGCAAAATGCTATCTTTAGAAAGGCTAAACTTTGTAAGGCTAAGATAAACGAATTTATAAACGAATTAAAATAATGGCATACGAACAAAAACCCAATAGCGGAACGCTATTTAAGAACGAAAGAAAAACCGCCAGCAACCACCCGGACTATACGGGTAAATGGATGGATATAACCGGTAAGGTCTGGAATCTTGCCGGATGGGTGAAGCAGGGGAAGAAAGGCAATTTTTTAAGTCTATCGGCCAGCGAGATCAGGACTAACTCGGCTGATGGTGCGCCAAGTACTCCCCCTTCACAAACTATTGAAACAAGATACGAAGATGACTTACCATTTTAAACCATGAGCGCAACAACACAAACCCCGGAACCCATGCGAAAACTTGTAATATGGTTTTTGCTGCTGATCGTGGCAATAATGGCCATGCACTTCTTTACTTGCTGTCAGTCGGTTTACCCCGCTGAAAACAAGGTATTGAAACAAGATACGAAGAGGTATAACGAAAAGGTTGGGCGGTAATGCAACTTGATTTTTTCGAACCCAAACAGCGGCCATCGTTCCACAACTCCGTGCCCATACACGGCAAGGAATTGATACAGGCCGAACGTAACGCGAAGGCGCAAGAGGCGCGGGTGTTAACAATATTTCAGGAAACAGGGCGCGATTACAACGCCTGGGAAATGTACCAAACATATCAGGAACGGTTTGGACTGGCTTTGAAGGATTCGATTAAACGGGCGCTTACCAACCTGACAACCGAGGGCAAGCTGGAACGGACTAACGTAATGCGGCCCGGACAATGGGGCGCGGGAAATTCGGTTTACAGGCTATGCAAGTAACAGACTACCCTAAACACTTCGACACCGAAGTTAAGGCACAAGGCGAGGCCGAGCGGTTGTCGGCTGAATATGACAGCCTTGTTTACGTCATCGCCTCCACGTTTGGCGGCTATTGGGTGGACGTGGTGTATGACATCTACTCGGATGAAACGTTAATAGCGACTTGGTATAACGGGCAACTGCAATAGTATGCCACGGAAATACACAAAGGCAAGGCGGGAAGCTCGTAAACGCAACAAAGCGATTTATGACCGCCTGTACTATCAGAGAAACAAGGTTAAATTTAAAACCAAAAAAGAATGCCTAAAGCGAAATCAAGTAGCGGAGACTGGAGCCGGACTCACCCCTACCTAAGAGGGATACCCGAAAACGAACGGAGTACCGCCACAATCAAACGGACGCGAAAAAAAGGAATTGATCGCAATGTGATGGTAAGCGTTAACGACATGGTTATCTGGCATTGCAAGGACGGTAAAGTATTGATTAATGTTGCAACAGCCTGAACACTTTGCCACAATGGACAAGATGGCCCCCATGCTTACCCGCCTGCTGGCATTACTTGAAGTGCGCGAAGGCGTGGAATACAAGGAGGACGGTATCGTTTTCCATTACAACGCATGCGAAGTGACTGTAAAAATTAAAGAACCTAAAAAATGAAACTATCCACATACCTAACACTTGAAGAGGCTACCCGTAGCCAGACGGCCAAACGTAACGGACTGAGCAACGAGGTAACAAACCCGGAGCATCTTGAAAATCTCAAATGGCTGGCCAAAACCGTCTACGACCCACTCAAATTTGAGTTCCCCGAAATGTTAATCCAAATTATTTACCGAACGCCAGCCGTAAACAAAGCCGTGGGCGGTGCGTTGCGCAGTCAGCATTTGGTTGGTGAGGCTGCCGACCTTGACAGCCCTGACAACAAACTCAACGCGGCCATTTTCCGGCACATCGTCAAAAACCTGCCGTTCGATCAGGTCATTTGGGAGTTTGGCAACGAGGCAAACCCCGACTGGGTACACGTAAGCTGCAAGCGCGGCAATATCGGCAACCGCAAAAAAATCACCCGCGCCATTCGCGAGGGTGGTAAAACCAGGTACATACCGTTTAACCTGCCTCTATGAAATACAACCTTTTTGACGGACACCGGCCAAAGCAGGAGCCAAGGTACTGCAAGCAATACGAGGCAGAAACGCTTAAAATGTTGAAACTGACCGGAATGCTATTAGTCGTGTTTATAGCCACTTTAGTAGCTGTCATGAGTATTCTTGCCAACCGGGAGGCGATAGACGCTATAAAGCCACAGTATCAAGCCTACGGGGTGTTTATTGTTTGCCTTGTTGGCGGCTGCTGGTGGGTGGTTAAATTTTTAAAGTCTCAAAATGAGCAAATGTAAAACTTGTAAACACTGGAAAAATCAACAGGCAGAGTTAGGCTACTCTAAGTTTGACGGCATTTGCACAGCTAAGAATTGGCAATATAAATTTGACAATAATAGCGCGGCAAAGGTATTAGATCGTCAAAATAGAAGTCAGGCGCATACGGGAACGCATGTATTTGAATTTCAGCATGACATTGCTCCACTAATAGCCGTACCTGAAAAAAGCCGGTATTGCTTAGTAACTCAGGATGAGTTTGGGTGTATTCACCATGCACAAAATTGAAAAAAACTTTGGTGGAAAGTAAAAATACTTTAAGTTTGTACTTTCAATCCGGGGGCAGCCGGAAACAGTGACTTAATTACCCTTGTTGGGGGATGGCCTGCCCGCCTGAACCCGACAAGGGATTTTTTTTTAATGGCTAAGGATAAGAAATCGGTTTTGCTGTATTGCGATTTAATAACCACGGTTGAGGAGTTGGATGACGTGGACGCTGGTTTATTGTTTAAGCATTACCTAAGGTACATAAACGATCAAAACCCCGAAGCGCCTTCAAAACTAATAAAGATTGTATTTGAGCCAATAAAGCAATCATTGAAGCGAGACCTTAAAAAATGGCAGGAAAAGGCGGAAAATAGAAGTATTGCTGGTAAGGCTGGTGCTGAGGCAAGATGGCAAAAGATGGCAAAAGATGGCAAACGCATAGATGAGATGGCAAAAATGCCTGTTAGTGTTAATGTAAAAGATAGTGTAACAGTAAATGATAGAGAGATAGAAGTATTTGGCACACTCCCTCAAAAGTTTTTTACAGTTAAATCCAAATACCTACACGAAAAGCCATGCCGGGTACACCAAGACGGATTTAGACAATACTGCGAAAAGCACCTTCTTGGTACTTGGTTCAAACGCGACTACATGGCCGAACTGTTTTGGAAGGAAAATGAAGGGAAGATGTTCAACGAGCATACACACGTAAACAACGTCATGCTTAAAATCAATAACTCAAATGGATAACGTAACGCTTCAAAAGCTGGTTGGCCGACCTAACTTTCTAAAAGACCATAACTTCAAATACTTGGAGTTTAGCGTAACGATTACCGAAAGGTTGGCAATCCTACGTGAGATAGCCGAAAGCCTGCCACAGGGCAAAAGAAAGACGCAGATGACCGAAATCATAACTTTCCTACATACGGCATTTGAGGACGTGGTTAAAGACTACAACGCGCTCCAGGAGGGTAGCGTGGCCCGTAACCATATCGAGGACATGGCGGCCAGTCTGATTTTTAAGGAACGCGAGATAAGCCACCTGACGCAATTAAACAAAAGTTTAACCCAACGCTTAAAAGATGTTAAGTCCTGAGGATGCTTTAAAGCGTATTGCTGCCCGGTATGACATGGAAAATCATTACTTCGCACAGCCGGAGGAATGGATATATGAGATTAAAACTGGCGTTAAGTTTGAGGTTCACAAGTACGGCCACAAACTGATAGACCACCACATGCCCTACAAGCAGGGCCAGTTGACGGTATTTGTCGGCAATACCAACGTGGGCAAAACCTACACTGTTCTTTACCTGCTTTCTAAAATGCTTAACCGCAAAAAGCTAATTGTATATTCGGCTGAGAACCGTATCAGTACGCTTGCCAGGTATTTAATCCAGTTTTGTTTTAACACCAACAACCATGCAACGATACTGGATAAAACCAAATGGCTTTCCGACAGGGTTGAATTTATCCGGCATGAGAAACGATTCACACACATAGAAATTTTAACCCAGTTTGTAAAGGGCCAGCACCGTGGATTTGATGCTGACATGATGTTCATTGACCCTTACAACGCGCTTTCAATATCGGGCGGCCACGAAGGGCATTATGATGCGATTGAGGATTTACGGATATTCACCCAGCAAACCGGCAAAAGCATTTTTTTAAACTGCCACACGGTTACCGAAACACAACGGCAAAAGCTGGATAAGTCCGGGGCTACCGCGGTTCCCATGATGAGCGATGTGGAGGGCGGTGGTAAGTTTCCAAACAAGGCCGATGACGTTATAGTAGTTCACCGCAACCTTTACCACATGGACGAGGAAGAACGGTTTACAACGCTTTTATACGTTGGTAAGGTTAGAAACAAAGAGGGAGGCGGTCAGCCCACAAGGTTTGACGAACCTATAAGGATGAGGTTTAAACGCGACTGGACGGGGTTTGAAACGGATGAGGACAAGATTAATCAGGCGTATGACGACACAAACGGATGGGCAACATTGAAAGCACCGTTTTAGCGGGGCAATTTTGAAACATTAATTATCAAACAATGTGAAAACTAAAGAAGAAATTTTGGAGGGACACTTTGGAAGTGACTATTGGATGAATACCAGTTTGCAATACATTTTACGTGCTATGGATGAAGATGCGTCCGTTGACTCAAGGAACAACATTGCTTATTTGATATGAAAAAATATACTAAAGAACAGATTTTAATAGCAGCAGAAATCGGAGAAGTTTCAATAATTGATGCAAGGCACGTAGTTTCATTACTTGACGAAGCTGTCATTTTGGAACGAAAACGAAAATTGCGTTTTGAATTAAAAAAGAAGGGTCGGCCTTTATTGCTCGATTTATTTTGTTGCTCTGGTGGTGCTGGTATGGGATATTATCAAGCGGGGTTTGATGTAACAGGAATTGATATTGAACCGCAACCAAAATATCCTTTTAAGTTCATTTTGAGCGATGCAATTATTTACCTAAAAGAACACGGCAAGGAATACGATTTCATTCACGCCTCACCACCATGTCAAGGGTATAGCCACCTAACACCAAAGGAACACAAAGGCAATTATGAAAAGTTGATAGATGTATTGCGTGAATTACTAAATGAAATAGGAAAGCCGTATTGCATTGAGAATGTAGCGGGGGCAAAAAATGAACTTAAAAATCCTACCATGCTTTGCGGTTCAATGTTCAATTTGCGTACTCAGCGCCACAGGTTCTTTGAAACTTCATTTCCTTTGGTTGCACCTTGTAAATGTGATCATAGCGAACTACCACTATTAGTAACGACAGCAAGTAAAGCAAGTAGAGAAAAGCGTTTCAAACTTGGTATGCAACCAAAGACAGTAAAGAACGCCCCTCTCGCTTATGGAATTGACTGGATGGACTTTAAGGGATTGAAAGAAGCAATTCCTCCCGCTTACACAAAATTTATTGGTGAAACTTTTTTGTGCGGTGGGTTTTTTAATTCAAATGCCAATTTTGCATAACGTAGGAGGGGTTTAAAATCGTAGGGCAACTAACACGATAAAACTAACTATGAAATACATAAAGAATTTTTTAAAAAATGCGAAGGGTCGGGTTTTAGAACCAATACCCAAACGATATAATCAGTTGGTAAATAAATGGGAAACGAGTTGGATTTTATTGAAGACTTTACAAATATCAAAGTATGAAATTGCTAGAGGGTATCCAGAAACAAAATATATTGTTGACAAAACCTACAGTATTAGCTTATGTAAAAGAGGTTGATTCGCTCGACCAATTTCAAAAAACTAAGATTTTTTTAGACCGTCATATTACAGATTTGTTTCTGACGTTGACTGGTTCAAAATACCCAACACAAACATTTGAAGAGTTTATTTCACCAGATAATGTTGAGATAAGAGACATGGGGGAAGATTGGTCTAAGTTTCAATTTGCTCAACGATACGACCATGTATATTTTGGAATTTATGATTGGTACTGGAAATTCAAACACCGAATTAACTTATGAAACTCTTGTGCGGTGGGGCATTTTTTAAAAAAATTCTTTTCCACGAAAATAACTATGAAAAGCGCACTACCCGTTGCCCTATGTTTTAAACCCCTTGTTGGCCTGTGCGCTGGCCTAGCGCGGGCCGCTTAACGGTGTTTTAGAATCCCGTTTTTTGGCCTGTTTTCGGGGTTTTAAAAATATTTTCAAAAATATCTTGATTAAATGTAACAAGTAATCAAAATAGTCGTATATTTACGTAACAATTAAACGAAACGACAATGACAACCGCACAAAAATTACAAATCGAAACAGCAAAATTTGTAGGACAAAACATCCTTAAAGTAACTGGTAATGACATTGCTAAATTCTATACAATGGAATTTACCTCTAATCTGTATGCTCAAAAGGTTGCTGCTATTTTTAGCAAGTTAAATGCCTTAGTTAATGTTGAAGGATCAAAACTTACTATGATATGGACGAAATAAAATTTTCTAACGGTGGTAGGCAATTTATAGCCTACCACAAAGGAGATCAAAAATATGACGTTTATTCTGGCGGATTATTAAAAGGGCTTGGCGTTGACTTTCTTCTTATAGTTATGCTTTATGAATATTGTAAAGGGCATAAAACGCCATGACAACTACACAAAATCAAATCTCAAGAATAGCTCAGGATTGGTCAAAAATTGCTAAGGAGCCAGTAAAAGTTGAAAACGTATCCGGTACTATCTATGGTTTTTGCTCTGAGATTGCAGCTCTAAGACTAGCTAATAAATACAGAAATTCAGGTGACAGCGCAAAGGCTGATTTCTCAAAGAATCTTAACACTTGGTTTTTCAGAATTGAACTTGCAAACTAAACTATTTCAGGAACTGGCTAAGCCCCGGTTCCATTACCACCATTACAGAATATCGAATCATAAAATTTGGTATGGATATTCTTGTAATGAAAAGCCAATTGTTGGAGGCATTAGATTTTTGTGTGAAACTGTTGAAGAAACTTTAAGTCTGATAAAATCATTCAATGGTGATGGTTGGGTAATAACTACTTTCTTAATTGATTATGAAGGAGATGACGGAATAATAATAGACTCAAGGTTTAAACAGTATTCACTATGAAAAATAAAACCCACGGAGGTAAACGTAAGGGCGCAGGCCGTCCAAAGCTGCCGCCTGAATTGAAGAAAGAGGAAACAGTTACTATGCGAATACCGAAAACGAAAGTACCGGCTGTACTCAAGGCTATTGGCAAATTAACCTGATTTCAAAGGTCAAAAAATAAATTAAAAATAATCTTGAAAAGTGTTGCAAGATTCAAGTAGGCGCTGTATATTTACATCGTAATTAAACGCTAAAGCAAATGACAACTACAACAAACACCTACGCAACAATCATCTTCAATGGTTCAAAAACTTACATGGTAGTTGATTCAGCTAACCAGTGCCACTTTGCAACCCCATCAGAAAGAAAAGCTAAAAACTTCTTAGCTAAACTTTTAAAGGCTGCTGGCGCATGCTAGTAGGTGATAAAGTAAAGTATAACCACTTGAATGAAGTGGTTATACTAAAAATTGAAGGAAACTACGCCCTTATTCAATTTGATTCAGGAACTAAGATTTGCACTAATCTTCACGGCTTAAAAAAATCCCCCAAGTGTGCATCGTTGAGAGGCAAGGAGGATGTATTAAAAATGACCC